AGCAGTGTCATACAGTCTTCAATAAAGCACTCTTGGAAAGTGCCACCCATAGCATCTCCCTTTATCCACAGTTTTTCATACTGACCACCAACTATCTGAGTTCCCGGAGTAATCATGATGCGGTCATAATTGAGGTTTGATCCGAGAAAATGACCCCCATTCTGAATTTCTGTTCCTAAACTAGTATACATCCCCAGAATACGAAAGGTATTAAAGCCACGTAAGGAAGCTATTAATTGGGCGTCTAATAAACTGTTAACTGGCTGCATGGCTGTACCCTTAGGATACAGGGTTCCAATTGATCCATTGGCTTGATTTAGCCACACTGCATTCTGGAAGCTAGAAAACTCAATTTCAGAGCTCTGCACAAGACCAGCAGAGTTAGCAGAGCGCACAGACACTTGGTTGACGTTTACTCGATCGCCTACATTGGAGTTGCCTCCAACAATGTTCACTGCGTAATTACCATCTTCAAAAGTTATCGTGTAATCGTTTATTAACTCTACTACGCGAGCAAGAGAGACTCCTCCTACTGCAATAGGAGCAACGTGGTTATGAGTCGCTGGGAATAGCATTCCAGTTTCATCGTCTTCAAGACTTTTGAGAGTTAACCGTAAAAAATCCAAATCTATCTCACGAATTTCAGTGGGAACAGATTGAATCAACGTAAGGTCTGATTTTGGAATAAAAATCTCTCGGGCATCCCAGTTAATAGTAATAGCCATAGCTTATTCCTTTACAGTCGGACCTCTACCGCCCTGTTTAGCGCGCATGATATTGAGTATTTGCTGAACTTCATTTAACTGATTGTTAAGTGTACTAATAGTTGACTGCAACCCATTAATTTGGATTTGCTGGTCAGCAATTTTCTTATTCATACTTTCTAAAGTAAGACGTACGGTTTCAGCATTTCTCTTATTAATGTCGCTCATGATTATTCGTCTCTGATTAGAAGCACTGTAGCACTAAAACCACTCGTATTGCTCACCGTACCCGTCACAGTGCCTGTTCTATAAAGCGTACCAGTGGTAGCCCGACGAATTCGCCCAGTAACTGGCTGTGATGCACTCCAGCTTCGAACTTCAGATAGGACGCCGCTGGCGTCTGTTACACCTTCTAACACAACTCCAGTTGATTTGATCGTACCAGTGGCAGGAGTTACAGTTGCTCCAATTGCGGGATATGTATATGAGTTGGCATTAACCACGGTTACAGCCTTAACTCCATTGTACTCGATTTCGTTTGCACCCTTAATAAGCATCTTTTGGCCAGTGCTAACATTATGAGAGTTATGAGTCACAGTTGCTAGTGTAATGGGGCCTAAATCTGTGCCCCATGGGCCGGTCGAGGCATCAGTGAGTGCAGAACCGTTAATAGCAGTTGCACGAGCCGCACTACCAGCTAATGCCCAAGCACCTAGTAAGTTCGTTGAAGATACTGGAGTGCGTGATAGTGATTCAGCCAACAACTCTGTCGTGGTTAACACACGATTCCAGATTCGCACATGTGCCATGCGACCTCGGACAGCAGTACCAAACACATCCCAACCTGAGATATTCAATTGCGTGGGTGTCCAAGGGCCTGTAACTGTTGTCTTAGTTCCGGACGAGAAAGAGGCTTCATTGGCAGCGCGGGAGAATAGTGTAGTGGTGCCACCAGACACTGTATGCGCAAGGTAATACCATGTTCCTAGCGCCAAAGTTCTAACGACCGTTCCGCCCAAGTTGTCAATAATTGACATTTGTAGGTTCTCATTAATCGAAATGGTGTGAGCATAATCGCCACCAGATCCACGTGTGAGAGCAAGAGGAACAGAAGTGAATGACGCTAGTGGTGCTGAATCAAGTCGTACCCAACAGCTCATTGTGTAATTGGTGTCAGAAGAAGGAACGTTGCTGCCAATAAGACGATCAGCATACGCATCAAATACCACTGCATTTTCAGTTGAACCTGCAACTGTCACAGTTACGTTATAGGGAAGCGGACCCGTATTATCTGCGGCCAATAAGAGTGCACGTGCACTCTGTATTGCGGCATTGCTAATTTGATCTCTAACAGTTAGTGATGTCGTAACAGGGTTTACTATTAGCGACGTTGAGGCGCCAGCGCCGTTGCGCACTGACGGTGTAGTACCACCGACAATATTAAGCGTTACTGCACCACCTGAGTTATTATAGATTGCCTCGTTGCCCGTCGAACCGTCAGTTCCAGCAAATCCAGTGAACGTATCATTTGTAAGCGTATAGGTACCTGGCGTTGTAATGATGAGTCCGTGCCCCGTGCCCGCCGATGTGAAGGTTGCAGCCGAAATGAGTGTTGGGTTGTCAGAGGTTACCGGCGAAGAAGAGAATGAACATGATGTGAGTGTAGCTGCATTCTGCGTAAACGAAGGACAGCTTACAAACGTCGTACGGTTGAGTGTTACAGTTGAACGCAACGTTACTGTCGCGCGCACAACTGTTGAACCTGCAAAATTAAGCGTAGCAGAACCAGAATGGCTAGCGTTAAAGCGCCAATAATACGGTGAGTCTGATGTAAATACGCAGTTGGTAAAGCGAAGCGAATCGCCAGCAAGACCGTAAAACTCAAATCCCAGGTGATTATTATCCACATGAAAATCTAAGTAGTCGATTTCATCTGCCTTCCTGGGGTACTGAAAAGTCTGTAGATCAAAGGAAACATGGGTTGAATCTTCGCCGCCGAAACGCAGACGTGTCCAGCATGTTACAGCTGCACCAGCGCGAACAAGCACAGGAATGTCACCTGATCCGCGGTTCACGGCATTTACAAAGCGATCAAAGTCAATCGGGTTAGCAGAAGTCCCACCAAGAGTTACGGTCTCATTGAGCATTACAAGTTGGCTCCATTCGATGGAACACGCACCGTAATATCCCGAAGACCCAAAAGCCACACGAGGAACTGAAGTTAGTGTAACAGTACCAGCATTCGCGAAACGCGTATCAGAAGTCTGTGCAACCTGAATGGCAAAGTTTTGGCGGTTCGATGGATCTGTTGTTGCACTGAATTGTGCTCCTACAACCCAAGCTGAATATGTAGTATTAGGAGTCGCACCTGCTAGGTCAACGTAAACGCCGCCACGTACAGCAGATCCCATGTCAATGTAGTCTCGAGGTACTTGAGGACGCCAAGTACCAAACAATACGCCTGAACCCGTTGTTAGGTTGTATGCGGCAGTTGGTGTAAATTCAGTATGAGCAAGGTTAGTAGTAGATGACGATCCCGCAGATCGAGCCGCAGCGTGAAATGGGTTATATCCAGAGTCTGCAGCTGCAGCAACCGCAACTCCCGTAACTGTCTTACCGCCAAGACTTGTATGTGTAATGCTCGCGGCAGCCACCCATGTACCGGCATCACCGGCTGTAGCTCCAACCATTGGCATTAAGAGAGTTGCAGGCACAGTAGAACGAGACACATATGTCTCGCGTAAGTTTGAAGTACCATCGTCTCGCAAAGCAATAATTACAGCGCGTGTATCGTCTGCTGCAGCGGCCCAGTGACTCGGACCCGCGATAGCACCTGCTGTACCTTGAAGAGTATATGAGACACAGAGACTATTCGCCCCCGTGTCACCAGCGAAAGCATTAACCCATCCAGCTTGCGCAAATGGACCGATACCAGAGTCTGTAATCAGTCCACTCATTACCAAACAACCATTGTGCGTAGGAGTGCAGCTCGCAGAAGCAAATGGAAGCGTAGTGTCGTCTGCGACTGTGTTACCAGATGCACTAATGCCGTCTGTTGCCGTTGTACCGAACACACCTTGCACCGCAACAACAAGTGCGCAACAAGGAGCTGAGGTGAGTGCAAAAGTCACAGTTTCCGAGGAACTCGCTGCTCTCTTTGTGTATACACCACCACCTGCACCAGCACTAATAACAGTCTGAACTGCACTCCATGATGCCGGTGTTGTAAAAGCAGCAGCAAGATCCTTGGCCACAAATGCAACAAGTAGGTCTCCCGACTGATGTGTTGGCATCTCACACACCATGCTCGCTGTGGCCACAGAATTGATAGTAACAGCTGAATCTCGAATACGAGCCATTGAGTTCCCTCCCCTACTGCTTACGCGTCTGATGTACGAATCGCTGTAGCGGAGCCGCCGGCCGAACCTAGTGTACCTGTTGTTTCAAACGTCTTGATAGGCGACGCTGCGCCGTCGCGAACACGCACGAACAGCGAACGATCTGAAGAGTAAACAACAGTGAATGACTCAGAAGTCGCTGTCGCAAGCTTGTCAATGTAACTAATAAATACATCAGTGCCCACTGTCGCGTTATCGGTGCTAAAATCAGTTGATGCGATAGTAAAGGTCGAGCCTGTAAACGACGAGTACGCGATACGCTTATAAATGCCGCTGTCACATTTTACGCGTATCGTGCCTGAAGACGGAGTATCTGACGGGATGGCCGACTGAACTACCAATGAAGTTACTGCTGCGCCTGTAAGTGTAGCGTTAAGTAGGAGCTGGTTTGTGAGTAAGTTGCCGCCCGAACCGGGACCAACAAGTACGCGATCTTCGCCAACAACAAGTCCTTGTACTGTAAACGTAACATTGTTAGGCGGAACGCGCTGTGTGTTTGTAAGATCAAAGAGCTTGTCAGCTGCAGTGAGATCTGTGTACTCTACTCCGACACCGTAGCCGCCGATGATTGCTGAGCCCGTGGAAGCACCAATAAACGGATATGATAGCGAACGCTCAACCGGAGCACCAGTAGTGGTTCCTGTGGCAGCTGAAGTGACGCCAGTAATCAACTGACCTGCAGTAGGCGCAACTCCCGCTAGAACCTGAATCCACATCTTTGTCGATGCAGCGGCAGAATCAACAGCAATCAAGATGCCTGATCCACCACCAGGCCAAGTAATACGCTCAACGGCTGAGAACGTACCGGAACGCGGAGTTGTCATATTGAGCTCGTGAGTTACTCCACGGAAGAGTTCACCAGGAACCGTGTAGAGCTTGTTTGAAGTCTGGATGCTGAAGTTAAGATCATCAGTTGCAGTGGCTGCCCAAGAACCAGTATATTGTGATCGGTTGCCGGCATGCGTTCCTGAGGAAGCAAGTCCGCGTACGTTAAGATAGTTTGTACCGTTGCCGCCCGAATATTCAACAGCGAGTACGTAGTTTGTGCTGGCTACCATTTCAAATGGAGTCGAAAAGTAAAACTCTACGGGCGCATAGGAAGTTGTGATGCTAGAAAGATCTACTGCATCTGAAGTGGCAAGAGCAGAACCCGTGCCGACTGAGCTAGTTCCAAAAGTACCCGAGTGTGCATACAGCGTAGCAGTCACTGTACCTGTGGGAGCAAGAACCTTTTGAAGCTGAAAGTATGCACGGACAAGATACTGAGGATTGCTCCCGTTAGCGAATGACTGGCCCTGGCGCGTAATGGTGCCGTTGCCGAGCTGGAAGTTAGAACCTACGTCAGCACAGCTCGTCTCGACAGTGCCACGGCGAGAGAGGTACTTGGCACGCTCATAAAGCTGGTTAATACTATAAATAGCGCGATTCCACTCTGAGTAATATGCTTCGTTAACAGTATCGTTGTTAACGTCGATCAAGCGATATCCTTCTGTATTAGAGATAGTCGTCCAGCTCTTAATAACCGACTCAGTGGTAGCATTGTTAAGGTCATCCGAGAACTGCAAGGCAAGCACGTTGTTACCACGTGACGTGCCGTTAATGCGGAATTCTGAGAACGTCTTACCAACTTCACGAGTTTGGCCGATAATTCGGCGGCCATCTATGTCCGAGCCACCCGTACGAACCTTAATCATGAAGCGATGGCTAATACCTTGAGCAACGTCAGCATTATAACTTGTAGTCCAAAAATTAGGAGAGAGTATCTTGGCGTTCTGCAGGATCTGCAGGTATGTGTTTGCAGGAGCAAAGCAAACGATACCGTCATAGATAGTATTTCCGCCATCCTGAACAATAGAACCATCAAAGAGGAACCGAGCTGCGTAGTCATCAATGTTATATGGGCTATTTAGAGTAATAAGGTTGTCTGTAGCGCGTTCAGAAGCTGTAGCATCAGTGATATCGAGGATATCGTTGCCAGCAGCCTGCGCGTCGTCCATCAAGTCTCCCAGCCAACGATGGAAGGCGATAACTGTATATGTGGCACCTGAACCTACGTATCTAATGTTACCGTTTGCTGCAACGCTAAAATCATCTGCAATGGCCATATTACTCTCCGAGACGAAAAACTAGAACAAAAAACTAGAATAATAATAAGATTATAACAACCCTACAAGTTAAATTACACGTCCTCTATTGTTACCGCTAGAGTAATTAAGTCGCCTTGGCCATTATACGTAAACTGTTCAACACGTTTCTTATTTCCGATAGTGGTTTCAATTGTCTCAACATCACCACTAGGCGTATAAGTAAACGATGTGGTCTTAGCAACAAACTCTGAACGAACTACATCCACCTTCAGCGCCTTTGCAGTATCTACGGTAGAAATACCGACAGCATCAACTCCACCAGATATCTTAACTGGCCAAGCATTATCTGCAGTATTGGGCTCACCTTGGCTAACAGCGCCGATTGTAATATCACCGAGATTAACTACTGCACTCGTAGGAAGCGGGTTATCTTCAGTAATTTTATTGCCAAACTGGTCAACTAAAATAGTCCGATTGGCTACTGTGGGCTCTTCTTCATACGTGGAGCGTGTAATCTCATCTCCAGCGATGGTGGGGCGCTTCTGCTCATTAGCAAAAACATTGGCACCATCAACCGTTAAGTAAGAAGATATATCTGTCGTGGCAAAAATATTGCCTGTACGAGGCCCGACTACAATCTGCGTAGAAGAAAGGACGTTCTTTACTTCAAGTTCTAAGTTAGGCTGTGTATTAGAAGCAACTATAACAACTTGCTTAACCTTAAATAAGGATGAGTCGGAGATAACAGCTACGCCATTAGTGGCACCATTGGCCGCAAAAAGTTGTGGAGGTACTGCTGAAAAACGCTTCTCTAACATAAAATCAGCTCCTTACGGCCCCAACGCCTGTGACCATTCACAGGCTCTTATGACTTAAAAACCTTCGTTACCGCGACCACTATCATTTATCTTTATATTATCCCAATACTGCCGTTCTTCTTCTTCACTCTTAAATCTCTGACTAATTGGCTTAGACGCTTCAACTAGCCAATTATTAATGCCATTGCCCCATTGAGCCTCAGCCTTGTTCATCTCTTCTTGAGTTGAAAAACCATTCTGCTGAGCCCACATATTCTGAGCAGCCATGGCCATCTCTTCGCTAGTCGGCTGGCGCGGAGGTGGGCGGCCGCCAAGAATACCAGTCTTCTGTAACTGGTTGGCAAGTCTCTGTGCATGCTGCTGTTCAGCTAATTCTTTAGCTTTAACTAGAACTTGCTCACGTGTAAGCCTAGGAGTAGGCTTGCTGAAGGCCCTGGCAGTTTCCTGCATAGCCTTTTCAATCGGTGAAAGGCCTTTCTCTTCCTCTGCCAAGGCCTTCTTGAGCACCTTGAAGCGATAAATTAAGTCGCCTAGCTCCCTGTTGATTTCATCCTTAGTCATTTTCTTCCTCACTCTTCTTTAGCGGCTTCTTCTCGGGTGGTTTCTTAGCTTCAGCTAAACGCTGCTCGTGGCGAATACTTGAAATCTCACCCTTCTGCTTCGCCTGCTCCTTAATCTGCTGCTCCATCAACTTAAGTTTAAGTTCTTGCTCACGCTTCTTAAATTCAAGTTCTAGTTTCATCTCTTCTTGACGCAACTTAAGATCCAAACGCTTTTTCTCTATTTCAAGTTGCTTCATTTGCTTATTAACTTCAGCATCATCCTCAGAGCCATCCGGAGCAAGAGCTTCTTTGCGGGCTCTTTCGTACTCTACATCTAGCATACGCTTCTTATGCTCCACTTCCAATGAAGCCGGATCTGGCTGCTGCTGGGCACGCTGATACTCCACGTCTGACATTCTCTGTTTATGCGCAGCATCCTGGTCAATTAGAGCATGCTTTTTCTGAGCGGCCTCAAACTCTAGATCCTGCATGCGCTTCTTGTGCTCGCGCTCTAATGCCAAGCTTTCTGCATTGTGGGAGTGCTGCAAATCAGCATCCTTAGTTGCACTCTGAACATCTATATGCGACATGGCTCGCGTGGCTTCGGCCTTAGCCGCCTGCGTCTCGTCGATCTCAGGTGCTAAGTGTCCATGAACAATGTACGCGATTTCCTGATCTGAGTAGCCTTCCTCTTTCAATGAATCAACAAGCTCTTGAGGATCAACGTTGGGATCTCCATTACCATCTTCCGGCATTTCTTCTTGCGGCTGTACATCTTGTCCTTCATCTTCGGGAGCAGCTGACACTGCTTCGGAGTCGGCTTCATCACCATCAGGCAGCATTTGCTGATCATCCCCTTCCTCCGGAGGCATTTCGGGCGCGTCACCCTCGTTCTCCTGTCCTTCGAAAGGAGGTTCCTGTGTTTGCTCTTCTTGCTCTGGTGGGGTTCCGCCTTGCATTGCGGCTGCATCATCAGGCTGAGGCTGTGGTTGCGCTTCCATTTGTGCCTCGAGATCCATAAACGCCTTCTCGTGATTGAGCGCCTTCTTGAGCTTAGACCAGCGCACGCTGAGCTTCAAAGGCTCTTTACCCTCGACGATCTCTTGCTTACCGTCTGGAGTAACTTCCAGCATTTCTTCCTTGTTCATGTCGCCCTTGCGACGCTTTGGCTTCTTAAGTTTGTCTGACATGTTAGATTCCTTACAAATAATCAATGAGGAAGCGCTTTTGATAGTGTCCGCGCGCTGCTTCTTTCTGCTGCTGAATAATCTTTTCCAGTTCACCTAATCGCTGTGCTAAGAAAGCTGGTCCTGGAGTACCAACACTCTGCGATGTCCCATCTATGCTTATACCAACTGAAGAGTAAGGAAACAGAACGGGACCTAGAGTGGATAGGAAGCGATAGGCTGCAATGTTCTCAATTAAACCTGCCAACAGGGCAGGTACTTGTCCTTCGGGGAATCCAGCAGTGTATTCAACTAGAACTGCACCAGGCCAATGAGTAATTGCTTGTGAGTTAAAGGCGTGATAACCCAATCCACTATAAACACTAGCAACAAAACCAGAAATGCTTACCCCCTGGGTAGGAACAAGCTGGATCGTCCCATCTTGCGGCTGAACATGAATAAACTCTAGTGGCATATCTACGAGGGGATTGACTCCCGGCACACCGTTATTAAATGTAAGCTGGAACTTATTTACGTTTAAGATTGGCGAGTGGTGGAGTTTAAGATTGCCAAAGCTCCAGAACTGCATTTCTCTATCATAGTCGTGACGCTCCTGAAACTGCGTAGGAGTGATATACAGATCTAGTTCGTGCTCTATCTCCGAAATAGCCTGACGAATGTAGTCATCCAATGTTTCATCAGATACCGTCTCGTTGGTGAGTCTTGACACGAGTGGGATGCCGAATAAACTACGACGCTTCATATCCGCAGCATTGGGAATTGGGGAGTAACGCTCAGCGCCATTTTGCTCAATAGCCCACGACGGGAAAGGCTGGACTTGTGGTGTTTTAGAGATTGTCATTTATTCCTCTTCATCGGGGCCAACAAAATTGATGTTGCGTTTAGGCTTAAGAGCGGAGACTCGCTTCAAGCGTTCCTGTATTTCTGGTGGATGTGCGGCTGCAACTTCAGCAGCTGGACGGCGTTTCGGCGCTACTGGCATCGCGGGCTTCGGTGCCCGAGGCGGAGCAGCCGGAGGACTTGCCGTGGGGCCTGAAATAGGAGTAGGCTTGGGTGCTCCAGGATTAATGATTGTTGTAACACCCTCCTTGTTAGTATGCTTAACGGGAGCAACGTTCTCGAGGCGCTGTGCTTGCTTAAACTTAGATGCACCAGCACGAAGTTCTGCGGGGATTTCGTCCTGAGCTTTAAGCGCAGTCTGCATGAGACCATTCATCTTTCGATTGAGGTGAGTCGTGAAGCTAGCCTTACTCGGATGATCGTGATCATAATCATTGATCGCCTGATATAAAGCATGAATCCCGGCTTCATGTAGCGCTCTATCATCAAGCTGACCGCTCTCTGCGGCTTGAGTGAGCCCCATCTTCCCAAGTGTGCGACGAGCTGCCCGCTCGATCAGCGGATAGTACTTACTAATGAGCATGTCGTGAGCGCGCTTGTGAGATGCATCCTTAAACTGCGGACCATCTCCAATTACTGAAGCAACGTCTGCGCGCTTTTCATCTGCAGCAGCATAGGGATCAACATCGCCTGTAGGCTGCTTCTTCTTTTCATCGTAACGCTTCATGTACTGGTCAACGAAATCTCTGTTACCAGACGCAAATGCTGCGCTCTTATCCTGAGAAATGCCGCTAGGCGCCGCATCGTCCTCTTCACGACTACCACCAGCGTGTTGCATTCCTTCTTCAAGTGACACTGCTTCGGGGTTAACTCCGCCGCCAGCGATGTGACGAATCTTCTCATCCTTGGCCTGCGCATAAAGCCCCTTAGCGTGAGTACCTTTCTTGTGCGCTTCGGCATGGGCCTTTAACGCATTCACCGAATGCTCCGGGTTGTTCTTTTCCCAATCTGAGTGAAATTGCGCTTCCATTTCCATTTGCGTAAACGGATCTGCATTCTGAAAGTCCTGAGACTGAGTAAAGTCGTTATATGCTTGTTGACGATCAGCGTGAGAAAGATTGCGTGCTTCTACAATACGACCCTCGTGATGACGACCTGGGTTCTTGTGCGCTTCCGCTTCTAGACGCGCCTTGTCGCGAGCGCGCGAAGACCAAGCACGAGTATATTCACGCAGCTGCGCAAGCTCTTCGCGAGTAGGCTGCATGTCATCAGACTCTTTTGTGGCAGAAGCCGCAGAAGCAGGCGACGGCATTACAACTCGCTTAGGCTCACGTGGCGCCTGTGCTTGAGCAGCAGGGGGTGTGGGAGTAGGAGCAGTGTTCTGCTTAGCCGCTCTACGAATTACTGGCGCTGGAGATGTAGCCTTAGCTTTTGCCTTAGGCTTCTCTTCGTACTCAGCATCCTCGTCCATCGACATATCTTCATCTTCGGGCTTTTTGGCTGGATCATTCTGACTTAACCATGCGTCGGCGTCATCACCCTGCAGCTCATCTTCATCCCAGGTTTCTAATCCATCACTATCCTGCTCTTCATCTGTATCTGAATAGTCAGGATTCTCGTCGGAGAGTCGTCGACGAGCCTTCATAAGAAAATCTTCCAAAACATCTAGTGTTGAATTCATGTGTTCCTCTTATTTCTTATTACGTGCGAGCAACATATCTTTCACACCCGGAAGATCCATAAATTTGGCTTGTAGCTCGGGCGGAAGAGCGCTGATTCTCTCAATGAGAGCAGCTGAATCCATTGTGTTTGATGGAGCAGCCTTGGGAGCAGGAGCAACAGTGGGCTGAACTTGCGGTGTAGTTTGAACAGGCACAGGTTGCGTCGACGCTGGGGCAGATTGTGCGGGCGCTGCAGCTCTCACCACTGGAGCAACGGCCTTACTGGCAGCTGGAGCGGGAGCGACGTCTTCTTCTTTCTTTGAACCCATCTTCGGAACTACAGGATGGTCATGAACATGTGGCTCATGTGGGCGCAGAGGAATGCCGTCATATAAGTGACCAGCTTTCTTAGATCCTCTGCTTGCAAATTCTCCAGGTGGAAGCGAGCGCATGCGAGCGATCCAGTTTTTCTGGTGCTCTCCGCCATGCCACTTGGCCAAATCAGCAGCATATTGCTGCAAACGCGCCTCTGATAGGTGTTCGTTCTGTGCATCTTGCACGCCGCGAATTGGATGATTATCGAATTCGTGTGGAGTGAATTCCGGCTTTGCTTCCACGTCCTCTATGTGAATATACGCCTTCTTAGCATCAATGTCAGCTGGCTTACCCAACTGAATTTCTTCCCAAGGATAGCCACTTGTGTGAGGCATTGTAGCGTTATCTTCATGGCCAGGATGTGGAGGCATTTCTAAGAAACCCCAATCCTTAGTGTTTTTGGTGATACTGCCGCTATTCTTAGTACGAACGCGTAGAAGTTTAGGATCACGAAGTGGACCATCTCCCTTCGCGTTGCGTGTCAACTTAGTATAGTTGGTTTCCCAAGGAGCAATTTTTGGATAATCCAGATCGAAAGCATTTTTGCTGTTTTTGCTGTGGTTGGCCGCCCGAGCGGCCAAGTGCATAATAGGAAACAAATGATCCATGTGAGCATCTGCAACCTGACGAAACTTCGCCTTCTCAGGGCTACCTTCAGGAGCAGCATGATGCGCCTTCAGTGCGGCCTTGTAGTGTGACAAGTGATGCCCGAGCGCATCGCGCATCATGTTTGTGTCAATAGTAGAAGCGTTGGCCCCAAAAGCAGTAATGGGACCGTTGGCTTTACTGCCAGTGCTAGCAGTAGCACGAGGCATCTTCTCTAAGACTTCAATAACAACATCTGCGAAGCGCTCATCAGCAATACTCTTAATAAAAGTCTGTAGGCCGTTGTTTCCTTCTGCCTTACGCAATAGGACAGCCTTAAAGGAATTTAGTTCCATGGGCCACCTATTAAGACTTTTGGCGCGGTGTTTCACGCGCAACTTGAACAAAAGCTGCAACAGCACCTATCACCACAGTAACTGTAGGCTTGCTGTCGTCGGGATTGCCATCTCCGACGTTAAAGATGATGATCTCGCCTGCTGACATAGTCGCGGCAAGAACACCGTCAATCGTTACCGTCGTAGCACCAGTGGCTCGAACTCGAACGGTTCCAGCCTTAAGAACTTCAAGACTTCCAGTGCTATTAGTAATCTTTTCTTCCCAGCAGAGGCCCGACTCTGACTGGCGAAGAGAACCTGAAACGTTATTTGCTGTCTTCATGTATGGCTCCTGAAAAACTCACAAGAGCCATACTATCACCTATCTACCTAAAACCGAACTAGTGTTCGGAAAATTAGATCCGCTCCTTGAGCCTGTTTATCCAAGCGGTGAAGTCTTCATAAGACATATTTAACTTAGCCCTATTACAAATAGAGCAACAAGGAAGGCTATTTGCTAGGATATAGCCGATGGTGTTGTCCTTTCGATCGATGCCATTGACCGGAATAGTCTCCTTAAAGGCACCCTTCTTTACATCTGCCCTATTTTCTTTTGAGACAGGAGGAGAGAAACAGTAGTGACAATTTTGCTTGATCAAATCAGAGAATTCTAATCGAGAAAGTTCAAAACTGAGGCCGCGTCTCTTAGCCGCAATCTTATAATTAGCATACATTTGACCAATAAAACCAAAAGCTTTCTCTCTTCCTCTGCAACCACAAGACTTAGTATGATTGGTAGTTAAGGCACAAGCCTGCATAGCAACTTCTTTACTACATTCACAGCGGCACAACCATCTTACTTTCTCACCTTGATTCTCAACTCTAGACAAAACAGTCAGAAGATTGAACTTCTGACCGGTTAAGTCAGCAGCATCGGGACCAGGTTTCTTTATATTTTCCATTGTCCCTTAATAATATTTACTAATTGCCTACTTCCGTCACTGTAGACCAAGGCGTGCGTCTGCATCCAGTTACTGGGTCCCTGGTTGTAGCCAAGCTTCAGGAATGAAGATGTGCCGACAGCAAAAGCTCCGTGCCAGATACCCGGACAGTGGCTGTGTCCAGTCACCGACAGACCATATGATTTACGCATATTCTTTATATTGCCGCGGGTGCCGGCTGGCCCAATATCACCGTGAGCACCAAGCTGGATACCAGCTACCTTAAAGTCCTCATCACGCTGGAGCCAGCGGACATTCTTAGCCTGGAGACCAACCTTTTCCGTAGCGAACTTAACAGGATCCTTCCCTTCCATCATTGCCTTAGCGAGATCTAGAGAGAAGTAGTGATTCTGAGGGTCCTTAGCATACTTAGCATACCGGAGATAATCCTTAGATAAAAACTCGTCATGGTTCGACTTTACAATAACAACTTCTTCAACCTGCTTGGCAAACCAATCAAGATCGTCTCTGAGACCAACAAATTCCTGTTCGAGCGAAGGCGTATTGTTCATAAAGTGCTGAGCTTTAGTGATGGTGTTGTGTTCCTCATGGTGATTGATAGACTTACCGTTAAACGAGTCATGAAGAGCAACTTTTTGCGGCTTAAAGAAGCCAAGCATTTCCTCTGTGCACTCACGCACAGCGGGGTCTGTCTCGCCCGAATGCCAGTCACCGCACACAAGAACTTCAGGCGATTCACTTGTGATCTTACCGTTGGGATAGTAACGCTTACCAAAGTGTACAAAACTACCTTCTTCATTAAGCATCTGAATCTGCGTATAACCGTACTTAATGTCATCGAAGATATTCACATAGATAGCGCCCATAACATGGTGTTTATCAGCAATGTAGGCAGTACGTTCCGACATGTAAATTCCCGTGTCATAGTCAGGAGATGTAATTGCGCCCGTCGTCATCATCACGTGAGGAAGCTTCTCGTTAGAGGTAGATTCCAGCGTCATGCTTTGCTTCGGTGATGCGAAGACAAAACTACCCTCGCGCTGACCAATGTCACTTAAACCAGTTGTGGGGTTGGGTTGCTTTGCTGAAAGCTTGATAGTGCTAATAAAGAAGTTCGAATTAAGGTAAGTATCTTCTACTACAACACATTCTTTAGCTAATTCTGAATCTATAGTTCCGTAGCCACTAGAAGGCTTGTAGTGAGCAGGATCCGAAGCAACGAGAATAAGCAGCGCCGCCTTATTCTGCTTGCAGAAACTCTTTAGGCTCGCGTGAAAGCCTTCGTGAACTTTGCAGCCTGTAATAGCGGTCGTAATAACGAATTTGTTATGCTGCTTTACCACCTTTCGCAGCTTGCTTACTAGGTCGCGCTCTTCAATAAGATCGGCAATCTCTACGTCAAAGAACTTATCGGGATATTCCTCTCGAGCAATTTCCTCTAGCCGCGTAAGCGAGGAAAAATGGTGCTTAATTGAGTCCTTTGTATGCCCTAGCTCTACAAGTTCGTCCATTTTTGGAGCCCGATTTAACTTGTCGAACAAGTTTGCGTAATCTGATACTATGCCAGACTTTTTTTGTTCACTATCCTTTTCATTCTTTGCTGTAGATGACTGCGACTTAGTCTTACTCAAATTTACTCTCCTAGATCAAGCTGCCGAAGGATCTCTGCGAAATTCTCTTCGATCGTTTTGCCTTCTACATCAATTGTACAATGTGGGAACGCATTAACCATCTGATCCATGTCCTTGGCGACCTTCATCATAAACTCCGCACCCTTGGCTTCCATGGCATCACCCGCCGCAAACTCTTTCTTAGACGACGTTGCTTGCACCAAACCACGAGCCGCATTGTTGCGCAAGTAAACAACCTTGTCGTACAGATCGTGCCAATCACCCTTAATGTTCTTGCAGCACTCAGAAGCGAGTTGAGCTAGAAATAGATGACCGTTACCGCACACGTGGCCGTAGCACAGACCAGATAAGATGCCACGATCTTGAATGATGTAATCATACTCCTGTAACGCAGGAATAATGACTTTTTCAATGTGAATGGATCTAATTGCTTGGCTAATGAATTCACGAGCAACCGGAGTCATTTCCGGTTCATATTGAACGTCTAGCATGATGCCGCGTAACTCCATCGTCAATGGAGCATGCGGGGTTCCTGGTTCTTTGGTGAGAAGTACTTTGAAACCCTTATCTTCTAGATACTTCGCTAGCATCTTCGCGTTGGTTGACTTGAAAGAACCCTCTGTTCCTTCAAAGCAAATGTACTTAGCTTTGCGCATATTAGTCCTTGTCATCCCAAGTGATCTCGATGTTTTCGGTAATGCTGTCTTCTGGCGTAGATGTATTGCTAGTGTATGTCATAACACCGTAGAACATCTGCCCGCAAACAGTACACGTGGAATTGCCAAAGTAATCTGGATAGCCGTAAGTACAAGTATGCGCCGCGGGAGGAATATAAGTTCCGCTGGTATAGGTCACCTTAGATAATCCAAAAGGGTCAGCGCGTACACCTTCTAGGTCTTTTTGTGTTGTTTCGAGCTTACTATTAAGTTCATCGATAACTAATTGCTGACCGAAGACCTGATTTTCCAGGTCTTCGAGACGCTTCATAATTGCATCAAACTTTGATGCAGTTATAGTCTTTTTAACGGAGGAGGATTTTGCCATATCCTCATTTATACCAATTACGAAACGACGGCCTCCTGAGGCACGTATTCAGGCGCGATGGCATCGACAGGATCTTCAATTAGAAAGCCATCCTTCCAGCCAGGAATCGACTCTATGATGAAAGTAAGCACCTGGGCCTCATCCATGTCCTCAGTGCGCTTCCAGTACGTCCAGGAGTATTTCCCGTTTACTGCAGTATAAAAGAACGACTTCAATTGCATGCTCTTCTTCTTCATTACTCTGCGAAGAGCATAGAGTCGAGTGGCTTCTGCCTTTAGTTTATGCAGCATCGAATGTGAAAATGTCAACTGATAATCTGGCTTGTGCATAGCGTCCTTCAATACTCTTATTTCTGCTTCCACACGGCGAACTTCCTGAATCCACTTCTGCTTGTTGAGCTTCATTTGTATTTCTCCTGTTATCGATACAGCGGTAGGTTCGCAAGGAGCTTGCGCAGCTTCTTGCGGGGTTGCGGCTTAATGCCGATTGTCATCAACTGCCCCAGATACGGAACATCGGGCTCACGTATAGGCGTAATCTCAATACCGTTCTGCAGTAGCTTTTCTTCCACTACGAGAAGTGAAACCTCATCGGGAACAGCAAGCACAACTGCATGCGTATTGGGCGGTACTGTGGTGTTTTGCGCACTTTCACCGGCAGCGTGCACGGTTTGTGCGAGTGCTACTCCAAACGGGAGGTCTTCTCTTACGATTACGTAATGATATAAAGTCTCAACCGTCTGTACTTCTACAACTTTACTTTGTACTGTTTCCAGCGCGGGCTTTTTACCGCTGCTGGTGCTCTCGACTATCCATTTCAGTAATCATAGAATCATTATACCTCAAAAGAAAAATACACGTACGACATACCACGAAGTAAACCAATCTTATATAACTTACCGATGAAGATGTTCATCCTATGTCTATCGGTCATGGTGCATTACCAGGAATGTAGCCTGCATCCAAGCATCACCGACGTCCGATGCTTTCTTATTGAGCCCTAGTCTCCACAATAAACGAAAAAAGCGATAACTATCGTATCTATCATTCATGGCTTCCAATATAAATTCTTAAGCGAATTGTCGTTGACATTAACAGCTTCTTTATTCAGACCCAGCTTCCAGAGAAGCCAGAAAAAGTTCTGAATATAACCACGATCATTCCACTTCCACCAAATTCTCACAAACGGCTCCTAGGGGTTTCGAACCCCTGGCCTTCCGCTTGAGCAAAGCGGATGCTCTGCCAACTGAGCTAAGGAGCCGTATTATCTCCCACCTAACAACTTACCATCTAGATGCTCAATTTCGTGCTGCAACATTTGAGCTCTCAACCCACCAGTGTTTAATGTTAAGTGCGATCCATTAGGGGATTGATATGAAATTGTTATTTTCGCATAACGCATTATGTCGTCGCTAATACCAGGAAACGAAAGGCAACCTTCCGGCATAGATTTCTTGGTACCACCGATTCGAAGAATCTTGGGGTTGATGTAAACCTCTCTGCCTTCTCCTACGTCTGCAACAATAAGTCGCAGAGGCACTCCGATTTGGATAGCAGACAACCCGACTCCATTGTTTTTATACATTACGTCGAACATTCCCTCAATGAGAGAGTCGATGTTGCTAGAGAAGTCGTACTCTACGGAGGTGATGCGCAGAATTGGATCGGGAAACAGAACTAGTTCTGATTTCATTCTAATGAATTATACAATTTTATTCGAACACACAACTTCCGAAGGCATTGGGAGTAGAAGGGAAGGCCTTTGGAGTTAAAGCTCGCATAGCCGCTAAAGTCGTAGTAGTCCCATCTACGTTAATTTCTGTTGTCCCCGCAATATTAGATGCTGCAGCAACTTGCACTCGACTACCCTTTTCAACTCTAATTGCCGTGGTGTTGCCAGTACCAGTCAAAAGTGCGCCTGTGCCCGTAGTAGTAGCCGACAATAGACTATGGCCAAAAGTGCAATGAACAGCGGTCGTGCAACCAACAAAACGATATCCCGCTGCTGAGTTATTAGCAGTAACCTTACCACCAGAAACTGACAAACCTGTAGCACAATTCAAAAACCCAATAGTTCCAAACAAAGCAAGTTGACTAGGACCATTCCAAGCAATACCAGCCGTAGTGCTACTAAAGTGTCCACCGCTTACTGTGATAAGCCCAGGACTTCCGGATGTGCCATGTCCAAGACCTGTAGAAGCTGTAAAACTACAATGATTCGCAGTAACAATGCCGTTAAAGAAACTGAAACCCCCCGTAAACTGACAGGAAGTAAAAGTAACATTGCCGCGCATTTGAGCAACACCAGTGCAGCGCACATACTGAACCAGAATATTTCCTGAACTGCCCATTACTGGATTTGTTCCCACAAAAATAGAGCCAGATACGCCCATTCTAGTTGTTGCCGCAATTACAGTTCCTAATGTTTGAATCGTGTAAGAAGTCGAGGTTGCCGCATTCGTACTGACATAAAGTTCAGTAGCCGTATTTCCAAGACATACAAAATCAGAAGAAACACCGCCACTGGTGGTCCCTGTTACAATCTTCCCAGCGTGTTCATTGGTAGTCCAGCTTTTGCTAGCGTCCGTCAATATGGTAACTCCGCTGGATACAGTGGCAGTGCACGTACCAGCAAGCTCAGATACCAATGTGCCCTTTATAAGAAGGCGACTTGCAGTTGTTGCATTCTGGCCAATCGACAAACCCCACAAAGTGAAGCCATCGAAAGTACCAACGCCAAGTTGAATTATCACTTCCGAGTTAATCTCGAACTTACGAACATAATTTAAAGCAGCATTTGGCGTAGCAAAAGGCAAATTCTGCGTGCCAGGATTACTGTCATTTCCTGTTGTCTCTACATACAATGTAAGTGGCTCATCGATAGTCAATCCATCGAGATGGCTAGCAATTTCTTCTCCAGCTTCTACTGATGTTGTAGCTACAACCAATCGTCTTCTGGCATCATCTGATAATGGCATATAAATTCCTTATTAGTAATCTGACTCGTAAGCTATTGACCCATAGGTATTATTTACGAGTTTTGGAGTCGCTGCACGGACATCAGCTAATGTTGCGTTAGCTGTATCCATGGTTATTTCAGTTGTACCAGCAGGATTAAAGTCGGATCTAAAACCAAACCGCGTCCCCTGCTTGACGTTTGCTATCAAAGTGTTTCCTGTGCCGCCTATAAACTTTGTCTGAATCCAATGCGGACCTTTAAAATCAAAGCAAGTACCGCAATTATTGAAAAAACCACCATTCAAACCAAGTTTAGACACGAACAAATTCTGATAATTGTCACCTTGATCGCTTAAGATGGCCTTAGTACAGGACTCGAAGGCTGTACGGGATAAGGCATAATTGCTGTTTTGCATAGTAATACCAGTAGTGCAACCTTTTATGTATAGATCAGTGGCTGAAAAAGAATTGCATCCAAAGAATCCACCAAGAGCATTACTGCGTTCGACAAAGGCCATATTTATAGTGAAGTGATCTAAACTGGAAGTAAGGCCAGTTGTTCCGGCGTTTATGGAGTAACCACCACCAAGACTGCACCAGCCGTTTATATATAAAGAACTATTCCCACCTGCAATTTGATTACCAGTTCCTGCTCCGTCTGTTATAAAGTTTTTTATAATAACCTTAGATAGCACAGTGCGAATTCTTGTTGTAGTACCTGTGGCTGTAACTCTAAAATTAGCTAAAAGCAGCGAAGGAAATGTGGAAACCGAAGAAGCATACCCCTTATCGCAGTTCGATATTCTAATAATTGCTGCAGAGTCAGTATTTGACAGGTATTGTGATGTAGTCGATGAACTAGGATTGGTTGTCGTGGTTAACGACGAGCTGTTAAATACAGTTTTAGGTTCAACAAAACTGACAATATTACCATTAGCAAAGGTAGACGTGACAGCATAGAAAGTTACAGTATTAGAGGTGTTTGAAATAATGGGAATGCATCCGGTAGCTCCGGATGTAAGGTTTTTGATAAACTTTCCCTTTAGTTCGTCAACAGTCCAGTTCGCTCCAGCAACGGTAAATGAACTAAGCGCAGTTGAATTGTTGGCCACTAAACCAGATACTGTGCCGCCCGTCGTAGACGATGTTACGAGATCTAGTGTACCCACGATGGCTAAATAACTACCATCCGTGGTTCCAGGTCTTCCCGGTTCCTTATTATCTATGCGAAAGCCATCAAAGGTACCGGGACCAACGTTTATCACCACTGGATTGGTGATTAGGTTAGGAACAGCATCTACTGCTTTTTGAACAGAAAAATAAGGATTAGTTTTCGAGCCATCACCAGAAACATCACTACCCGTTATCTCTACATATAATGTAAGTGGAGCATTTACTTCATCCACCGCATCAGCAATCTCATTGCCGATGTTAACAGAGGCTGTGGCTACAATTAACCGTTTGCGAGCATCGCTAGATAACGTCATGAAGACTCCTGTACCAGCAATATTATAACATTACATGGACATAAAAGCTAGTAGGTCCTGAGGACTAGTATCTTCAGGAGTTAGCTTATCAGCGCCCGGATATCCAGCTTTTTGCATTGCTACCACTACAGCTTCAGAACAAAACATTGAAGAAGGCGTATTCCAAGGGTTGTGCCACTTTCTCTTAAACCAACGTCCTAAGAGTATAGGCCCGTGACCAAGTAAACCTGTATAGTCAAACATGGTACCGAGATAGTTGAGTGCTACAAATTTAAGCCCTTCATCTATACAAACCTTGGGTTCAAGAAGAGCCACTATCGTATTTTTCTTCTCAAACACTGACAAAGGTATTTCTCGGAAACCGACATCAGAAGCCTCTAAAACCATATCTACCTGCCAATCCTGATCGTAGTAGACGAAAATTACGTGACTACATTGGCTTTTAGTTGCCCAACGAACCAATCTACTTATCCAGCTGTTTGTAACAGTAGTAAAACCAATTCGGATATTAAGACTCACAAGATCTCCAAAGAAAGAAGGGCCAGGACATAATCCTGGCCCTTCAAACTACCAATCTACTTATTTAGTACTTACTTGCCTGCGTTCTTGAACACGCAGTTGAAGCGCGGCGTGTAGACGAAGAGTGCACCGTAGAGCACAATCGCGAACTCGAGAGCAGTGGTCACAATCGCGAAGTTGATCTTCGAGAGAGGAGCAAGCTGCTTGAAGCGCATGTTCTCTGCGCTCATGTCGAGGAGGAACGCTTCGCCGAGACCGGGGAGCTTCGCACCAGCGCAGCGATAAACACCCGCACCAGCATTTGCCCAGTTACCCGCGAACTTCTCGGTGCCTGCCGCACCACCCGGAGCCGAGACATACACCTTCCATGACTTCACGCCAGCAGGGACGCTGCCGATAGTCACGTCGATGTTCTGACCAAGGGTGAGGACAACAGCCGCTGAAGCAACAGGGGCCGATTCGCCGCTGTCGTTAACCGCTGTAACCTTAACCTGGTACGTACCAGCCGCAAAGGTTGAACCTGAACCAGCAGCCGCACCAGACGCCGTAAACGTCGCAGCGGGAGCTGAGACGCCGCTCGCGACAGCGCGAACGCCGCTGCGAGGACGGAGGAAGAGGTTGGGCTTGAGGTCGATCGCACCAGCCGTAGTCTGGATCTTCGACACGTCGTAGCCGACAGTCTGGTTAGCAAGACCTGGCGCCGAACGGAACTGAGGATAGAACTGCTTGACGAAGGCCGAGATTACCGCAGGCTCAGCGTGGAGCTCGCTCGGCGAACCGAAGTTCTCAAGAGCAATAACCGCGAGGGCTTCGACGTCGTCCTGGGTCATAACCGCACCCGCGAGATCCTGGAGGATCGAGCTCGTGTTGCCATAACCGTTGAAATCACCGGAGATCATCTGCGCATCGGTGTCACCCTTGAGTAGCTGCTTCAAGAGGCCGCTCATCGCGATCGAGCTCGAGGGAAGATCTGCGTCTGAACCCGTCATTGCGCCAGTGCTCTGATTCTGGTAGTGCGCGTGACCCCAATAGAGTTCGCGCTCAACGTTCTTCAGAAGGTGCATCGTGCCTTCCTTGGCCTGCTGCGCCACGATATCGCCGACAGTGACCCGCACAAGCGTCATCTGGTGGCTAACGCGACGACGCGTACCGAAGAACACGATCTTCTGACCGTCACGTACGTAGGTCGAATCTTCCTCTTGAGGAGCTCCGCCTTCGCCAATATACGGCGCCGAATCGCTACCATACGCGATTAGACGATTGTACTGCTCGAACAAGTTGTATGCCTTATCAACTGAAACAGCAGGCCACATCTTGAGGTTCTTCATGTCAAACGTGACGCTCTTGAGAGTCGTCTCGAGTGACTCGGCCTGGAGGACGCCACCATAGGTGAGGTCCGTGGGCCGGCCAGCGCCGCCGTAGCCTGCGCTGATTGCCTTGTTGAGTGCCTCGATTTCAGCCGCTGACACGAGACCGGACTCGAGACCCTGTAATACTTGATTAACTGTGTCGTTCATATTATCTCCTTAAAAATTACTTAATGCTATATTTCGAAACAATCTTTTCCAGATCGTGTCCCATCTCGGCCATTGCGATGTCATTGCTGTCAACGCGCCCGCCGGACTTCTTCAAATCAAACAACCGTGAAGCAACTTCAGACTTCGAGAGAGGCTCAACCTCATCTGCAGACTTCATGAGAGGTGCAGCACCTTTGTAGCTAACGCCCTTAGCCGGGACCGGAGCCTCAGCCAGCTTAGTTACAGTCTCAAGGAGAGTAGCGAGCTTGCCTTCAATGCCGCTCACCTTCTGATCAACGTAGCTCTTCATAAGAGCATCCGCTTCCTCAAGGGACTTCTTCATCTCACCCTTGTGCATGTCGAGGAGCTTCTTCGCCATATCCTTCTCCTTCTCTTCATGCTTCGGATCGTCGTCGTGGGGCTCGTCCTTGTCGTCGTCCTTCTTCTTATCTTCCGACTTTTCGGCCGCTTCGTTCACACCTTCAGCCTTCTCAGCAGCCTCATTAACGCCCTCGGCCTTCTCCGCCTCGTCGTCCTTCTCATCCTTATCGTCCTTCTTATCTTCAGCCTTCTCAGCGACCTTGCCGGCGTCAAGCTTGCCATTGGTCGGCTTACCAGCCATATCCTCGCCCGGACCCTTGATCTCGATCGTTTCCGCCGAGAAACGGGACTTCTTGAGCTCTTCAAGCTCCAAGAGTGTCTCGTCAATTAGGTCAGTGAGGCTCTTCTTGAGTTCCTCTTTCATAGTGTCTCCTTAGTACAACCTCTAATTACTGACCAACGCCTAGCAAGTCTGCATGACCACGAATGGTCGCAGTGTAAGTCGCGTCGCTGTTCTCGAGGATGATGTCATTCGCCATGCCAGCAAGCAAGTGAAGAACCTTAGCAGCTACAAGGCTATCCATTACGTCCGAGATAGCATCAGCGGCCGTGCTTGCGCTCTTCATCTTGAGCGAACCCGGCTGCACAACGCCAACACCAAGATACGGCGAGTTAGCAGGATCAACACCGCCCATAGGCGCGGTGATCGTGGGAGCTACATACGAAATGGTAAGATCGTTTGAACCATTATCGATTACAACGCTTGAACCTGAATTGGAAACAACGGTGAGACCAAGCATGCGAGCCTTACGCTCAATCTTTGCCATGATCTGTGCAACAGCAGAAGTAGATGCCATGTGAAATTTCTCCTTAAGAAAACTTTGTTTAGAAACTAAACTAGAAGTCACTCTATCATGGGCCACAGGTTAAGCATATGACTCTATTGATTAGTAAAAACTAACTAAGACTTTATTTATGCTATAATGACGACATGGCCAAACATTCTTTAGAGATCGATATGTGCGCTGGTTCTCAACTTAGAGATACACAGGGCGAAATGCTGGATGTAAATGGGGCAGATATTTCCGAATTAGAGGCTGGTCGGGGTCGAATTAACGACAACCACGGCAAAGGCTTCTTCAACTGTCTCGGTAAGGTGATCTCGGCCAAAAAGATCTACAAAGCAGAAGACTGCGAGGATGATCGTCAGCGGTATTACTGGGAAAAGGTAAAAAGTCCCTATGTTTACGTGAAGGCCCGCCTGTTTAACGACGAGGACCACCCCAATGCTAAGGCTGCCGCGGCCATCCTTCGGAACATTCACAAGACGGATTGTCCGCTCAAAGTAAAGGCTTCAGTAGAGGGCGGTGTAGTTGCCCGCGGAATCAAGGATCCTAGTCTGCTGGCTCGAACTAAGATTCACTCAGTTGCACTGACATTCGTTCCTGCTAATCAGGCTACTCTCGTAGAGCCGCTAAATCTCTCCAAGAACGAAACCGATACAAATGCGGACATGATTTTGATTAAATCAGTACTTCATTTAGCTCAGACAGACGTACCGTCCTTCCGACACATCACGCGGACTGCATCAGCAGAAAAGATCGAGCATAACATCAATAAGATTATGTCAGCACTTGGTAGTGAAGCTCCCGTGAACCTCAAGCAGGAACTAATTAAAGCTTCACTAGAACGCAGGATTGCTGATAATGTCGTACATATTCATGAAACCGTGCAAAAGGCTCTCATGGCTGGTTACGGCGGCGCAGGAGCACCTGGCTCTATGACTGGCGGTAGCGTACTTCAGAGTGAATCATTGGGACCTAAGAGTCTCAAGTTCATTACGTGCGACGATTGCGGAGACGAACAAGTTTACGGTAAATTCCAAGTGAAGTGCCGCAAGTGCAACAAGGCTTTCTCTATGAACAAGTTGGAGAAGTTCTTCAAAGGGCAGAAATAATATGAACGAGTTGATCAAGATTGCCGGCAATGGGCAGTGGACTCTAGAGAAGGCCAAGACTGATGAAGAGAAGCTAAAGCTCATCGAGCAGTTTATTGCCGACAAGAAAGCAAAGGCAGCTCAAGCCCAATCAAAGCCCGCTGCACCTAAAGCCCATCCTCTTGAGCGACTTCGTCCTGTAAATCATCTAACCGGTGACAACCCTGACTTGACAAGAGAGCAAGTAGCAGAGAAGCGCTCCCGTTTAACCTCGGCAGAGCAGGCCGCTGAAGCGGACGCGAAGCGCAGACGAGACGCTCTCGCCGCGAACAATCGCCCTGTTACTGGTATCACTCCTAGCGTGAAGCCGCAAGCAAGTGCTCCCGCTGCAGCAGTTAACCCTGACAACGACGCCGGACTTGCTCAGGATATTGAGGCGAATCAGCGAGCACAGGGGCGCAAGGCAGCATGGCAAGCAACAACTGAATTCCTAGCCAACCATGGCAGTAGAGGAATGAGGGCGGTCGCCGAAGCTGGTCAGACTCGCAACGCACTTCAGGAGCAGCAGACGAATATCGACAAAGGCATCAAGCCTGCTGTAGCACCCAAGGTGAAACAAGAACTTCAGCCACCCCACGAACCCTTTACTGATGAGAAGACTGGAGCACCTGGAACGCGCATCAAACAGGGAACCTTCCACAATCAGGGGGCAACCACCACTGGGAAGATCGTCGATACTAATCACTTCTTCAAGGAGAAGGATCCGACTACCGGCGAAGAAAAAATGCATCGTGTCGTTCGCCCGCAGGTGCAGAAGCACCATTGGGCGTGGGATCACAACGAAAAGAAGTGGAATCACTTGCGCACTACGCTAGCGAATCCTGAACTTGGCAAGAGTTAATTACCAAACCCATACTCACCATCGGCGTGAGGCTCATCAAAAATAGCCTCACCTTCTAGATTCTTCCGAAGGTTAGCAAACTCATCGCGAGCTTTAATCTTAGCCATTGCTTCTTTTTCAACCTTCTTTACAGTATCAACTGAAAGACAATTGAGTGCAGCAACCTCAACATCAGAGAGGGTGTGTTCAGCAGCTAGCTCATCGATGTATTTAAAGAAGCAATAATTAGCGGTCTGACTATTTACTGCCCAAGGACAACCCGGTAGGGCATTTTCCTCTTCTTCAGAAAGCTCTCTCCCCGCGGTACGAATTGCCCGCAGGCGAGTAACCGCGAGCGGGCAAAAAGTATTTGGCATTTCCTTCAATGCCCGAGGGCAACGATCATCCATCTTAGTTTTTGTGGTCATCGGGCACCATATCAACATCGGGGTTATCAAGCCCGATGGTGATCTTCTTGGGAAGAAGGGTTACGACTACTTGCGGTGCATCGGTGGCCGCACCGTAAACCGTAACATCCTTGACATCTGGAACCTTAACACCATCAATCCATACGCCATTCTCCGGGTCCCGAGGAGAACGCTTCAAGATGATCTTGACCTCGGACATTAGTGCACCGTGGTATCAGTAGGGATGCGCTCGAACTTCTGATCGACAGAACCGTCACCGTTAACGACAGGTTCACCTACAGGGACAACCTCAACAGCCGGAGGAGGATTACGAATACCGAGCAACTCGACCATGTGCTCCTCACCGTTGAGCTGGCAGGTCACCTTGGTACCGACCGGCTTACCCGAGAGGTCACGGATGAGTGCAGGAACGCCGCTATCCGCGAGCTTGATACGCGACCGGAAGATACCTTCCCCTGAAGGAGCAGTAGAGGTGATGATTACCGTACTGTCTTCCTGTACCACATCACCGACCGTGAAATTACCGGCCTTATCCTCAGCCTCTGAAGCCTCGGAGAAATCCTTGAGACGGAGTTCGTCGGCCTTAGCAGTCATCGCTGCAGAGTCGAAGCTGCCAACCGCCTGCATCGCGAGAATCTTATACTGCATCTCGTTGATGATCTTGAACGCCTTGCCAAGATCCTGACTCATATTCTGTAGATTCTGCATAAGCTGTTGGGTCATCATCTGAGAGACACGACCAGCCATCTGGAGATTCTTGATCTCCTTGTCCATCGAGATGATGGTTTCAGCCTTGTTAAGCTTCGGTGCCTGCTTTACTCCACGAATAGCCTTCATTTTGAATTCTCCTTAAGCTTCTTAGCGAAGAAGCGTAATACCTCAACTTCTTCTGATGTAAATTGTCCTGTTTGAATCTCATTCTTTGTACCGAGAATTTTCCCAAGCTCGGTATTAAGGAAGTTTCGAAGGTTGCCTTCAATCTTGTCATAGATTGGCCCCTTCTGCTTGATAATGCGCTTGCCGAGGACCTCGTTGATAGCATTAGCAGTTTCGAGTTTAATCTGCTCGTTGGTCAACTTGGGCGCAGGAGCCACCTTCTTCTCCGGCTCTTCCTTGGCCTTGGGCTCTTCTACAGTGATCTCGATATCGCTGTAATCCTGCAGAGTCTTGCGTTCAAAGCCATACTTATTAGCTAATTCATTATAGAGCTTACGAGCAAGCACAAACTGAGCTTTGGTCAGGGGTTCATTGTTATCTACGCAGCGCTTCCAGTGAGTTTCCACGTTGGGGTCATGCATCATTACATATGAAACACCCATGTTGCGCTCTATTTCTCGAAGAGTCTCAACATCTTCCTCAGTTAATAGAGGCTTTCTACCAAATACCTTACTCCAAATAAATTCGCCGTCCCAAAATCTATCTAGAACCACATTCTTACCTTGAAACGAAAGCAGCATGTCCACATAATCATCTAAATAAGAGGGACCCGAATATCCTTCGGCAGTATACTTCTTATCTGGCGCCGACAAATGAACTACTTCAAATCCCTTACTCTTATAAGACTCAGCCACCGTAGTTTTTCCGGTTCTATCTAAGCCACAAATGCAAATAAGCATGTTAGTCCTTGAAGCGAGAGCCTTTCGACCAATTTAACTTAGCCCATTTGGGTTGTAAATTGTCTAATGCCCATGCTTTCTTGAAAGTTTCCGACTTGTAATCTTTAAGCTCTTCTTGATTCCAATAAAAAGAACCGTTTTCTTTATACCTTAACGGAATTTTGTGGTCAATCTCCCAACAATTGATTCGACTAATTCGGCCGTAATTAAACCACGTCATGGGCTCTTGTGTGTCAGGATGATTAGCGAATTGTTTTTCAATGTGATCCAGTAATTCTTTTCGGGAAAAAGAGAAATACTTAACAGAGCGGCGTTCATCCTTAATGAATCTGATCAGTCGATCACACATGTTTTTCTTGATTCGACGTAATGTCTTAGACATTTCTCTTTGAGCCAAATAGTGCTCAACAGTCATCCCCATTCGTTTTGCCGTACGCTTGATAACAGCCTCGGGCTTAATATTAGCGGCATTCTTATTACCCTTAAGAGTTTGAGCTATTTGACGTTTCTGTTGAGCACTTATAACCCGTCCTTTGCATGCGCATGAAATACACAGTCCGGTCTTGTTTTTAGGTGCATAGCCTCGCTCGAGACCACAATTATCGCAAGAGTGCATGTACCACTTCTGCCTGTTCAACTTTCCATTTTTTCGCTCATACACCTTAACAATAAAATCTTCCTCATTAACCATACTAGGTCTCCTTAGTTGTCATTTTACCATAAAGGCGATCTAATCTGGTACAATCCCCTCATGCCAATCCTAATTAAATCCAATGCATTAACGTTTGATGATGTACTTCTTGTACCCCAGTATTCTGAAATAGCATCGCGAAAAGATGTCGACTTAAGCACAAGTCTTTTTGGCGTTCCGTTTTCTACGCCCATTTGTTCTGCCAATATGGACACAATCACTGAGTCTCTTATGGCGCAGAAGATGTTTCAGCTTGGTGGTTTAGGGCTTCTACATAGATACGCAACGCCTGAAAAAGTTCTCTCGTGGATAAAGGAAATTCACATGGCCAAGTGTCTAGCGGCTCCCTCTATCGGAGTTAAACCCGAAGACTTCGATATAGCCATGAAGTACTGGAATGAGGGTGTGTTCGCTATTAACGTAGATATCGCCCACGGTGACAGCAAACATATGATCGAAATGGTACGTTGTCTAACTGATGCAAAGGTCAACGTGATCGCAGGTAATGTTGCGACTCTAAGTGCTGCACAGCGTTTGGCAGATGCTGGTGCACAGGTAATCAAGGTCGGTATTGGTCCTGGCTCTCTGTGTACTACACGTATCGTTACCGGCCATGGCGTTCCTCAGCTGTCAGCCATTGAAGAGTGCGCGAGGATTAAGCTCACACATCCCAATGTAGCAATTATTGCTGACGGCGGTATCCGCAACGCAGGCGATTGCGTCAAGGCACTCGCTTTTGGTGCAGACATGATAATGGTAGGGTCCCTGTTTGCGGGAAGTCCGGAGACGCCTGGCGAATTTCGTCAGCTTGTGGATAAAGATGGTCAGTATCGTTGGGTAAAGGAGTATCGCGGCATGGCCAGCAGAGCAGCACGTAATTCAGTGGCTCAAACAAACTCTTCGTACACTCCTGAGGGTGAATCAACAATTGTAGACTTTAAAAATTCAGTAGCAGATATCGTGGAACAACTGGTTGGCGGGATGCGCTCTGGTTTCAGCTATTCCGGTGTAGACAACCTGAAGGATCTTCACCGATACGCGCAATACGTCACCATAACGGGCAATGGTATGGCCGAAAGCAAGCCACACCTACTTACCCGTTAAAAAGTTCCAGCCGTACCATTTAAGGCCAATCCTGATTGGCTTCTCAGGTTTAAACGCTTATCCAAGTGTTCCGTCTACAGCAACATATAGACGGAAACCTGAGAAGCGCAGAAGTCGATTGATTGACCAAAGCTCGCAAGAGAACATTACTCACCAAGCTTGTTAATCGGGTTTGCTAACGTTTGGCCACCAATATGATTGGCCTTCGTTGCACCGAATTCTTTCGCAGAATCGCGCAGAGAAGCGGCCTTGACGGCGTTGTGAGCATGATTTGCCTTCAACTGCTCCATCTCCATCTCATGCTTCTCCTTGTCACGGCCGTGAGCTTCTTCAGCATGACGAGCTTCCTGTTCGGCCTTAGCCTGCTCCTGCTGAGCCTGCTGAGCCTGTGCATCTTGCTGAGCGGCCATCTGCTGCTTCTGTTCCTTCATGTTTACAATTGAAGCCAAGAACTGCTGCCAAGCAGCGAAGCTGGGATCCCCAGGAATGTACTGGAGTTCCTTGCGCTGTGAGGCGCCCGTATCTCCCAAGAACATCTCACGTATCTCTCCACGAGTGTAGTTCTTTTCGACTAGAGCCCAGAAACCTGCGCTGAGAGGCAAATCGGCGATCTTGTGTTTGAGTGGATCCTTCTGTGCCTGGCGTAACACATCATTCATGCTCTTGTAAACCGAGATCTCGGCTTGCAATTGAGCAATCTCCGTTTGCGGAGTTTCATCCGTGTAACCGGTAAAGATGAAGCGATACTTCGCGGACATCTCCTTATCGATAGCCGGAACGATATCGCAGTTGATTAGATCTTCAATGAATGTGAGGATAGGAAGCAAACCACGTTCACGGGAGAAGTTCACCTTGTACTCGCTGCTTGCGGCCTGCATGTTGCCCTTGCCGTTACCAGAGACGAGGTAATCAAGACCGAGTTCCATCGGGTCAATCTGGAACTGAGTGCAGAGAATGCGCATCAGGTGGTTGTTGAAGTTAATGTACTCCATTTCCTTCGCCGAAGCTGAAATCGGAACCCACTGCACTTCCTCGAGACCAGCAACGATCGGGGTTCTCCAGGCATTCTGCTGCCCAGTGATGCTGTTATAGAAGGAGCGACGGAAGTTAGCCAGCTGCTGCTGAGTAACCGTACCCTTGAGGTGGAGAATGCCTTTAGAAGCATAGCCGTGGGTGAAGAAGTTAACGTTGTAGTTCTCTACATCCAAGTGCGAACGAACAGTGATGATTGCTAGCTCTAAGGGACTGTAGCAATACCCACGGGAGTCAATGAAGTTCTGAGGATTAAAGAGTTTGAAGATGAGGTCTTCGTCGCCAAAGGTGGCCAGTGTCCGATTATCGTAGGACACCTGGACATATTTTTCATACTGGTGTTCCGGCGTGTTTAGTTCCTGGTCTTGTACGGGATCGTTATCGCTCTTAGGTGCAGCAAGTTTACGAGCAGCTTTTGCATCAGCTTGAACAGTCGCCTTCGGCATCTGCTTATTAATGAGATAGATAGACTCTGCGGGACGCGGGCGGAAGCGGTGCAAGCCACCAGTGCGCGTCTTTACCTTTTCAACAGCTACATGGCCAAAGGTAAGAGCATCACGAACCGTGAGCTTTAGAAATTCGCCAAAGAGCAGCTTGTCTTCAGCGGGGACATTTTCTCTACGACCGCAATTATAGACGAAGTCTTCTAGTTGGGCGATCTCATCACGTTCCTGAGGAGTGTAGTCGGAATCAGCATCTCTCTTGACAAAACGGAAGCCCATCTCATGACGGCGGTGCTCCGGACGACCGAACCGGGCAGCGGTATCAACTCTGATCTGCATGATGGACGAGATTAGCCAGTCGCGAAGGGAGACTTCCTTAAGTGTGCGATTGGTGATACGGCTAAGCTTCGTCTTATAGTTGTAATTATTGCTAACCATGTCAAAGTACGGATCTTCAACAAACTGTCGCGCAATCTTCTTATCATCTTCCGACTTCTCGGGAGCATCCGGCAACATGTCCGCCGTATTAGTCTCAGAAATAACAGGCGTCGGCGCAGGAATACCGTCCGCCTTCAGCAACTCTGAAATTTCACCCTGAATACTCTTTTTAAGCCAATTGTCCCAGAAAGCCATTTAGTCACCCTATTGGACCATTGTACCCTGTACTGAGTTTAAGGGCTTTAAACCGTTAAAAGTTCCAGAGGAAGTTACCTGCTGAGTTGGCATTCTCGCCCTCTTCCTCTAGCTCGGCTTCTTTATCCAGTTCTCGGGATGTTCCGATCTTGCCCAATCGAGAAGTATCTGGGGCTTCAGTACTAATCTTAATTCCCTGGGTGAGGGCATACTCCATTGGGGTGGGCATTCTGTTGTAGTCACCAACGGGAGTCTGTAACCCCTCGAGGTCACTAAAGGCCAGGCCACCACCCAGAACGATAGTGCTCTTGCCAAACAGGGTGTGCATCATATATCGAAGGGCATCGATCCAGTGGTTGTCACGGTCATCGGGATCGTCGGTGAGCTCGCCAGCTGCATTAAGCTTGTAGTGGTACTTAGTAAACTCATCAATGAGCGGCTTGCACGTCTCCTCAGCCAGGAGCAGCTTGGGCTGGGAAAGACCAGGAACACGTAAAAACTTCTTCACTGTCTGGATACTAGCATTGATCTCTGGCTTAATAGCGTCGTTAGCACAGGGTAGACCCGCCTTCTGCATTTCTAACACGGAGCCCTTATCTGCAAGGTCAGGTGCATATAGTTGACAGCGATACTTGTTATGGTACTTGGTCTTGATCTGGTGAATCCACATAGGCTGTGAGATATAGGTCATGCCGTCGCACTTGACAATGTAGACATTCTCATTCTTATCTACGAAGGCATAAACGATTGTGTGCGGGTTGCTCCAACCCCAGTCGATGCCGCCGTAGCAAGGCAAGCCCATCTCCAAGCACTTCTTAACGAACAGATCATGAGTACAGTTGCCTGGGAACTCTTTACCAGTGAGAGTGTACCACATCTGGTTCCAGCTCTTGACGTGAGTCTTTTCCTCGAACTCCTTGAAGACGATACCTTCTGAGGAAGGTTTGAGGTTAAATAGCTGAGATGCTGCCCAGTCGTAGCCTTCACCAAGGATCTTCTGATTGAGCTCATCGATGGTCTTAAGCATGTTCGACGTCGAGACTTGCTTCTTAGCATCGCCACGACAGAATACAGCAACCGGACACGTACGGCACTTGTCGTACATTCCTTTCTCTAGAAAGTAGTCCTTCTGCTTTGAGGGCTCCAGCTTGTCATAAGCCTGAGTCGTGATAACCTCGCCCTTCTCTACATTGAGGTAATAATCGGTGGGTGTTGTGCCGGATCGTTCGTCCGTGCATCTCTCCGTGAATTCCAGGGCCGTCCAGCAACGAATATGACGTACGCGTTCCCCTCTCTTGTTGATCGCGTTTTCCATCATCTCATTCATGAGACCGGCACGCGACTTACGAGTAGAGATACCGATACGAAGCGGCTTCTTGCCCTTCTTCGTATCCAACATGCCCGCTACTTCCTTAATGGCCTTGAGGCCTTCACCTTGCAACGTATCGAGCTCATCGCAGGAGACAAGCGAACAGTGGACGCCGTTAAGCGCCTTCATTGTGGTAGGCAGAATTTCCATAGCACACTTGGTGCCATTGACCTCGAAAACGCTCTTAGACATCGTGTTCTTCTGGAGGATCTTCTCACTCTCGGGGACTCCGGGAGGATCAATGATAGCCTTGACGTTAGGGGCGACACAGAACTGCTGAATATACTCGTATGCACGTTCGGCCTGTGACATAATAGCGCCAACGTGAGCGATATCGCGCTGATCGTGAAGCATGATCATGAACTCTGCGATAGCTGCACCGAGAGTCTTTCCAGAACCTCGGGACGCGACATAGAGCAACTCCTGAATCTTGTCGGGGTTATTCTTATTCACGCAGATATCGTAGATCTCCCAAACAACCAGAAGGGGATTGGTATCCGCATGTCTTGAGACTGTAAAATCAGGAAGATCAAGACCAAGAAAATACTTAATCCATGCCTTTAACTCAGCCTTAGTCTTGCAAGGCTGAAGCATGATCTTGCGCTTCTGCTCTATTGTGAGCCCTGGCTGCGTTGTCTTCTTTTTAGCCATTGTCAATGTTCAAGATCGTCACTTCTTCAACTTCTTCCTTGGGGCCCGGAAGCTGACGTCTATCCTCGTGTGAAGTAAGGGCCGAAATCATCGGCGAGCTCTTTCCCTTCTCCCCGCCGGCAGTTGCACCAGTCACAATCTTCAAGAGAGTGTCCGTGATGTCTTTATAATCCTTAATAGAAGTAATGCGGAGCGCTGGCTTAGGATTGTTGCTCGGATCGCGAACATACTTGGACATACTGTCCAGGTGTTCAGCATTAGCTACTGCCATCATGCTAGTTAGAAAGTCAACCTGATCGAGCACACTCTTGACTACTTTTGCCTGTACTCTATCCTTGAGAGTAGACATCATACGATCGCGGTCTGCAGGCCAACGCTTGTAAGCGGCCGTAAAGGCAATCTGTCCAAAGGGATACTGAGGAAAGTTCTGTGCCAATTTAACAAGAGGCTCACCAAGAAGATACAGTTCGAAAAGTTTAGCTGCCTCAAGATCAGGAATAGCTCCGGCTGTCTTGTGAACACGAAGCCAACGAGTGGCTAGCTTAATCTCTTCTGCCGAGAGACCATATTTTTCTTCCTCTGTGAGAGATGTCTTTAGAGCCATTCTTAAGTTCCTTTTAAACTATCTTTATACCACGAAGTGGAAAAAGTGTCCCACGCAGGGTTTTGTTGGATTATCGATATAACGTGACGCAGACGATTTATTCCAATTGACTTAATACTAGCGATATCCACCAACGAAACATTCAATATCAACAAGTGAATAACTGACTGTTCTAGGTCAGTAAAGTTATCAAAGACCCACTGCAGATTAAGGTCAGAAGGGTGTCTGATTTGCTTCCAAATAGTAACTTGGAGCAATTCCTCTTCACTATACTGTTTGCGTATTTGAGACAAGTGAGTTGACAAAGCAGAAAGGTCATTATTCTCTAAATAATGAACCCACAATTCTTGCTGTTCGTCTTTATCCGTTGTCAGACGGTTGATGAAACTCACTGTCTCCGTTGTCGTCATTGTCAGCCTCAAGACCATCTACATACGAGTCAAAGCTGATAACGCTAGCTTTTGCAACCCACTTGGGGCCACAATAGTCAACTACAAAAGAATTAAGCACCTTCTGGAAGTCGAGGCAACCCTCACGCTTCAGAAGCCGCTTAAATCTCCATAGCCCAAATATCGACGTTGATGAAGATAGCTTTTGATATTGGGCGATCTTCTCGAGAAGACCAGGAGTGACATAAATGATGTAGTCGACCAGTTTCTTCTCTGGAACTACTCTTACCTCTACTGCCTGAACGTCCTTATGAACAATCGACCCACAGAAAAAGAGCTGATTTTTGATAGTATCGGACACCAGCCCGTTGTTGAGCAACCAACGATCGGAATCCATAATCTCTGTAACATCAGTCTTTTCCATAATTTACCTACTCGCCTATTATATCAGGTCGCCTGGGACTTAACTTGCTCGAGTACTTCCTTGGCCTTCTGTAAAACCTTGTCTTTATCTAGACTTCCACTATAAACCCTATTTACAAACTCAGAAAGAACTTGTTCCATAGATATAGCACTAATTGCGACCTTCTTACGTTCCTTATCTGTAAAGACCGTCTTAAGTCTTATACTCAGACCTTTGACTAGCTTTAGATACTGAGGAGACTCGATATAGGCAACTACTTCGGCTTTAGGTCCAGTGATTTCGATGAGGTAATGATGACTTGTAGTTCGGTCAGACGTAGCCTGTTCAAGAGCCATATGAAGTCCATCAGCTCCCTGCGCGCTTGATATCTCAAGCTTAATGGTTTTCCATGAAGGCATAGGTGTCGGAGTGAAAGAAAATTCAAACGTGTCTGTGTCGAAGGTACTAATACCCTTAATTTGGTTGGCATCGGAAGCATCCTGGCTATAAGGTGATCCCACATACACGACCTTCCCCAGGTCGTGTTTCTTGTGGATATGACCCGAAATGATGATATCTGCACTCACAGTATTAGCATCAATCCCCTCATTAGCATTAATTGCACCGTAATCGGCACCTAGGAAGGTCTGATGGGCAATGCAGATTGGCTTAGTCTTTGTCGGGAACTTCTTCTCATCTGCCATGAACGGAACAAACGTCATCCCAAACAGATCCTGAGGCTCGTCTACGACAAACAGATTGTTGATGCGTCCCTTGAAGGGGAGGAGAGCGTGATATTTGGAGTCTTTAGGGGAAAAATAGTCATGATTACCCGAAACGTAAACATACGGAATACCTGAATCAACTACGTGATATATGTGAGCCATTAGCTCATTGAGCACCTCGGAGCGAATGACCGCATGCGTATCCGTAGCATCACCTAAATTAACCACTAAATCTGGCTTTTGATCTTCAATAAACGTATTTAACCAAGTAAGAAACTGTAATGCAAGAGAAAACTTATTAATGCGAAGATGCATATCTCCAATGAACAAAACTCTCATTGTCTATCTCCTTTGCTTCTGTTGTCTTCTTGCCACAGTGGCTGCAAATTAGTATAATGACAAGCCTGTTTGACTTGTTGCATATCGAGCATATCAAACGCAGCTAACGGTTTAATGTGGTCAATTTCCCACAAACCATAATTGTCCCAGGTCATTCCTGATTGAAACTTTGACTCTAAGTATTTTTTAAGTTCTTCAACAGAGCACCCTAATTCATCAACTGCAGAAGCAATTTTAGGTTGTTTAGTTCGCTTAAGAAAGTTATAAAGGCGACGTCTTAAGTTTCCTCTAAGGCGGGCCTGCGGATTTGAGTTTAAGTATTTAGTTTGAGACGCTGCAATTCTGTCCGGATATTTTTCAACATATTTAGCTCTACTGACTCGAGTCGAATTGGGATTGTTTTTAGCAAAGAGACGCTGATGCTGAGCATGAGCTTCCTTATTTTCTCTATTCCATTTTATTGCTCTCTGCTTGTCACACGATTTGCATTTAGAGCGAAAACCCCCAAGACCGCGCTTATCCTTATAAAAGTCAACGGTTAACTCTCCTTCAATTCCGCACTTAGAACAAATCTTTTTCATAGGGTCCTTATACAAGTATCCGGCGATAGGCTATATTGCTATAGCCCACCCGCCGGATAGTCCTGTGTATTCTGTTATTCTTCGTCGAAACTGAGAGCACCGAGAACATCATCATCGTCACCGATGACGACGCCATCTGCATCAACCTTGATTTCAGTCGAATCCTGATGACCATGACAAGCCTTCATCAGTTCTTCCTGAACTTCAGGAGAGGCAACGATGAACTGTTTCATGTTATCCTCTCCCTTAATCGGGGGATGCTTCCCGAACGCCCACATCATTGCATTAGGCTTACCAGTTGTTTCGCTAATCGGATGGAAGATAAGACCTAGAGTCTTCCCTAGATCAAACAACTCTTCACCCGTGTTGATAACCCCCTTGTCGTAGTGATAAGCGAATTGAGCAACACGGGCAGGACGACCAAGGCGATTCTTCTTCACCTTGACACGAATGACGTGACCGACCTGATGAGCAGAACCGGACAATGCCGTACCTGACTCAAGAACACCAGCCTTTGTATCGAGCTTGGTAATCTCGAGCATAGTATCTGCGGCATGCTTGAGAGCACGGCCTTCCGTGATGACATACGGATTGCGCTTTGCCTTATTAGGGTCAATCTCCATCGTCACCTGCTGAATAAGGAAGGCAAGAAGATTGAACTCAGCCACAATCGGGATAATCCACTTGAGAGCCGTAGGAAGATAAGAAGCACCAGTACCGCCCATCTTCTGGTCAGTGGTCTTCTTCATGTTCTGTTCCTTAGGATACAGGATTGACTTGATCGAGTCAATAACGAAGCCACGGATTGGCGCCCCGTCCTGCAGAAGCTCCTTCATCTCTGTCTTCATATAATCGAAGATGAGCTCAGGATTGTTGGTGCGGCGGAGATAGAGACGTTCCGCATCACCGCCGATCTTCACGAATAGGTTGAGGTTGAATGAGAATTCAGCATCAAACCACACGAAGATGGCCTCAGGGTCACGCTTCTGTAGGTCTGCGATAACCATCATCGCAAGCAGCGATTTACCTGATGACTCGGGGCCGTACGGAACATAGACCTTACCAGGCTGGAAACCACCGATATCGAGCGCCCAGTTAAGCGAAGGCGACCGTGACGGAATAACCGGCGGCAGGGCTGTCTTCAGCTGCGACGCGACGATACCGAAATCGCCCGTCATCTTGGAGAGCCACTTATTAGCCATTAGCGAAGCTCCGAGATTTCCGCATAGACCGGACGGCCAACACGGGGAAGACGAACGTGGCGAGGAAGACTACGCGTTGTCATGACAGTCGGGAACCCTTCCTTATTGGGCCGTGCTAGCGTGAATACTGTAGCAACACCATCCACATCAGCAATTAGCTCTTCGCCAATGAAGCCATGCTTGAAGTGATAGTCGTTTAATTGGGCCAATGATACCGTTACTAGTGTTCCATCTGTCTTTGATCTTTTAGTTAGTTTGATTTTCATAGGGTATTCTCCAGTTACATTCCTTCATACGGCGTCATGTTATTATCCCCGTACGTAATCTTCTTCAGTGTATCGTGGCTCTGACGAAGTTCACTCAACTTACTCTTGAACAGAACCACAGTGGCTTCAGTCATTGCCTTGTTGTCTTTTGCCTTAACCACGTCAGGATCAATGTTGACGTATTGCTTCCGTGCTTCTGATGTATCCTTGATACCTTTCATATCAAGGTACGCTTTTGCGTTCTCTAGATAGGCGATGGATTCAGCATACTCGAGAGCAGCTTTAGCTTTATTGTCGGCCTGAACAGCCTTCGCTAGTAACGTAGCGGCGACATCCTGTCCGAGAATAAAGTCCCGTAAATAGACGGGAGCCATCATCTTTGATACCGATGATAGCTCCTCAATCTTGTTTACGTATTCTGCTAATCGAGTAACATCCACCACTTTCGTGGGAAGGTCACTCATTTATGTTATCCTCGAAGGATCGCGTCTGCTTGAGCCATGAAGTCGTCATCGTCCGACACGACAGGCATTGCTGGCTTCTTGGTGGCAGCCTTGGCAACGGGAGCAGCTTCCTCTTCATCGTCCGAATCCTGAAGCTTGAGTGCAACCTTACCAGCCGGCTTTGCTGCTACAGGAGTTGCCTTGACCGGAACAGGTGCTGCACCCTCGGCCTCATCGTCCGAATCGAGATCCACAGGAATTGAGAGGTTGGCTTCAGGGCACACCTTGTAGAACGTATCGAGGTTTGCCTGAAGGACGTCATTCAGATCGTCATATGTATTGGTCTTATAGACCGCGCTGAGGTCATAAGCGAGGTTGTCGAAGTTCTGCACGAGAGCCTCAGGAAGCGGAGTGCGATCGTCAACGAATGAGATGTTGTTGCCAACCTTCTGCTTGGTCTGGAGCTTCTCGACCTTGTATTCCGTGTCAAAGCCTTCGCCAGTACGCTTAACATTGAACCACACGCCAGAATCATCATCGTTGCTGTTGAGCGAGGTCGGATCCTGATTGTAGTCGCGGATATACTCGTTCATGCATGCCTTCATGTCCTTGTGTGCTGAGCTCTTGAGCTCCAGAAGACCCACAACACCAGCCTTGTCAGCTGCATTGTAAAGATAAACAGTCTTCGGGGACACATCGCGGATGAACTTTGCAAGACGCGCGAACTTCGGATGCTTCTGAACGCTCTTGTCGTCCATACCACGGCCCTTGAGCGTACCTTCCATCTCATCAAGGCGCGTACGGAGATCCGTAACAAACTCAACAACCGGGTCGCGCTTCTCGGTGGTCAACGAAGAGGCATACGGACGAACACGACCACTCGAGGGGTCAGTGAGGCCCCAGATAATCTGCCACTTGCGGTACGGGTAACCGTTTGAGCTATCACCAAACGGAGGGAGAATGCGGAAGATGTTGCTGCCGCTCTTCACCTTGTGACGAACCCACTCCTTCGAAGTCTTCAGCGAGTCCATATTCAACTTGATCTTAGTATTTGTATTCATAGGTTATTCCTTAATTAGTCAAAGGGTATCTTCAAAATCAGCTAGCTGATTCCTCAGATTGCTCCTTGGTTACAGCCGGCTTTCCAACAATTTTCTTGGGTTTCACACCAAGATATTCATCTATGTCCTTCTCTTCAATTGAGTCAATACCGTTTCTAGTGAAAGCTCCAGTATCGCCCCAATCACCGACATAATAGATCAACTTAACTCCATATGGCCGGTTTCTAATATTATACTCCAAAAACTTCTCAAACGCGAGAGGGCGTTCATTTTTCAGCAACCGAATGATGATGCGGCTGAGCTCCTTCTCATCCTTAAACTCCAAGCCCTCATACTGAGAGAGTGGAATCTTCAAGATCTGAAGGTCGGTCTCAAACTTCTGCTGGATGAGGGTAAGAATATCCCTCATGTGATTAAGAGCAGTGAGGTTTCTCTGAGACTTACGGTGAGAAGCCGCTCTGATCTGTTCCAAGAAGTCGGGTGACTGCAAAACAACCTCATCCTTACGGAGGGTAGTTGGAGCAGTCTTGACGCTTACAAATTTAGCCATGTATTAATCTCCTGTGGGGAGATTATACACGCGCGTTTAATCGTCTGAGAGACGCTGAATTTCATGTATATCTAAGCAAACTGGAGTCTTCCAGCCCGGCTTCAACTCGCCGCGGACATACACGATGGTGTTCTTATTCCACCCGAAGGCCTTCTTGCCTTTCCAGTCAACGCACTCAATAGTAGCGTACCCATCGGACAGGTTTACAGCCACCTTGGACCACGGACGGCCACTCTTCTTAGAAACACCAGACGTAAAAGATGATGACTCATACAGAAGAATCAAGCCGACATCCTTATCTGTTTTTCCGCAAAAGCCCTCTGCCACCTTGATATTGGCCAAGACCGGAACCGAGCCCATCTTGAATGGGACAGCCGTCCGACCGGTCTCCACAAGAGAATTGAGCTCAAGAGAGGCTTCATCTGTGTGGTATCGCTTGACCAGATCCATGATGTCGGGATTGCTGAGTAGCGTCTTATTGAAGACCTTGTTGGTCTCCTTCTCCATTAGGAAGATGGACAGGGGATCAAACTTGAACACGTCCTCGTGCAATTTAATTGGCTTCTTGCGCAACTTCTTGAAGTCCTCGATGAACTTCTTACGGCGTTCGGCATAAGGCACCATGTCGTCCTTAACCATCAGATCGTCAGCGGCCCGACCTTTAATTAGGGCTGAGATGCCGCCGGTATTGCACTTGGCGTGGTCAATTCGGGCCACGAAGTCTTCGAGGTTCTCGAACGGGCCCTTTGTGCAGAGTTCATGCACAACCTTAGGTCCGATACCCTTCACCACTGAGAGTGGAGCATAGATGTACTCCTTTCCCAAGCCCAAGGGATCTTCGTTACGCACCACAAAGCGGTCAGAGGGATTTTTCAGCGACGGGGGACGAACAATTTCACCAAGCTTGGAAACATAGCGACGAAGCTTATCTTCAGCTAGGTCTAGGTTGAGCATTGAGGCCCACCACTCAAGCGGATGATGGTGCTTCAAATACATCGTAATATAGCCCAACTCTCCGTATGCGTACGAGTGAGACCTGTTAAAGGAGTAGCGGGAGAATGCCAAAATTTGCTGGCAAACCTGCTCGATGGCATCATCATCCCAGCCACGAGATCTGCAAGAAGTACGGATCTTATCGAAACAATTCATGATAACTTCCTGCTTCTTCTTCGCGATAGCGGACCGGATGATGTCCGATTCCTCCCAAGAATAGCCTGCAATCTCGACCAGGAAGCGCATGACGGATTCCTGGTACACGAAGACACCATTGGTCTCCTTTAGAATCGGTTCGAGATCTTCGTGCAGATAGGTAAGGCTCTTGACGCCGTTTCGCACGTCCATGTAAAACTGAGCCGCAGTCGAGTCACCAAGTGGTGCGTCGAGAGCACCAGGGCGAGCCAGAGCTGTGAAGTCGGCTAGGGCCTGCCGATTAAGCGGGCAGAACTCCTGTACCATCCCCTTAATGAGATCAGTGTTGAACTGGAAAGACGAGTCCGTGTCTTTCTTATAGAAATCTGCATAGACCTGCGGATCTTCAGGAAGACGATAGATGAGAGGCACGCCGTTCTCTTCCTGCAGATAGTCAATGCCTTTGTCTTGCATCAGCTTAATACAATCGGAGACAGCAGTAAGCGTCGAAAGACCGAGAATATCTGCCTTTACCAGGCCGCTTTTCTCGACCATGCCTGCATCATACTGCGTAACTTGAATCTTACCTAGATGGTCGTCGTCGAGCATCATTGTGGGAACTCGGTCCGCTGACAAGTCTAGCGTGGAAATAACGAATGCCGACGCGTGTCGACCCCAGCCACGGACTGTACCGATGAGCTTATCAACCATCTTCTGGATCTCAGGGTGAATTTGGAAGAACTTCGCCAAGGTCTTGTTCAGTTCTACAATCCCGTGGTTGTAGTTGCCTTCCTGGTCTGTGTATCCATACAAGAAGTCATGCTCATCAACACCCTGAGGTGAATCGGGGATTGTTTCACAGATAGCCATTACCTCTGGATCATTGCCTTTCTTGCCATATAGAGCATACATTGCATCTTTAATGGCATTTTTTGTCTTCATCTTCTGGAACGTTGCAATCTGCGCAAAGCCTAAGTTGTACTTATCTTGCAAGTACTTCATGATGAGGCTGCGGTCACGATCGCCGAAGTCACCATCGATATCGGGAAACGATCCGGCGCGAATACGAGCATGAGATAAAAACCGTTCAAATGGAAGGTGAGCTTTAATAGGATCGATGTGAATGATCTTCAAATAAAACGAAAGCAACGATCCGCCAGCTGAACCGCGAGCCAGGTTCTGCAAGATACCCTTTGAGCGCGCAAATGTGCCAATGTCCTCATACACCAAGAAGTACGGGAGGAAGTTGAGCTTCTCGTTCTTCATGATGACGTCTACTTCAGTCTTGAACCGTTGAACATAAACGGGGTCATTGTTCCAGCGACCATGGAACTTAATTCGCTCCATTAGGTACCAATAAGTCTGCTGATCATAGTTATCGGGAGCCTTAGCCTTGATGTGCTCTGGAATATCAATTTTTGGCAGGTGATACTCGAACTTGAACTTGATGCTCTTGGACCGTTCGAGCGGAATGTAGGTATTGTCGATCCACTCTGAGAACCGTTCTTCGGTCATCCACTCCTCTCCAAGATGAACTTGGAGTTTTTTGAACATCTCGTCGGCCATGATCTGATGATAGCTCTCATGGAAATACCAGCCATTCGAGTTACCGTTCTTCAACAAGCAATCCTGAATGATCTTGTCCTCAGGATAGACAAAGTGTGCATCGGTTACCGGAACGCACTTGCCGCCGTGCTTCTCGACCATCTCCTTTAAGAAGAGGTTGTATCCACGTTGCTTATTGTGGTCGCATGTGCACTGGTCTGGTCCCTCTTCGACAGGGAACGCGTCAAAACTACCAGTCTTCTTATTAAAGTCGTGGGTTATATCACCGACGTGAAACTCAATTAAGAGATCGTCGCCGAACAGCTCCTTGTACATTAGGAACCGTTCTTCGGCGAGCTTCTTGTCTTTGTTCTTCATGATGGCCTGACCGATCGGACCGACAATGCAACCGGTCCCGAACATGAGACCAGCCTTGTATTGCTTGATCTGTTCGTAGGTCACTCTTGCTTTAAGAGAGCCATAATAGCTCACAGTATCGTTGTAGGCCAACGACGCGAGCTTCATCAAATTGTGGTAGCCCTCGTTCGAGCAAGCCCACACAGTAATGTGATAATGGCCTTCGTCTTCAGCATTGAGCTTCACATATAACTCAACACCGGGAATTAATTTCGCCGCATCCAAAGGGTACTCGGGACGAGGACTCTTCTTTGGGTTCTCCTTATTCCAGTCTTTGTTCTCTTTGTTGATGTTCTTAATGAGATCGGGCGTTCGAATGGCATCATACATGGAAATGGCCGTACCATGATCGGTTACGGCCAGTCCCGGCGTACCAGTTTCTAAACACCAACGAACCCAATCTTGGGGACTAGGTACGGCATCAAGCAAACTGTATTTACTGTGATTGTGCAGTTGAACTACAGGCTTAAACTTGGACATTAAACTCCTCTATTACAACGAAAATTCCATATCAAGATCTTCGGCGATAAAGACCTTCGCGCTCTGCAGTCTCTCAAAATAACCACACCATGGGGCGTAGAACTTTACCTCGTTGCCGTTATCCAAGAGTAGCTTGACTGTGGCGTCGGTCTTTTCGCCCTTGTGCCAATCAGGCTCTCTTACTTCTTCGTCTCGGTTCCACGGAGATTCGTTTTCGTACTTATACCACTTGTAATGCTCCTTGATACGCCGCAAGGCTTTCTTTGCATTTTCTACGTTTTGCCATTCCATCTCTAGAACAGTCGATGTGTCACGAGACCCAAACGAATCACCAGTTCGGTAGAAGACTTCAATTTTATAAGGCATCATTCGCCACGCTCCAATAGTTGAGCCAAAGTGAGCGGAGTAAAGTTAGAAACATCTACCCCCACGTTTATTGTTTTACCTCGACGTTTCCACTTCTCGTGAACGTGTCCGCAAAGGAAGTAATCGTGCTCCTCTGTCGGAGGCTTTTTGAACTCTGCAGGATAGAAGCGCTCGCCAGGGTCTTCATGCATCGGAATGTGTGCCAGATAAAGCTTATAGCCATCAAGCTCTAGGTAGAGGTTGCGGTGTATTTCATCCACGCCTGCATTCTTGAGCACAACATCCTTCTTATCATGGTTACCCTTCACCAAGATAATCTTGCCATTGAGGCGCTTACGTAAGAGTGCGGTCTCGGGAGGACCCATAAAGAAGTCACCGAGATGGTAGACTGTATCTTCTGGACCCACCACCGAGTTCCACTTCTGGATGAGCGCCTCGTTCATCTCCTCCACATTTGCGAAGGGTCGAGCGCTCAACTCGATTATACGAGCATGGCCAAAATGGCTATCGCTAGTAAAAAATACTGTCATATGTATCCTTATAGAAAAAGAAAATCCTCTGCCCACTTAACCGTGAGCAGAGGACTCTACGAGATGATATTGATTCGGATTAAGCGAACGTGAAGTTCAGGTCAATGCTGGTATCAACCGTATCTGAAGTATTGAGGGTGGGAGTACACTCAAAATCATAGATAAGTTGACTCGAGAGTCCTTCAGTGATACCACTTAAATATGCCTTCAAGATGAGATTGTCGCCCTTGTTGCCACGAAGAGCCGCAGGAAGGTAAGTCGTTGGGATTTCTACGGTGAACTTCTTGAGCCCCGCTGCTGCGTTTGTCTGCAGACCAGCCGTGATCGCATCCCACTGTCCTTCGCCAGTCTGAGTGCCAACAAGTGCCACACCCGCATCATGTGCATCCTTCAACTTCTGGGTTAATCCCGTCGATCCTGCAAAATACTGATCTCTTAGTGACATTTAGTCGTCTCCTTACTTATCATTTAGACCAGAAGTGGGATTAACACCACCCTGGATCTCAGCAATCTTATCAAGCAAGAAGTTAATCTTCGACTTCTCATAGCTCATAGCGCTGCTGTAGCCGGCATTCAAGTCCTTCACAATATTCTTGGCAGCCGTAAGCTTCTCATCTGCATTACGCTCTTCCTTGATCTGGCGGAGCTTCTGCTCAGCTTCAACTAGAAGCGCCATGGCTTCATCCTCATTGAGATTTTCCGCATTATCAACAAACGACTGGCTTAGCTTAGACTCGCTCATATTATTCCTTTTGGGTTAAATCATTCTTCATCATCAGGGCCCTTTGTACTATCGAATTCAATCCGGGAGTTTTCTTCTTAGCGAGATACTTCTTGAGAGCGGCCAGTGCTTCCTTGTTAGAAATATGTCCCTTATTGATTAGAACATCTAGATCATCAAGCTCCTGATCATACTGTAGCGTCAATCGGCTGATGCGTTCTGCTTGTGTCTTAACATCGTGGCAATCATCACAGATGCGTTGAAGATTTGATTTGGGGCACCAGAGTCGGGCAACAAACTCGTTCCAATCTACGAATCCATCCGTCACAGAGACAACCGGATCCTTGTGATCAATAGAAATCTTAGTGCTTCCGACCCAACTGCCACAAACTTCACATTGACGCTGGACCCAGTCCTTTTTAGCTCTCGAACCATCTTTAAGGTACCGAGGAACCGTGCGACGGGATTCCTGCATTTTCTCCACTACAGAAGGAGATCGGGCGAACGCCCTACGGAGCGCACCGCGAATTGCTGAGTTTTGGTTATAGGATGTAGCCATACGGCTATTTTACCCAAACTGAGTTTTATTCTTATTGCCGGACCAAAGAGCGGCGCCTAGATCAGTTTGAGCCGTAGACGGCTTAATCATCTTGCCAGTTAGAGATTGACCGTGAGCATACATTGCAGAGGCAATGCCCATACGACGATGAGAGGGTGTAACCTGGACATCCGAGGGCTTAAGAGAACCATCAGCCTGGTGCTCGAGAACTGTTTCCCCCACGACCCCGTGAACAGGATGAACGGCCTTAATGTGTGTGAGGTCGCCGACTCCACCCAAATCGTGGTGCTCATGCATGAATGTTATGCCATGGGAGGGGTCTAAAGTTCGCTTTTCAAGTGACCACTGGCCATTCTTCTCAAACTTCAAAATCTCTTCCTTAGGATTGGTGAGCTTCGTAGGGTTAGGATTCTTGAGTTGCTCAGCTACCTTCTGAGGATCCTTTTTAGAAGCGGGAGGCAGGCCACCAGGCACCTTATTTTCCTTTTCGGCCTGTTTTGCCGACTTCGGAAGCTTAGCCTCTGTGGGCTTTGGAATCTTCGGTGCTTTAAGCGAGAGGTCCGGCAGCTGAGATGGAAGCTTCGGAGTGGGAATTGTGGCGCCCTTTACAGCAGCGGGAACCTGAGAGTTGTTCTTTCCCGGCTTGGTCTTGATAGAAAGTAGGGACTTAAGCAACTGATCTGTCTTGCCGTAAAGGTCATCCATAGTACCTCAATCTTATCAGACTTGAGGTGTTATAGTCGAAATACCATTGCGCTTTTCGACCTTTAGAATCCGATCGAATGAGGCTCGCATCTCCGACGCATGGTCAATGACCACAACCTGTCTGTCACCAGACATGCCCCGTATCAATTCTAATGCAAATTCTTTACCAGAGGCATCCAAACCATCAAAGGCCTCATCAAACACGATAGGAGACACGTGGATGCCGAACTGCTGTTCTAAGACACCCAACAGAGCCATATCGGCACAGATAGAAAGGGCCTTCAACTCGCCACCTGAGAGGCTTCCCAGAGATATAGGCCGCCCGTCCATGATGATCGACTCAGAGAACTTGGCAGTGACTTCACCCTTGACGTTCTCCTTATAGCTTTGGAGTTCATATGTAAGATTGGGCCAAAGCATCTCTACGTATCCAGACATCTTCTCGTTGAACAGAGTAACAGTGGAGTCCAGGATATAAGCTTGGGCACCAGTGGGAGAATAGATAGCACTTACAGTCTTCTGAAGCTCGATATCTGCGGCAATGACCCCAGCCCCGTAATTAAGTGTATCCTGCCGATTTTGGAGCTCCTTGATCTTATTAACTAGTTGAGCATTATCTTTCAACTTCTTATTCAAATCCTGGATGTGGGATTCTAATGTCGAGATTTTAGCATTTAACTCTACGCTATTAGTACGGGCTTGCTCATACTCAGCAGATTCCTTCTGTTTGCGTTCGCAAAGCTTAGAGTCTAATTGATTGACCTGGGCTTCAGCGAGTAGAGCAGTATCGATCTCATCCATGGATTGTTTGAGCACGAGACGCTCTCGAGTGATACGCTCAACTTCAGCGTTGTGCATAGACTCTGCATGAGAATTATCAACAGCAGAGCCACAGGTAGGACAGGAATCAGACGCGTTGAACGGCTTGATCTTGCGACCAAGTTGCTGCCATTGACTGTTAAGCATATCGCGCTTAGTACGCAACTTGACAAAGTTGGTCTTTTTAGCAGAAATGTCCCTCTCTAGCTGCTGATACTTAGCAAGGTCAGGCTTGATAACGTCCTGGCTATCAGCAAGAGCCTTCTTAAAGGCTTGAAGCGTCTGCTCTTTCTGGGCAAGCTGCAACATAGATGCTTCCGCATCAATCATGGATTCACGGTACGCATCCATCTTTACCTGGCACTCTGAAGCCTTGTGCTGCAAATCCGAGAGAGTGACCTGCTTGGAAGAGATGATCTCGTCACACTTCTTCTTACACGCACTGAATTCGTCGAGATTCAACAACTGAAGCAAGAACTGCTTTTTATCCGCATCGTTGAGCAGAAGGAAACGAGAAGACTGGCCTGAATTGGCCTGTGAGCAATACACAGCAGTGATGAACTGGTTATAAGTAAGACGAAGCTTCGCTTCCCACTCTTCTTGAGTCAGCGTAAGGACCTCAGGCGTTCCATCGACATCACGCGAAAAAGTAACTCCCTTAGGTCGTGATCGTCGCACTTCATACGTTTCGCCTCCATGGACAAGCTTGACCACAACAGAGCCTTTCTTCGCTCCTCGTCTAACAATTTCGGAAGCACTAATCTTGCGAGGAAGCTTATCATAAAGTCCAAATGAGATTGCGTTAAGAATTGCCGTCTTTCCGGCGCCATTTGCCCTATCGACGTCATGATTCCATCCTTCCATTAAAACTAATCCAGAGTCATCAAAGTCAATGTGTGCTTTCTCGATACTTAAAAAGTTTTCGATGTCAACTGAGATTATGCGCATTGTGCTTGTCGCTCTTTTGAAGGTTCTCTTCGGCCCACAAAGGCTGAAGATTAGAATAATGGCAAGCTTGTTTTACTTCTTCTGAATTAGAGAGGTCAAAAGAGTTTAAAGGTCTAATGTGGTCAATATGCCAACCATCCTTAGACCAATTATCCCATGACATGCCGGGCTTCCACAATGATTCTAAATGCTTTTTAAGTTCTTCAACAGAGCAACCAAGATCATTTACAGCAGAACCAGTCTTTTGATTTTCTTGAAGAGCTTGATACAATCTAGACCTTAAAACACACTTCAATCGGTGAGAAACATCGTTATTGTAGCGTTGTTTTTCATAAGTTGATCTATAATTCCGCTTCCACTCTTTTATATGACCTGCATGAAGAGCATTATATGTTTGATGGGCTTTTAAGTATTTTTCTTTATTATTTAAGTAATGCTTATGTTTGAGTTCCTTATCTCTTTCTCTGTTTTGTTCCCTAAGTTGTTTATCGCACTGTTTACAATGGGACTTATATCCACTTGATGAAGCTTTCTTTTTAGAAAAATACGAGACAGGTTGTGCTTGTTTACATTTAGAGCAGGTTTTCATTTATTCTTTTGAGGCGGTCCTTTTGCTATAACCATCTCTCCTTTCTCGTTGTAAACGACCCATCCTTCAGCCAGCATTGTTTCCGTTGAATAAATACCACTTTGAACAAAACGTGGAACTTCAGTACTCCAAAAGTACTCAGATCTACGGTCCTGCAATTGCTTCTTGTGATCTTCCTCTTGACGAATGTTAAGAAAGGGATCTACCTTTTCCGTAACCTTTTTAGATCCAAGATTTGGAAATAATCGCTTAGCTAAACCCCCACATTTCTTGCACGGTTGTGCTTCCACAGAGACATCAACATATCGTTCAACCGTGTTACCACACTTCTCGCACTGGAAACGATACTTAGCCATTAGCGCACCTTCTTAAACGGATGCCAAGCAAGAGAAGCACCAAAATACGCAGAGGCTCCTCTGTCAACAACCGCCCACACTCTAGGTCCAACGTCGAACTTACCAATCTCAACATCCACACCACCGCCAGCTAGAAGACCAGGGTTGGTGCCGACACCAGCTTCAAGTACGAACGAGAGCTTCTCATACCACTTCTCTTCTAAAAGAAAAGGATTGACAGCGGCAAGACCAATATTGACGTCAAACTTATCTGAGGAAGACGTCGTGGACGTGCGCCAGGTACCATCTTTGTCCTGAGAAACGACCACACTAAACTTCAGAGGTGCAACCTGCTTCATGAGTAGCTTAGCACTGCGCTCCTCGGGCTTCTCACAATTAACGGTCGTGTATCCAGATACAGCGAACGGTTCAAAATCTGAACCGCTCTCGAATTCAACCTTGCGAACGGTTGCTGTCTCTGTGGGCTGAGGCGGCTTAACATTACCACTTGATTCAAGTTGCTTCTTGAGAGTGGCAATGATGGTGTTTGCAGTAAGTAGGTCCGAGCCCTGCGTCTTAAGTTGCTTACGAAGCGACGTAAGCTCTACGTCCTTAGTATCGAGGAGCTTAGCTAGATCATGGCTTTGAATTGTCAGCTTCTGATAGACACCCTGCTGGACCTCAATGGTCTTATCCCGTAAGGCGATCTCGTTCTTAAGCTTGACAATCTCTTCATTATGGGCCTGTTCGCGAAGCGTGATATATCCCGCAAAGCAAAGTGCAACAAGCACTAAAACACCCATACTGATGAGACCTACTTTAGTCGACTTTTCCATGGTTACTCCTGACCGACAGCGCCCGTCGAATCGCTCATCATGTCCCGGAATGCTGATTTCGAGAGGGCCAGCTGGTGCTCAAGGCCAACATCTCGAGGGGACACAACCAAACCGCCGAGTGTGCTGAGAATTGAAGCAACAGAGAGCGCATTACCGATGCTTACACGACACACCTTAGCAGGCTCAATAATTCCTGCCTGTTCGGGCTGAACTACCTGATGCGTGCTTGCATCAAAGATGTGAGTAGGAGGTGCGTCTGTGCCGGTAACAAATCCCCCCATCGCATTCCACACATCATTAAAATCTTCGCCACAGTTTGAGAGGAGAAGCTTGAACGGTTCTAATAGAGCCTGCTCCATGATGACCCAAGACGGGAGACGCTTCTCGTGTCTACGAATGATGTCAGCAAGAACAAGATGCACACCACAACCACCGGGAACGATTCCCTCTGCAATAGCAGAACGAACGGCTTCAACGGCATCCTCAACACGAGCCTTCTTCTCGCGTGCTTCAAGCTCCGATCCACCGCCTACCCAGATAGTAGAAACGCCGCCGGTAAGCTTAGAAATAGCAGCCTTAACGAACATAGCCTCACGATCATTAGGGGCAATAGCTGCAATGCTCTTGAGTTCAGCGATACGCGTCTCGAGAAGATCAGGATCTGAATCGGAGGTCAAGAAAGCTTCATACAGATTAATCTTTGCCGTCTTAAACGAACCAAACTCCAGCCCAGACTCAATAGCAGCATCAAGGTTCGCGGGATCATAGACTTTGGCACTTGTATAAGCAGCCAAGTCATGCAAGAACATAACGCGCGAGTTGGCCACACCGCCCATAGGCGTCTTGATGGGAACTACAGTGTATCCACCCTTTGTGGTCTTTGCTAGCTTATCGAGAACGACATCTGCAAAACTATGAGCAAATACGATGATGGGCTTGCCGTATAGATTAGTACCCTCAACCGCCTGCTGAATGGCAGAGGGAACCTTAAGGTCGTTCAGGGACCCGTCAAACAAGAACACAAGTCCCTCGTCCATCTTTGCCTGCTGATTCGCACGATCATTCATAAACGAGATGCCGATGGGACCAAGATCCTTAAGACCAGAGGTGACAATGCAGCCTTCCATCGTCTCAACTCGAATATCGGAATCATCGGCTTCTTCCACTAGAACCTGTCCGTCTTCTCCGGCTGCCATAACCGCGTCCACTGCTGCTGTAGCAATAATGGTATCCCCATTAGCACTAATGGTTGCGACATTTATCAATTCCTCCCGGGAATTGACCGACTTAGCGTGTTTCTTTAAAAACGTAACAATCTCGCTCTGATAGAGGTGATTAAGCTCATTAATCATGCGTTGGGGGTTGTATTTGGGGTTGGTGAGCAGGAATTCAGATGCGTTCTGAACAAGTGCATTAGCTAGCACAATGGCCGTCGTCGTTCCGTCACCAGCTTCCTTGGCAGTACGTAGACAGATTTCCTTGGCAGCCTCAACAATAACAGACTTCTGAGCGTTAGCCATGCCGATAGCCTTAGCCACCGTTACGCCGTCTTTAGTAGCAAGTGGAGCAAGATTATCGCGCTCAAGGAGAACAGTGCGACCACCCGGGCCTAGAGTAGAACCCACAATGGTGGCCATTTCCTTCAATGACTCTTGAACGACCTTTTTGATTTCCGTCTTGTCGGTCGTAATCTCTTTGCTCTTCATCTTTTCATAAAGCATTATTTGTCCCTCTTAATTCTGGTCTTATCGAGATGCTCTTTGAGCACTTGATCGCACTTTTTCATCATCTTGCTGTCTACGTTAAAACCATAAAACATATGTCCAAGATTCAAAGCCGCCTTCAATGAAGCAGTTCCGCCCCCAAATGGGTCAAGAATAATACTGCCTGGCAAACAATCCGTCATCCTGATTAGGAGTTCAGCTAGATCAACCGGATAAGCTTCATCTAACGATCCTGTTTCTACTTGCCATGTATTACCCGGACAACTCACATCTTCATCTGTCTGAAGATACCGGCGAATAGGAAGTCGATCTAGTTTCCAGACATCGCCATTGCAAAAATGCAAGACATACTCGTGTGAGTTTACGAGATTTACTTCAGAACGTTTACCCGGAAACCAGGTTTTCTCAATTACAATATTATCTATGTGAAAAAAACCAGCATCCGTCATTGCCTTTGCAATCTCAAAGGGCCGACTTTTGGCCTCAATTGGTGCATAACATATAAGAAACACAATCCCGTTTGGGATCATATGTTGTTTAAGTTTAGCAGCAAACTTCTTAAAGACTTCAACATCAAAACCATCCCGTTTTCTAATAGGGACTCGTGTAATACATACTTCTGTATTCATGGGCCAAACAGCATTTGCATCCATTGGATCAAGGGCTGATACCCGTACAGAAGGGTCATAAACATCTAAAATGGGAGTCGGTTTTGAAGGTGCCATCTGTATGTTATACTCCAGTTGACCCAAAACCACCTGTACTACGCTCAGTGTCTGTATTCACCTTATCAACTTGAGTCATAAAGAAACCCTCATTATAGGGGCTCATGATGAGCTGAGCTAATTTCTCACCCTTCTTAATAACGATAGGCGTCGTACGCATTACCGGGAAGCCTTCTTCATCAACTCTGTCAATGAGCCAGAGGTTCGTAAAGACAACGTGCGGAATACCTCTATAAGCCTGGTCAATAACACCAGCATAGACCATAAGTCCCTTAGCGCCAAGGCCGCTCTTTGAAGTAATCTCGGCCCAAGTATTCGGCGGGAGCTCCATACGAATATTGAGAGGGTGCTTCATAACCTGACCGGGATAGATAGTGATGTCTTCAGTGGCGTAGAGATCCCAGCCAGCATCAGTTGCATGAGCCTTAGTCGGCATTTTTCCGCCTTCTAAAACCTCAACCTTAATTTCGTATGTCTCGTTGTAAATTCTTTTAGCTAAGTTCTTAGCATTGTTAAGGGTAGTCGTATCCATTCAAATCTCCTAGTGATAGATCTTATACTTCAGGAATGGAATAGTTAGCAAACAACTGGTCACTATTAAAAACTAGTGAAGTACGATCGCGGGGTAAGATAAGAAGTAAAAAATACTTCTTCTCTTGACTAAATCGATACTCTTTTCTTTCTTCTAGTATTGATTTGAAAAGAGAAGAAACAGAATTTAATTACCATCCCTTGGGGACAGTCGTTCTAAGACATAGAACAGTATTCTTATTCCAGAATCTAAAATCATCTCTAAGCCAAGACAGTCTGTTTTGTTCAGAGCCTTCTTCAAGAGACCAGCTACCTTCCGTGAAGGGCTTACGTGTGTGAAGCCCACCTTGAAATAGACCTATGATCCTAGTATGTCCAGCTATAGTGCAACCAAGATGATCTGCAAGTGTTCTCGAGAATCTCTCTCCTAGCTTTCCGTGGAACAGACTACAAACACGGAACCAAACAACAGTATCAGGATTGACATACGCAGCGAGCCAGAAGAATTGATAATCAAAGTGCGGCATTTCGGCAATCCAAATTGTTCCTGCACTTCCATGTCCCCAATACTGAATACTGGAGCAAGTTTTTCCCTTGCTCTTGAGAATGTCTCTCATCTCCTCTAAAGATTCAATTCCATAGTATTCGTCGACTGCACCAAATAGCTTCTGTAGCCAGCAACCCACGAGCCACGAAGTCTTAAGTAGCCACTGCAAAAAACCTTTGCCAGGCTTGTTGTCGTAAAATGTCACTTTCATTTTTGTTCTCCCGTTGAACTGAAAATCTTAACTTTCTCTGTTATGTCTTGATAATAATTAATTCGATTGTGAGCATGTCGTGTGAGTTGAGCTGACCCTAGTGGGATGTAGTCCAATACGACGCATTTAGTCTTCGTTGAAGTCTTGCGCAAACTGCGACCCACGGCCTGGATGACCGGACCCTTTGATGCAACAAAGTTAGCCATGATTAGGACATCCACGTTTTGCGTATCGGTGCCTTCCCCAATACGTCCGTCCGTTCCTACAAGGCCCTTTACCTTTCCCTTGTTCAGATCATCGACGTAATCTTGTGATTTAGAATCTTCCCCGGTGGCAAAAGGCACTCCAAGCTGTTTACTAAGCTCTTTACCATGTTCGACTTCGTCGACTAATATCAACACAGATCGACCAGCATTTATCATGTTAAGTGCGTCATTATAAATGATATTTTTTATAATGGAATTGTTTAACACGTGTTCTTTATAGTTTTTAATCTTGTTGTCACCAAAGTCTTTGCCGCCAGTATTAACTTCTCGGACAATAAAGTAAGGTTCTGCAAGAAAGCCCTTTTCAATTCCCCACTTTACATCTCGACGAGCGATTACAGGACCACAACCTGCTGTAATCATGATGTCTTTGCCGTCAGAGCGATAATCAGTAGCTGTAAGCCCCAACACCTTTCCTACTCCTGCAACTGCTTCTGCGATATTGTAAAATGTGTCGGCGGCTATATGATGAATCTCATCGAAAATCACGACTCCAAAGTCGGCATTCTTAAATTCTTCGGTGTTTCGGGTAATAGATGCCGCTATTCCAATAGTGATATCGTTTATCTTTTTCTTGCCACCACCATAGAAACCGACCATGTTCTTACCGAAAGCGTCCACGCATTGCGTGTAGAATTGTTGGGCAACCGAATCTGACGGACACACGATCAGTGCATTGCGCTTATATTGCTTAATAAAGTGCAGCGCAGTAAGAGTTTTGCCCAGACCCGTCGCGAAATTAACAATTCCCCGATATTGGGTAGCATTCATTAGGAGGTTGATTACCTCTAATTGGTAGTCACGAGGAGAATGCGGCGTTTTATCCCAGGGCAGCGAAATCTTTCGGCCAGTTTCTTTCCGTAAATCTGTGTAAGTTAAACTAGGGAAGTTTTGCTCAAAAAGGGTGATAAAGCCAGAGGGGACAGTAAGAATATTAGCGTCTAAGCTATAGACCTTCCCCTTTACTTGCTTTTGCAACTCTACATAAGCTGCGCTAGTTCGTAAATACGGGTTCTTGCTCATACGCTTCAATTGATATTGTTTGGCCTTATCGGTGTATGATAGATTTGTCTTGACAAAATCGATCACGTTGTCAGATGGATCTGTGATAGTGAGCTTGTCGTTTGTTAAAATGAGGTTCATTGGTAGTATTGTACTTCATAACTTCATGGGACTATGATCTCTATCTACCTCAAATCATTGATAAGAAGGCCCCTTTTATTCTCATTGTAAAATATGAGATGAATCCATCCACATTTACCAATACTTAAGGAACCGTAATGGCTTCTAGATACGATCTATTATTTGAACAATGGAAGGCGACTCTAGCGAGTCGAGACAGACGGTCAGCTTCTGTTCAAGGGAATTTTGAAGAGCTCTTTGAGATTATGAAGAGTGAAGATCTTTCTCTTGAAGAAGCATATGAGTACATGCCGAAAGCCGTCAAAGCACACGCTCCAAGTGCTTCACTAGTTAAAACTATGTTTAAAAAACTCAAAGGCGGCCCTACCTTTAACCATTTAAGTGAGCGAGACTTTGAGGAGCACTGGGTTGGAGAGATTGAAGCAAAGGCCAAAGCGGCCTTTTTTAATATTTACCCGTTGTCGGTTAAGAAGAAAAAGGTTGAACAAGAAGAAACTGAACCAGCTCTCTTTGGCAATATGACAGCCAAGGAATATAAACTTCAGCGCGAGCACGCGGATGCATTTCCGCGTCTCACTGTAGAAGAGATACAGCGACGTCGGGCTGCCGCGTTAGCAGCTGCGGAATATAATCCAATGGACGAGATCGAAAGTATCTTAGGGAAGGGAACGAGTGGCAACACTAACTAAAGAAGAACAAGAGCGAAATCTAGCAAGATCAGGCGTAAGAGTTGAGCAAAAGGTTGATATCTCACTCGATGAGATTACTGAGTTTGGTAATCCAGAATCGATGATGAAAATTGTACAAAGCGTCGCTAGCTATAAAAAGATGGTGAGTCAACAGATCACTCTCATTAATGATAGCTTGTCGGCTGCCATTCCCTTCACGAGAGAAAATCTCTATCTCTTTTGTGCACTATCTGGCAATGGCAAATCAACTGTTGCAGCAAATATCTCGTGGCCGTTATGGAAACAGAAGAAGAAAATTCTTGTCATTTCTAATGAGGAACCTGAACAGGATGTTCTTTTTCGTATTGCGGCTCTAGAGCTCGAAGCTGACTTCAATGAATATAAAAAGGGGCGAATGGCGCCAGAGACGATCAGCAAGTGTGTTCATCTTTGTCGTGATATTGCTCAATATGTTAAAGTTCTCGACGTCTCGTGGCGAGAAGGCGGCACAACTAAGATTGAATGGGTACAGGCTGCTCTTGATAAGATTATTGGTCAAGGCTTCTCGGCAGTACTTATCGACTACTATCAGCTGATTAAAGACTCAGTTCAAGATAAAACGCGTTCCCGCTACGATGTCTTGAACGATTTTCGTATTTGGTTAGGTCGATATATTAAGAAGTGTGAGATCCCCGTGTGTATGTTCGTACAACTTTATTCGCTAGGGAAAAAGGGTGGCGTAAAGGATATTGATGCTCGCATTAAGGAATGTTCGGCTGTGGTTGAACCTGCCACAGTGATTGTGGAGGTTGTTCCAAATGTCGAAGAAAAGACATCAGATTTTTTGATTCATAAGGATCGCTTCGGCAATCAGGGGTGGAAGATTACATGTCCGTATCATAAAGGAAGATTCTTAGAAGAGCTTTCAGAACAAGAATTAGCAATTCGTAAGGCAGCCATGACTCGCGAACGGGCAGAAAAAGACTTGGACGCATTTATGGATAAAGCAAAAGATGACGAACAGTTTTCTGGTGAAGATTTTCTTGCGGGGAAAAGAACATGAGTGGTCTTTCGACTAAAAAATGCTTAATTTGTAAGCGACCCAACGACACTCTATATTGGCACAAGGACCCCGAGAGTGGGGATATTTGGGTCTATTGTAAGGGAGTGTGTCAACGCGGTTATTCTCTTAGACAGTACTGCTATTTGGGCGAAATTTCATTACCTGAATTCCTTAAAGGCGACTTTGACTTCAAAGAAGCTACACCTAACGAACTTCAGGTGATGCAGTGGCCAATCAAGTTTATTCCGCTTTCTGATCCTCGAGCTCAAAAAGGCGTAGATTACGTGCAAAGTCGAGGTCTTAATCTTGACGGCGACATGTACTACGATGTAGATCGTGAAGGAATAGTGTTCCCCTATTATTTTCAAGATCATTTTTGTGGCGCCCAAATCCGCTTCCTCAAGACGCGAATCAACAGAGACGGAGATGAACAGAAGATCGACACGCTTCCTGGTACTCGCTTAGGCATGCTCTTTGGTATGTGGAATCAAGGACCGTTCGTTACAAACATCAAAGCTGTTGGCGTTTGTGAAGGATATTTCAATGCCCTTAGTCTTCAACAGGCCTTTAATATCAAGTATGGTGGCATAGCGCGGAATCCATGGAAGTTCATTTGCACGTCGGGTTGTAATGTCACTAAGCACCATCAGGAAGTTTTGAAGGAACTTTGTAATCAGGGGATCAAGGTAATTGGGGCTTATGATGCAGACGAGGCTGGCCAGGATGGCCTAGCAAAGGCCGTTAAAGCACAGTGCATTACTCACATCTCTACAACTCTAGACGATGAAATCGATTGGAATGATCTTCTAAAAAGAGAAGGCCACGAGGCAGTCGCAAAGCGTTTTATAACCAATTTACAGAAGGTTCAAAGTGTCTAATATTAAGCGAGACTTGATGAAGGAAATCGAGGCTAAAGTTGCTCGAAAAAAGCGAATTGCAGCTCAAGTTTCTGAAGTTAAAACTGTAAGCAAATGGGTTAATGAGTTCTTCACTGAGTACGAAAAGATAAAGAAAACTGAATGGTACTTGCGCTCTCTTGCCGTAGATCAACTGCGTCACAAATTAAGTAAACTAGACAAGAATTGTCAAGTCAACTTTCTCGATCTCAACGAGCCTCCAACCATTGAGATTTATTGGTCAGAACCGTTCGTTGAGGCCAATAACTGCGAAAAAGTCTTAGTTTTTGATGTTGCTTCAGCTCTCTTTGAGAGCGCCATGGAAGAAATGTAATTACCAGCAAGCGTTCCACGTACTCCCATCGTACACGTAGAGTTTATTGTAAATCCCGCCCACGAAGATAATATCGCCTGCTACTCCAGAATAGGATGAAGGAGCGACCGAACCATCATGAGCGACCACGCGAAGTGTAGGTGAACCAACAGCACTCTGAACTTGAAGAGCACGACCAGTATTTGAGTTGGCCACACGGACTGCCGTACCAACCGACGATGAATCAATGCGCAATGCATTAGAATCATTAGTTGTATCTGAGTTAGTAATCCAGATGTTGGCGTTTGACGCTCCAGGCGAAAGTGTTGAGAACATTCTTCCCGTAAACGTTTTAACCCCTGTTACTGTTTGAGTCGTGCTGCCCGTAATTCTTAGGAAATTTGTGTCTGTGTAGTTTTTAGTGGCGACATCCTGTGCCGAAGAAGGGTCTGCCACGTTGTGAATTTGTGCGGCTGAACTTAATTTAGAAATAGACCCATCAACTTCAAAGCGCCATCCTTCTGGTGCATCATAACCAACAGTAAGAGGAGAAATACCTCCTGCGGTTATGTAACTGCCGTTAGTAGCATTGGCCATGATCAACACTTGAACGCCAGCGGTAGATTCTTCAATTTTAAAGATTGATTCATTTACCCCAACATTTCGAGTCCACGCTTGAATCAAGCCACCATCTAGCGTAGGATGGGGCAAACTCAAGACTAATTTTCCGCCATCTATTCCAGACGGCGCTTCTCCCGCAAGAATGGTGCCACCAAATACATACATGGCCGATCCGGCTGTCTTCAATTCAATGCTGCCGAAGAGATCTACAGCATTAGACGCACCATTAGCTGTTATAGTAACAGCTGTTACTGAACTTAATGGTGCTGCGATATTAACGGCCCTGTTGGCATTTAAACCAACAACGCCGTTAGCAGTATTTAGGTCTCCATCAGACAACACTACTCCGTCAAGTGGAAGCAAAGATGCTTGATGTAGAGTTACTAAGCCAGGATTTGAAGTTGTTGCTATAACTTGTGCTCCAGCATTAGATGAAATAGACACTAGAAGCCATCGACTGGCCACCACGTCATATGTGAATACGGCAATTTCTCCTGCCACCAAATTCATGCTGCCGCCTGTTGGCGTTTGAATTCGGTTGTTAACCGTGGCTTCATTGGCGTCATTTGGTTCTACGACAATGGTGGCGGTACCAGCGTTATAAATACTGATGGTTCGACCACTAAAGCTAGCTGAAATGCCAGCTAGATGCGACAGTACGCCACCGCCAGTTATTTTAACAATCGAATTTCGAACAATAGCGGGAGTAAGATGTGCACTTGTTAACCAAAGTGTGGATGCTACTGTTCCCACGGAATCAAAGTTAGCCCAAGCCCCATTGTGATAATAAGCAAATGATTGAATTACGGAGTCGTAATAAATATCTCCGTCTACAGGATTAGACGGCGTGCCCGCCTGGGGGTTAAGATTTACGCTTTTATTTATCTTGAATCCGTTGTCTGCCATGATGATTCTCCAAGTTGAGAACTAAGATGAGACAATGGCTTCATGGTCGCATCTTGGTTCACATTTCCCCAAGGGTTGCTTTAATGATTGTAACAGATTAAATGGTAAATGGATATGCTAGCACATTTCCACTATTATAAAGTGTCGTTACTTCAGCATCAGTTAATGCGCGATTCCACAGACCTACTTTTTGAAATCGCGCATTAGTGGTTGTATAGCCATCAGGTCTACTAGCAATATAAAAACTATCTGTTCCCGAGGATCCAGCGCCTAGGCTTGTAAAACTTTCAACAAGCGTTCCATCATAGTAGAGTTTCCATGCAGTAACTTCTCGCGTAAGAACGATATGGTGCCAACTTAATGTTGGCAGAGTAATTAACTTTCCAGTATTGGCATTACCATTTGCGTATACAAGTGCGTCTGTTACACCGCCGCAAAGAAAACACCAGTCGCTTGTTACTGAACTGGTGTTAAAGTTGCCAATTAACCCTGCAAATGCGTTGAAATTACCGCGAGCGTACACTTGCCAGGAAATAGTAAAGTCATTCGGACGAAACTCTAATGCTTCAAATCTGTTTGTGGTGCTATCACCAAGATATAGTGCATTCGTTTGACCCAAACCTGCTTCATAGCCTGGAGATGCACCAGTGATAACGCCGTGCTCGCCACCATGAACATCATCGCCATTGCCGTCAAGCGGATAAAACCTTACTAATCCTTCTAAGAGTGGTGAAGAAGATGAAGATTTCAATAGAAAGGGAATTCCAAAAGATGGAAACATATTAAGTCCTTTTAGGTTTTTATGTCGTTAATCATCTGGCAAATAGCAAATGTGCCGCCTGGCTCGATATAATATGCCATTGCATCTATGGCATCTACAGTTGCTGTAACTGGCGTTGTGGGAGTGCCTCCAGGAAACTTCCAAAATGAGTTAAAAGCAAGAGTTTTGGGGGCACTTGCGTGCTGTCTCAGGAAGATAATTCCGCTTTGCCCTCCAACAGGATTAGAGGGGGCAGCAAGTGTTGTGTTTTCTGTCAGTGTGTGCGTGTAGTTATTGCTAACAGCTAGATCTACCGCAATACTCCCAGCACTTGAAGTTAAAGTTACATTTGCGCCTCTCTTGGCGCCACTCATGCTTTGTGCTCCGGTTGAAACGAGAAAGTCTGATCCCTCGTAGGATCCGCTAAAATTACTTTTAAGAGGTGAATTCATTGTTTATTTAACTCCACTTGCGCCAAGCATACTTGAAAGTGCCATCACCAGCACCATTAGTGCTTGTGTACTGTATTTGAATACCGCCTGAAACAATTGCTTGAAGTGTTACTCCAGTAATTCCAGTTTCTATATAGCTATCATTGCAAGCAACAGCTGATCCATCATAAGCAATCTGCAAATGACCAATTCGACTATAATTTTCTTTTGTAATCGAATATTCAATAACATAGAATGAATAGCTGGCACTTAACAGCAATAAGTTTGCAAAGGCCACCTGATTGTTATTGAGTGTAAGACTGCTAGACAACACACCTTGACGCAGTCCATTAAATGACATGCTGTTATCAACGGTATCAATAGCAAAGTTAGAGTTGCCCGCAAGGACACCACCTGAGTTAAATTGAACGGCATTAACAGGAGCTGCAGCAGGTGTGGGAGTAGGAGCTGCACCCGAGTATGAAGGAAGGCCTGCTGGACCTCCAGGGTATGAAGAGCTCCATCGGCGCGTCGAGTACTTAAATGTTGCGTTTTGTCCAGTGCTTGTCGCGGTTCCGGACAAAATCAGGTCAGCACCGCTAATGGCAGCAGTAAATGTCACTCCAGAGTTTCCATTTACATAAGCACTATCGGTGGAGACTTCTGCAGTAGCTCCATCAGTAACAATTCGCATTGTTCCTGTTTCTCTTGCTGTACTTCTAACAAGAGAGTAGTCAATTAGAATGTGTTCGCTGCCTGCCCACGCCGTTGTAAAAATAGGTGTGGTTGCGTTGTCAGTAATGGTCGCACTCACAAGATTTGATTGCTCAAGGTAATCTGCACCATTAAAGTAACGAACGTAATCATTAAAAGCCCAATTGCTACCGTTGAATTTACCAACTTGTAAGCCAAAAGCTTGCCCACTCACAACAAGCAAAACGTGGCCCACTGAAGGATCGACCTGTCCATTGAATTTATATTCAGCAGTCCAACTTGAGATAGTAGTTCCAACGCCAACAGCTCGATAAACTCGATGAGCATTTATGGTTAAATTTCCAAAAACAACCAATTGTCCGGCTTCTACCGTAACATTGTCAACAACAACAGTACCAGTTGGTAGTGTGGTTGAGACAGGATCAAAAAGATTGCATTGAACAACCAAAACATCTGAAGGTCGCAAAGGCACGATGCCGTCTACGCACGTACCGTCCCACAGGTACTGTTCTGTTCCGCTCAGTCGTGTCGCTAACACAAAAATGTTTTCTCTAACTGGTACGTCGGCCGTATTTGCAATAACCCAGCCAGGTGTGGTTGCAGCATTGCGATTAATAGTCACATATGCGCTTTGATTGGTGTTAAGGGTTATTGGACCGCCAGCGTCGGGTAGTGTGATTGTTGCATTTGCGGGACTTCCGGGCTGCACAATTGTCAAAGTGCTACCAGGTGGAGTAAAGCTCAACCAACCGTTTGTTTGTGACCTGGCTCCAGTTGCAGTGGTAACGCATTTGATGGTTTTATCCTGAGCCTTGTCCATCAACATTGCCGTATTCTTGGAAACTCGTGCAGTCAGGTTGTCTGATAGAGATCCGTTGTAATTGGCACCCTCATTAAAGGTGTCGTAAGAACCAGGCAGGGTGTACACGGGAGATGTTTGGGACAGAGACCCCATACCGATGAAGGCCTGGACGTTTTCTATCGTCCCTGCGCCGATATTGATCGTCTCACCCTGCACGATTTTTTGAATACCTTCTTCAGAACGAACGTCAAGACGAGCCAGTGTTGCTAGACCAGAGGTTTCCGTTGCATGAGCAGCGTCAATTGGAAATTGAAATTGTGTTGATGACCTAACATTAATCGTATAAGGATCATTATAGTTAGTTGTTCCAGTGATAAAAATAGTCTCACCGGAATCAAAGCCATGATTAGCTGATTCAAGTTGAAAACCAGATGTGGATCTGGCTCCTGTCGTACACAATCCATAAAAAGCTACAAATGCGCCGGTAGTTGTAACGTTTGTCTTAATAGAAAGTGTATTGGCATCAATTGCTTCTACATAAACAGGGGTTGCGCCATATCCGACAGGGGTTGTAACGACGATTCGATCTCCATCTTGGAGACCATGAGCCGTACAAGACACAATAGCATCAGAGCCATCTGCAGAATTAATAGTTCCAGTGAGAGATACAGTTGAGATTGATGCGATTGACATTGCAGTATCGCTGCGCTGAGCAAACCACATTAAGTCACCAGCTGTGTCATCAAGGAGATTGTTGTTGCGATCAACAATCTGAATATCGCTTGTCGTATACTCGCCGCGATCAAATCTTGCTCTATCGCCTGCAATTGTGCTATCTGTGCCTTGATATAGACCGCTTAAAACAATAGCGCGAGCAGATCCAGGCGCAACAATGGTTCCAACGGGTGAACCACTAACAGATTGAGCTGTATCGTAGAATTCGCGCACCTGCAGACAAAGAGTGTTTTTATCTGTGACCTTCTTAACCCAATCACCCTTTTTGAGTTGTCCAAATACGCCTGCTGCGCCAGAAGCAGAATTGATGTAAGATTCACCATTATAGAACAATACTGCTTCATCTAGTGTGTTAATTGGCTGATCACGCACCAAACCTAGGAATGCAACCTGTTCATTATTCAAGTTGAGTGGTGAACCACCGCTTGCTCTAATAACGACATCGACAGGACTATTCATACTCTTCACATAGAGATCTTCGCTCCATGAGAGTCGACCAGGGACAGCGGAGTCGTGTGTGTATGTGCCCTTGCTCTTCCAGGCTGTAGCGAGTGCATCATTCCAAATCTTAAATAGCGAGAAGGTGGTAGTGTCCTCGTACCAGTAGGTGGTGCCACCAAGCTCTTTAAGCTTGGTCATAACTGCATCCATCCACTGCTTTAATGTCTTAATGTTCTTATCACCGCCCTGAAAAGGATTAGGGTCGGACAGTGAGACTGTTACGCCGCTTGTTTCCTGTCGAGCATATGCTCCACTAGGAAGTGAAGGAAATGTGTAATTGGCTTCTGCGTTAGGAGCAATACCACCGGTGCCCAATCTAAACATCATGTCACGAGCATCAGTAATAGAAGTAATAGCATTCGACCCCATAACAATAATGGCCAACGGTACTGTATTAACAGGAAAAGATCCAGTTGATATGCCGAGTTGAGCCTGAATTACTGATTCGGTGTTGATTTCCTGCGTAAACTCTCCACCTTCACCGCCATTACGATCCGGATCCCAGAGAGCTCTAGTGTCTGATGCAGTATCAAAGGTGGATAGCGTTAAGTATACATAGTTTGTGGCGCTAGTTCTAAGCTGCGGAACAAGGGGCTCCGAAGCCTCATTTCCTTCCGGAAGACCGTAAAAGAATGGTCCAGCAGCAGAACCGGGATAATAAACAATAGAGTCTGCGACTCTAATTGAACATGAAGGGAGACCAATAGCACTACCAGGGTTGATTACATCAAAACCATATAGGACATATGGCTTAGACGAGCCCACCAAGCTCTGCATAAAATACTTCCAATCTCCTGCCCCATAGGAATCAATCGAGAGAAGATCAGGAAGATCAATTCGTTCCGCACTATTCAGTAAAACTCGTCCAAGAACAGCCATGTTAATTCACCCTTTTCTTTGACTTACGCCAGTTATCTACTAATTGTACTACGTATCTACTTATCTGCTCAGTCGTATACCGATAGGGTGCCGTATAGTTGATTGGGGTATCTAAGGATAAAGTCAACGAAAATACCTGCACTACCTACGGCACTGATCAAGTCTTGTACTTGTTGTCTAGCATCCGGAGGATTAGTGATATACGGTGCGTACTCGGCACCAGTCCCAGAGAGGATGTGAGGGCCCATCTTGCTCACTTTAACTACACTGGCACCCGATGAATGAAACTGTTGAAATACATGAGACGGATCTAGAGCAACAATGTCTTCTGCTGCCTTATATAGATACTTAACGGGACCTTCCTGATTATTTTGCCCGTAGTCAAAAATAAGATAGCCGGGCCCTTCGGGAATGTCAGTCGTATTTAGGGTTAAAAGCTTGTAACTCTTACCTGCCACAATATTCGTTGAAATAGTGCTCGTGTCTGCACTTAATACGAAAGGAGCGTCCAATTTCCAAACGTACGGTCCCTGAATCTCAGTGATGCTTGCATCATTTGCAGTGGTCACTAGAATTCTAAAACCATTGGGCGCCAACTGACGTTGTTCCTTGGTGACAACGCCTGCAGTAGCAGCCGCGCCATTGATTCCGTTTTTGTAAACTGTAAAGTTAGTGCTATCGGCATCTTGAACTTCAAAGGTGCCGTTAATTCCCTCACTGAACGTAATGCCATATGTGCCAGAAGCAGTAGCATCTGAAGAGGTTAAAATTGTAGTAGCATCTACTATTTCTAGTACTGTGGTCCCCGCGGGAATACCTATCCCCGAAATAAGCTGACCAGGAGACACACCCGTCAAATCCGCTATATTGCTAATAGAAGGATTACCAGAAGTCAGATCCCCAGTTGTTGTCAATACAGGAATGCCGCTGCAGCCAGTTATAAAGACAGTATCGCCCGCCGCGAAATCATTATTGGCGACGCAGGTAATCATGTTACTGGTTCTGGTTAAAGAAGTAATTGTCAACTCATTAAGTGCGGCAATAGAAGGCAAATTGGGTGTGATGCCCGTGATCGTGTTTCCAGCAATAGCTGTATAGTGGTAGCGAATAAAGTTGGATATAATGCGTCCATTTATTGTCGGTGAGACGAGTAGATCTCCTTCTCCCCCAGTCAATCTAGCGGCAATAGCTTCTACTGGCTCAATAATAAAATAACCCGATGAAGGCCAATTTTGCGTGTCGTTAACAGTAAGACTCGTCGAGGAATCGACAGAAGTCACAACACCAATGTGACCGTTGATGTGAAAACCTCCCATCAATTCACGATTGACAATAGGAGGAGTCACAGGCATTTCCACGCTTAGCGAATTTATCCCTGTTTCCCAGCTTAATGCTCTTCGAGTTGAACTAAAGGATGTGACATGTACAGGTCGAAGCCATTTAGTTTGTTTTGAGGAACTTTGCGTATAAGTCCCAGCAGTTGCTAATATATTTTCAAACGTGAAGCTTTTAAGTCTAATATCTACGTTGGTGATTGTAAAAGAACCTCGATTGCCACTTAAATCACACAAAAAGATATCACCCGGCAACAGAGATTCAATGCCTGGCACTGGACCGGCATTGTAGGTAAATGTAGTTGTATTGCCAATTTTAGTAACAATCCACTGAGTGCTGGAACCAGTACCTAGATCTGACAGAAAGCCATTTAATTCAAGTCCAATGTTAGCCAACCCCCCAACAATGTCCATTGCACTCTGGCTGCCGGCTGTTTTACTAAAAATTCTTAAAAACGTATTTTTAGTCACACTATCATAAAAACTAACAGCGTACGAATGCTTCGCTTGACGATTGTATGCTGAAGCAACTTCATCAGCCGTAGCGGCCGCTATATCAGTAAAATCAGTACTACGAAAAACAATGCGCTCTGAGTGCGTGTTATCTACAAGAACCTCAAAGCCCCAAGTGTCTTCAAAGGTAAACGGTTCATACAAACTAGACGATAAAAATGCAGTAGTTGCCTCTTTCATGAAAAAGAGGTCAAGCAGATCGTCGATAATGCGACGTACTTGTTTTGGTTGATATGTTAAAACCGGAATAAAGCGTCGGAAATTACTGTCATTCATTCCTACGAAACGTGGTCTAACAACATTATTATTAGCAGCCAAACGATCAATGTAAGGACGACTTGCGGTTTTTACGAAAAACTGCTTTCGAACTTCTTCCGCTAAACGAGCCAGACGTTCATCTTCGGCGCCGATTGCCTCAATAAGACTGCTCCACTTAGCATCTTGTCTAGCAGCCAAATGCTTGGGGAGCAGATCGAAAATTCTGTCGATTTTAGTTGAGTTATTCATTAGATAATTCCGATTGAGTCTGCAAAAATAAGTGCTTTTTCATTGGAAGCCACAGTGATGCGCTCCTCTGTAGGAGCTGGAGTGTTGAATGTTACAGCGGCAACACCCTTTACCTTCATTACTTCAGCGATAATAGCCGAAAGAATCACGTGCTCGCCAACGCCTAAACCATTTATATAGTCAATAATAGAAGACTTGACATTGTTAGAAACATCTTGAATCGTTGCTCCCTGGTGTGTAGCAATCGACAGGACAAGGGTGATGTTTTTGATGAGAGGAGGCAAAATCTCGATTCTCGATCCAACTGCACGGCGCTCTGTGTACGTAATAGGATCTGGAGCATATCCATCAATAGTGCGTTGAGCGCGACGCAGTAGACCTGTATAGAATACGTATCCATCAGTTCCTACTGCGGGTAGCAAGTCATATCCTAACTTTCCAGTATGTTGCACAATAGATCCATTAGTCTCTGCAATCTTGTAGGCACGAGTATCAGGAAGCATATAGAGATTGCGTCGGAGATTATTAGTTCCGCTAATGGTTGAGTTACTGATAGTCCGATACGTGTAATACTTATACAAGTCACTTTCAATGACATAGAAACCATCAGGAGCAACATCAAAGTTACTAATATCTGTTTCTGAAATCGCAAGTCTGTTTACTACACGAGCGAAAGGTCTGTGGTCCGTTGTGTGGTTGCCGATTTCAATGATCTCGAATTGTCCGGTGTTTTCGGGACTAAACCAATCTTCGTTAGTGAGATCTTGCACGCTGAGCGTGTCTCCTTCCAAAGAAGAATCACCATCAAAGAACATAAGGTCATCAGTGCTGCGCAGAGGGACGCCAATGTCATAATCAGATTCCATTCTGAATCCAACACCCAAAGCAGATCCCGTGGTTCCTGTGTAAACCTGACTTAAGGTGATATAAGTGGCTGTTGCAAAGTTACCACCTTCACATCCAGTAACCTGAACATACTGTGAGTCATCATCTGCCGCCTTTTTAACACTCTGGAAGGTGTCGACATACTTAAATGCGCCAGCAGCTCCCTGAACGATATTACTATTTGCAGTCCAAGTAACAGCGATGCTGTTATTATTAAAGGGAGTTACGTTATTTCTAGTGGCAACACTGTTTTGATGTTCGAAGATAACTGATTTGTTATCAACAGCTACAACTCGGTGAATTCCGTTATTAGACGTGTTAAAGGTATTTCCCTGAAGAACCAAATAGTCGTCAACAGCGACTCCACAGTCCACGAACCTCGGCGACGGTCCTAAAACATGGTCAATTCGTACTAGATTGTTCACGCCAAGACGCTGTAATCGATATGTTGTTGTTGATGACGGGTGTATCTGAGTTGTAGCTCCGACCTCTAACTCTGTAAAGTTTGAACCGCCATTTATTACAGTAAAGGTCTGAGGACCGGTAACGGTGATAGGACCATAATTAGTATCAACTAACCCTGATAAACTATCTCTAATCACAACCGAGTCTCCGGTGTTAAAGTGGTGTGATGTCATCGTCTCAACGGTTAAGACGTTACTGGATCGCGACAGAGAGCGAATTCCAATTGGTGCTTGATGTGCCAAATGCCAACGATTCTGGAATACTGGACAAATGCTGACTGTACCAGTACCAATAGCAGTAGCAGCCATTGCGGCCCCAAAAGGATTAAGAACATCAACTGTGTTAGATACACTATTAACAGCGACAATGGGGAAACCCACAGTTACATTATCGCCGGGCTTTTTTGCCTGATTGGTGTTTTTCCAGCCAGGACAATTAAATGCAATGACTTGATGACCAACCTTTGCACGACCCAAAGTCTCAGTTCCAGCTGCACTATGCGTCCAGCGCCAAACAGTATTAGCGGCAGCTCCATATGAGCCTGAAACGTCGGTAATTGCAATCGTGGTCGCCGAAGTAAAGTTAGTTTCAACTGGATTGAGATAGTACTCAGCACGATCGCTCGCCATCGCTTCTACATCAATAGAACAGGAGATGCCGAATTGTGTCGCCCGCGGTGCACCATACTGGTTAGCAATTTTAACTACATCGCCTGTGCTATAAGAATTCGGAAATGCTGAGATTGTTCCCAATAAATAGCTACCTGACACGTCGGAGGAAACAGAGCTTGCTCCTAGGATATTAGTCTGCGCCAGATTAGCTTGTCCACCTAATACTTCAATTGCACCATTGCTGCCCATGTTCTTTGATACCACTTGAACACGCTTATTTGCGTCCGAGATCGACACATCAGCTACGATTGGTAGTTGTGACAAAGCCTTCTGGGTCAAATGATGATGAACGTTTGCAGTCGTACTGGGAACTAGCTTAAAATACTCACCCGTCGTTGAGTCTTCATTGGGCGCAGTGTCCATTCTATAAATAGCTGCTGAGACACCCGACGAAGACAGTACTAGCGGCACCTTGAGGGTGAAATTAGGATCAGCATTTGAGAATGTTTTGATGCTTGCGGCTCCATCATAGAGCTGAATGAAACCCTGCAGCGCTGAGTTTGTTGGGTTGTGGCCATATGCGAGCGCAGTTGCGTCGCTGACATACGAGTACTGATCCTCAAAAGTGGACGAAGTAATTAATGCAGCAGAAAGACTAACTGCTGCTGCAGTCATAATATTTGAAGCGTTAATCGCAGTGACAATATCAGATACAGCAGTTTGAGTGAGAGGGAAGATTGTTAAAAGGTCGTCACTGGTTGATGTCAAGGATCCAGCTGATAGTGTCGGAGCATAGAGACGGATAGTGCTACCGCTCTTATTCTTAATGCCATATTGCCCAGAGAGACCAACAAGCCCCGGGTCACTCACACTCAATACATCATTGATTTGTACAGACGTAAAGGTACCAGCACCGAATGCAAGATCATAGTATTTTCCGGTACTTGCCGCGCCTGCGGGAAAGTTTGTTGTTGTGTCGGGATAGGGTCCTGACACAGTGACTATGGTACCAGCTGCGAATCCGATATTGCGAGCTGGACCAGAACCAAAGAAGTATGATAGTTTGTTCCACGACGGGGTATCTGCAAAGGTTGTAGAATTGTCGAGGTCCGGAGAAGCCGGATACTCGATCGAGAAACGGCACTTGTTACCATTTGCGCCGTACTCGGTAGAACGAACAATCAACTTGCCAAGTGAAGCACCAGTACCACCACTTGAGTACCAGTTTCTCGCTCGCATTAAGACATTGTAGTCATTAAAGTTAGTTCCATTAACACTGGTTCCCCATACATTAGTTACGCTGAAATCAATGCCAGGTTCGTTGTCTGTGTCATTCGCCGAAAATTCAGTACTGCTTGGAACAAAGTTTGCGTTGATTTGACCAGTTCGAGCAAAAGGAACACTGATTGTCTTTGTGACTGGATCCTGATCAACAATAACTGTAAAGCTGTCATCTTGAGACATCTGTAACGAGTTAAAAATCTGGAATTCGTCGTTTTCCATGTGATCTAAGGCAGATCGCGGTAGACCTTGCTGAGTACCAATGCTTGTGCTAGTGGGTTTAGCTTTGATCGAACGAACAAGGCCTTCGTTGCTGCCTCTAATTATGGTAGCAACGTCTGACAAGTTAACATTAGTGCTTGTAAACACGCCATTAGCGCCAGTGACTTGCTCTGAGTATGTGCCACTGTATGGATAAGCATCTGGAGCAACAGAAGGATTGATACCATCAACCACTGTTGAATAAACAGCTCTATCGAGATACGTATTTTGTGAAACAATAGGCTGCTTGAACTTAATAAAACCAAGTAGATCCTTAGAAGAAGTTTTATTAGCAATTAACGGAATATCGTTCAGTTTTACACTTTCTGTTGGTGCATATATTGCTGAAATACGACCAACCGAAACTGGAATTGCAATACTACCGTTTGTTTCGGTATTTGAAGTAATCTTAACCGAATTAGTCTGGAAGATAGAAGCCCTTACTCCAACTGTAGCTGCATGCACAGATTCTACCAGGTCGTTTAATGTGGTTGAGGCAGGATTTGAGATATAAGAAGATGTCCATACCTGCGGATATCCGTCTGTGCGGAAAGCTGTGATATCTGCGATATCAGCTACAGTTACTGTTTCGTTGACAACAGCAATATTCCAGATATCAATGTAAGTATCAACGCCGGGAGTGTAGTTAGGCCCACGAGTTGCTACCTTAAATAAACCACTATTGGCAACGTTAACCCAAGATCCAGGACCACGATACGTCACGTAGAGGAAGTCCCCTGGCTGTACATTATTGAAGGTGTCTACGTTTGAAGCCAAAATACGTCTAAAGGGACCATTTTGGCTAATAATTAAGCTCTCGTCAAGCGTGAGATTGACACTAATCACATCACAGTACGTGGAATCTGGGCAGATAACCATTTCTGATTTACGACCCGAGTCATCATCGCTCAAGTCATATAGGCCTGATGACGTCGGTGTGGAAATTACAGCGCCTTTGGCATCAGCAATACCAGCAGAAATAACGTCGTTAGGTTCGATCTCTGTCAAAAGGCGAAGCTGACCATTTGAACGATTGATTTGAAACTGTGAGGTCTGACCCGTCGCAAATGTTGAATTTGAGCCAAATAGCTGTTCTGCGTACGTACCACCAACGATCTGAATCGAGGCTCCTAAACCGCTCTTGTTGCTACTAATTTGCATGGTCTGGTTAGGGGTTGCTGTTGCAGTGATGCCTGCAAACTTATCATTAAAGGCAGTAACCCAGTTATCCAGAGAAAGAGTTGTTAGTGAAGCGGTATCTGGGAAATCTGCTAACGAGAAAGCCCGATCTTGTTCAGGAGTTCCATCGACAGAGACTACCAAATTACCAACAAAGAATAAGTTCCAAAGTCCAAATGGGAGTGTTTCAACCGTTGCTCGTTGCTCGCGCTGCTGCAAACGCACCCCATTTTGATAGAGGAAAATGTAGCTATTTTCATTTACAGGAAAATTAAGCACATTGTTTGCATATAGAGACTCTACGTCATCATCTCTCTTAGGAACAACTTGAATAAACTCTGCATCTGGGTCTACAGGATAAATAAGGATGTGCTGCGAATCATCTGTCAAGCGTGCCTTAAAAAGAGTAGCCTGAGCATTGATGGCACTAACAATTTCTGGCAACGTTGCGACAGTGATATTGCTAAAATCAGAGGAAGTAAAAACAACCGTTTCTTCGACTCTATCAATAGCCACACGCAGGAACATCTGATCTGCAAAAACAAATGGCCCAGAAACAGTATTGACGACTTGTGCTCTAGGAAGAGGATAGTTGGCTAACTGGAGAAATTCCTCTGTACCGTTGGCCCTTGAGAGAAGGACATCAAGATTCTGTCCTGCCTGAGAAGGCTGAAAACCATTGCCGTCATCAATGTAAAGAATTGCGGGCTCATTTGCCGAAATAGGCTGAGAAAGTGTTGCTGAAACAACACGCTTATTTTCATCCGGATCCGAGAGATTGATGACTGCGCTTAAAATTGCAGGTGATGTACCACGGGCCAACGATGCAGAGTGCGACTTAATACGGTTTCGGAGTTGCGTGTCTGTTTCGATGTCTGAACCAGTCGAAAAAGCAACTAGGTTAGTTACTGCAGCACCAGTAAAAGGAGCGGTCTCAAACTGACGAATAGTGTTAATGGGGGCGTTCCCTTGTGAACCGGGGACTTGAGCCACAACAAGCACGCCGTCAACACTATCCTCACCGGCAGGAATTATGGCATCACGAATTGTAGTAAAAAGAATGTCTGGATTCTGGTTGTTCGCAGGAACTTTAATAACTGTACCTGCAGATATAACGCGGTCAGGCTGTCCTTGTCCATTTACGACCACATCAGACAAAAGGTGGTCTTTCTGAAGAGCCGTACTCAAGTTGATCTGTGAGTAGGTCGGAAAAACAGTAATGCTCGAATAGGGGATTGGACCTTCAAATGAATTAGTCCCGCGGCCAATATAAACACTTCCTGAAGATGCCCAGCCAGTCGTGCTGTTAACAAAAAGCACAGTCTGACCAGAAATAGGGGCTGGTTTGAGACTGTATAAGAGCGCACTCTGCTTAGTAATTAAAGAGTTTCTAAACTGTACTGCACCAGTACTAGGAACAGCCGCGAATCGTTCTAACCCCAAGTCAGCAGCCTTGTTGTCCAAATCTACATTGCGAATAGCATCAACGTTCAATAGCTCAAGAATGTTAAGAATCGCGACATTGTTGTCGAAATCTTGGCTGGCACATGCCTCAAGCAATGATAGAAAAACAGATCCGGGATTGACATCGCTGAGCGGTGTTTCAGCAACAATCTTTCGAACCATACTGCCTAGTATCTGGTTAAAGCTCTTAATCTCAATGGACACTGGTAACCCTCAGTCTCGTAAAGACTCTAAAATAATAACTCTATTCTACTATAGTAAGGGCAAGGTCTTAGCTATTCACTGTAAAAGTAATAGGTAGGAGGGTGTTACTACCAGCGAGCTTAACAACTAGAGCAACATTATATGCAACTCCATCGGTGTTAGCGTTTCTCGTAACACTCAGACTTTGCACTCTATCAAATCGCGGATCTTGAGCAATTTGCTGATTAATGGACTTAATAAGAACTTCTCGAGTACCCTCAGATTGATTAGTAGGAGTGCCCACTACATTCACCAAACCATAGCCTGGATGGCGAGGATTTGAACCTAACTCAGTAAGTATCTTGCAGCGAATCGCTTGGACAGCATTATCAAGTCCATAACTCAACATTAAGTCGCCACTTGGAGTGTTTAATAGTGCTCCACTCTCATCGACAGCGATATCAATTTTAGTGTTTTTCTCGTCGTTGGCGCCGCTCGTCAAGAACCAGGGAATCTCCTCAGCCCGGGGGTTTGATAGAGCCTGTTCTGATGGAATAAGAATATATTGTGAACTGTTAATTGTGTTAGGCTTAAAAATTCTCAAACGTGCATTATCTGACTGAAGATATGAACTCAAGTTGGATTCACCGCTCACTGTAAGAATGATCTCTCCAGAGACGGGAATCTGCTTAATTCCTGTGATAATGCGTTGAGATGGAAAGGGGATAGTATCTGAGCTAATAAGAATCAACTGATTAACAAAAAAACGACCAATATTTTCGACACCAGAGGCATCGTGCGAGGACAGATTTATCTGATTTCCACTGCCGTTAGTGCGGAAAAAGAGTTGCATTCCCGCTTCATCAACATATGGTTCTTTAAGACCATTTGCTATAGCTATATCAACCCACTTGTCTGGGTTGCCAAACACTCTTTTTGCTAAATTAGGCAAGTCTTCACCTGAATTAAGCTTAATCAAGCGCCCAGAGCTATACTGACCTATGTCAATATCAGGATTATTGGCATTAAGTCGAGCTAAAGCAAAGGGATCAATGGCCGCATCTATTGCAAATAGGTTAGCAAGAACGAAGTCAACAACACTTAACTGCGTTTCAATAACACGAAGTAGGTTGAGATCAGCACTAGAGGCAGCATTCTTTTGCTGTCTAACCGGTGCACGACCGTAAATAGCGTCATAATCTGGGTCATTGAGGCCAACTGTATCTGCCAATGTATCCCTGTATTCGCGCAAGGTTGTTTTAATTTGCAAAAAATCTCTCTTTGAGTAAGCCTGTAGAGCGCGCTGCTTATTGGCTATGAACGTTCGTTCCTCAGTTGTGAGCGTAATGCTTTGTAATTTAACGTTATCGAAGACAGGATAGAAGCGAAAATACACTTCACTAGATGCAAATGGATTTACATCTGTGGTATTTTGCCGCTGATTAGCAATAAAACCACTTAAGTCGTTGAGAACAGCCTGAAAATAGTCAGGCTCTTTGGTGTTTGGGGCCAAAGAAAGTAATCTTAGGCGCAAGGTTTTCCAGTTATCTCGAAAATAAGTCCATCGAGTGGGGATAATTTCTGGCATATCTGTGAGCGCAAGGCTCTCATTGGTGTAAGTCTTAAACCAAAGTGCCAAATTAGCAGATGCCTGAAATGCGCTGTTATTATTAAGTGCCATTATCGCCCCAATTGATTAACACCGATAGATACTGAGCCCAGTATATCCCGCGCTCTAGAAGCAAAATCCTTAGCCTGTGAGAGAAAGGTTGAACCTTTGACGCCATCTAAGCCTAAATGAGCTATAAGTTCCGCAGATTTGGTTATTTTATCGGAGCCAGTTGTGCTTTTGATATTCCGAAGATCGTAACCTCGCATAGAAATACTGTAAAAGTACAACATCGGGTTTTCTTTGTCACGACGAAGCGTGAAGTTCTTGACAACAACGCTGTATTCATTGTTATCTTTGTGATTAAAGAATGTTAGTGGTGCAGGAGTGCCTTCTTTTCGGGGAGTGGCATCAACTTCGGTAACACCGTCGCTGTTAGTTTTAACGCCGGCAGCGTCTTTCTTGTATTGTAGCAAAAAGCGATAGAGATTGTGGAATGCCAAATAACCTGTTTGATTTAGATATACGCCGGTTACAGCTGAGCGACCAAACATATTCCCAATTTCTTGACCAGTGTTGAATGCAGTCTGACCAGCGTTTAATGTTTTGGACAAAAAACCCTCTGTTAGGGTGCTCAAACTTTGCTGTATGGTGAAAGAACTGCGACCATGTTGTTCTTCGGGTGTTATATTGGCTGGTTCTACAAACTTAGGGGCCATGCCAGTAGTGCCTTCAATCAAAATGTCATAATAGCGAACAGGTGAATGCTCTTCTACTGTCCCATAAATAGTAGGAATTAGGTTGGTGGCAAATGAAGTCGATATGTTCAAGTTACTGGGTGATATCGGCAGGTACATCACCTTCGGGTCGCCGATCTTAGGCGTAAACCGAAAACCATATGGTTTTGCAGTAAACCAGTTAGTTAATGGAGGCTTATAATCAGCATTTTTGTAAATAGGGTCTTCGACATAACTTGAAGGACCTGTGCTAACTGTAGGAGAAGGATTGTCGGACATGACATAATTATAACTTGCATTTACTTGGTTTTGGAGATCTCCGATAGATAGTCATGAGCGGCACCAGCACTCTCAAAGTCAGAAACGGCTGAACCAGCTTCACCAATAGCGCTAGCAGCTTGATCTAATGCCACAGAGGCAGCAACAATCTGCGGGCCGGCGGCTATAGCACCAACAATAGGAGCTGCCATAGAGGCACCAGCAGTATTCAGCGCCGTTTTGGCCACAATAAGCATGGCCTTTGCCAGCGCGAGCTGAATGCTTACCTTTCTGTTCATTTGCTTTTGTTTATCGCGAAAGGTCGATCCTAAGATGAGCCAATCAGATGCATCCTCTTCCCCAAGACGAATCTTATCGCTCTCTATAACACAAAGGGGAGTGGTTAGGATCGTCTTCTTGTTCTTCTTGTCAAGAAGAAGGGTTTGCCCATCATCTTGATTTGTGCTTAGAATAAAGCTGCCAGTCTTGTCCCACTTCATGAAGGATGACCCGATATCTTTGTCGTACTCAGGTGTGGGAATTACTTCACTAGGAGCAGCAGTGAGTTTCTGCAAATTAGTGGGTTGTCCCTTGAATGTTAAGGTCCACTCGCCATTCTCATTAATGTGTGTCTCAATGCCGTTAAACTCAGACTTATACTGCGGACCTTTAGTTGCATCTAGCGAGGTCTTTCTAGCAGGATGGGTCATCCCACCAAGAATAACCCCCTCACGCCCATTACCTCCAATGTGGGCAACTAGGACCAAGTCACCTGCTTGAGCCGTGGTCCCATTGGAGTTATTGCTCGACTGAGTGTAATCATAACCACGTGAGATGTAGTCCTCGTAGTTATATACGCCGCCCCACTGACGTAGTGAACGACAGGCAAGGATGATCCTGTCGTTCCTGTGGTAGACTTCGACTACATATCGTAGTTCGTTAGTGTCGCTGTTGTTTTTAACATCAAGAACCATTCCTATAAAAATACGGTTCTCTTGATGCAAGAGCGCTGATCCCTTTGGGCCCCAAATGGAAGTATCGATTACATGACTCATTATTCTTCCTCAGAAGGAACTACAGTGACATTGTTTTTGGAGTTAACCTTACTTAGCTTGCTAGCCAGATCATCAATAGTGCCCGAACCAATAAGTTGCTTGTGCTTATTGACCAATATGCCTCTCACGAAGTTAATAGATGTCTGGAAAGAGCGAGCACCCTCATTGTCCACAGAGAATTGATGTTGTATTGACTCCACGTGAGCCAGTACGAAAATCTCTTCATCATTGTTTGCGCTGCTGTTTTGATTAGGCGTTACCCCAATAAGCTTTGCGTTAAACATAATATTGTCGCCGACGGGAATGTACTCTTTGGTTCCATGCAGATTTAAGGTACCATTTAGAAGCTTGTGTGAGTCAAAGTACCATTCTTGAGCTAGGAGCACCCACTTCTGTAGGAGTGACGAATCAATAAGTCGTCCTGGGCCGTCTATCACAAACGGTAGCTGCTTCACTGAGAAGATCATCGGACGAAACCCTTCTCGATCAAAGACTAATGAGGCAGAATTGTTGCCAGGAAATGCCTGGGACTTATCTTTCAGTGTAACACCTAACACTTGTAGCTCATTGAGGTCCGGTTTAATCTCTAAAAAGTTAAACTTATCGGCCCAGTTTACACCGGCGCTTACACTAACAATTGACTCGTCATCTAGTAAGTGTGAAGCAATGTTCTGAAATTTTGACCTCATTGCTCTATCGATTTTCTCGGAAGCGGGATCGTCGGTGTAAGAAAAGGGCTTAATGCGGCTGTATAGGCGAAATTCAGGCGCCCCGTTCTTCCAAGACATGTCAGTGAACAGCTCATTCATCGCGTAATTGCAGTTCTCTTGAAGAAGAGCCCAAATAGTATGCTGTCCAACCAATGTACCAGGATCAAGCCACCCACTACCTGTCTGATAAGGGTTGCTGTGGTCGTAATCATCTTCCCCTTCCTCTCTAAGGGGTCCCCAGATAAGTGATAAAAGGTCCATAAACTTAGTAGAAGGTGCAGCGGTTACATAGTCTCGCGGCTTATCAGTGAAGTCAATCGGTTGAGAATCTGAAAAGTTATTCTTGCCAAGTGCACTTCCATATAGGAAGGTAACGACTTCGTCCGGCAAAGACACTTCATGCGTTGCCTTGAAGAGACGATCTGTTTCAGGTAGTCGGAGAGGATGACCTAACACCGACATGATGGTGTAGAGGTTCTTGGAAACAGAAAGAATATTGCGGTCTCCATTGTTATCAAAGACTGAAGCGACGATTTGCTGATACAGGGCATTAGCTTGAGTTCCACCTAATTCAGAAGGATCTTGAACGATAGGATCTACGTAAACAGCGTTCTCAAAAACCGCTCCCCAATCTCGGCCTTGAACAGAATATGTAGTGAGACGTGCGCCACTATCATCTACTGATACGTTTGTTCGCACCGCATCAATTCGTCCTAACATTTTTAGCTGTGTGGGCTGAGCAGCTTGAATGGATTCCTTTGTAATCGGGTCATTAGACATCAGAATTGCACACCAGCTTCCAGGAGTGAGAGTTGCAACCCAGTTGCGTGTTGGTGCTAGCATGAAGTTGAACGAACCCACAGGGTCTGACTTACTTTTTGTTGTCGAGATTGACATCAGCGAAATTTTGCTGATAATGATCTCGTTAATCTTCGTATCTTTAACAAAAGCAGAAGAGAAACCCTTGGCCGAAATACGATCTTCGTAGTTCCAGACAATAACTGCCGCATGTGGTGTCTTAATCAGTGCCATAGGTCACTTATTTGTCCTTAGTCATCACGTCATCATATGTGCTGGGCGTCATGTTCTTTATACGTCTTGCAATTTCTTCATGACCCATGGTGGACTTACCTGCCTTATCCAACATGCCTAATTTGTCTTTGATTTTGGCTATTGCATCACTGACAGCAGAAGCGAAACTTGCACCACTTGCAGCCATGAGTTGTGTGTTTTTAGTCATTTCTGTGGCTGCTGTTTCAAGCTTTCTTGAAGCACTGTCCATAAGAGTTGCTGAATTGCCAAGATTTGCAGCTGTTTCCTGTGCGGCTTTGCCCCATACATTCTCAGCATTTTTACCCATCTTCTCGAACGCCTGACGTCCGGATTCGGCCAAGGCAGAGATAGCAGAAGCTGCATTGCCGCCTAGTGCAACAGCGCCTTCTTTTGCTCTAGCTGAATCTGCTGCACCACCAAGACGTTTTTCATCTGTTAAGTTCTGACGTAGCTTTAATTGAGCTTCTACAGCCGACGCTTCGTCTGTAACACCAGCTAGTGTAGCAGCGTTAGCCATTCCAAGTGAGCTGCTATTGTCGTTAAGTGAATATCCAGCGGCCACACCTCGGCGTAACGAACGCTGACTGTCGCTTAGCAAAGCGAGATCTTGGCCGCCGTAGATAAGAGCATTTCTTATCTTGGCATTATCCTTGTTCTTGATTAGCTCCTGCATAAACGCCCCAGGATTACCTGTTGCATAACCGACACCGCTTTGCTGAGCTAGTTCAGAAGTGCTCTGATTTACGCGAATTGTCTGTGCCCACGCGCCATCTTTGAACAAAGATGAATTCATGCCGCTTGAGTCAATGCCGCGAGTTTCTAGTTCAAGTCGAGCGCTCGCTTCATCCATTCCCCCCAAACGCATTAACTCAGATGTAGGAATCTTGGTGATCAGTGTTGCCGAGAGTCGATCAACGCCAAGAGCCTTCATGTTTCGGTCGACGTTGATGATGCCCGGCGCGCTCGTGGCTACGTTGGTACGAGCGCTTTCCGCTGATTGCTGTATAGCTTGTGCAAGCTTAAGACCTAGTTCCTTGTTTGGGTTGTTAGGATTGACAGCAGCCATAATGGCTCTAGTAATATCAATAGCACCTTCTCCAGTGCCGCCCGTCGCGATCGCCTGCTCACTCATTCTTGCGGTGTTTTCAACAAGCATATCTACAGCCTTGGAGCTGTTCATGCCGTTTGCAACTGCTCGCTCAAGAATCCTGCCAAGATCAGCAGCTCCATTACCTTGACCTGATGCAGATAGAGCCCCAATGCGCTGCATATTGATGTCAGCATTACCAATACCTAGGTTTCTTTCAAAATCCACGGCTTGGAAAATCTGATCAGTATTGAATCGACTGCCAGCCTGATTCGCGGTGCGCAAGGATAGAGAGTTGAACTCTCTAGTTCCAATACCAGCATCACTCAATCGCTGTAAAAACATTGAGCCGCCGACATCTCCTAGAAAGCCCTCGCCGCTCTGACCGCCTAACGCGCCAGCAGTCTCATTAATACCCATGCTGTAATCGCGATACCCCTGAAGCTGCTGACCTGAAATTTGTGTAAGTGCTTTCTGCGCAGCCATAAATGCGCGCTGGCCTTCAATACGCAGGGCGGCCATTTCTGTCTGTCGCTGGTTCGCTGCCATTTCTACTATACCGCCTGCAGCACCACTTGCAAAACTTTTTGCACCTTGAGCTGCCTGTTCTATTGGGTTAATGCCGCTGATTGCACCACCGCCAGAAGTAACTCCGTTATAAATGGATACGCCAACCTGTGCTGCACCGAGAGCACCGCCAATCCCGTAATTAATGCCGCGCATGGTGTGCACATTGTTCTGATTATTGGCTAGAGTGTTGCCAAATCCCTGAGCAGCCCTCCAATCCAAATTCATACGCTCGTGCATGTTACCTGCTAATGCAGCATGCCAGGAGTTATACTTTTGGTTTTCTAGGTTAGCTGCTCCGGCGGTATTGGATACCATCTGCATCGGCTGATTGATAGCCACGTTCTGATACGCGTTAGTACCAATGTCGAGCACTTCCATGATTGTGCCTGCGATCATCTTGATGGTGTCGAACTTGTTGCCGTTGTTCTTGCCCGCAAACTCCTTCGCGTCGCCAATGTCCTTGAAATTCTTCGCAGCTTCTTCGGCGTCCTTATTGAGAGCGTTAAGTTCATCAGTCGTCTTGCCAGCAGCACTGTTTAGAGCAGTAAGAGCCTTAATGAGCTTTTCAGCGGCCTCAGCCTCCTTCTTCTTTAATTCGCTTAAACTATGCTGTCCCAGTCCCTGACCAGACTTAAATTGCTCTGCAAGTTCGTTATTGTGAAGTAAGCTGGCAGCCTTATTGCCAATACGACCCAACTCCTCATGACGTGACTTAGGATCTTGACCTTGCTGCTTAAGCTGCTGCATTGCAACAGTAATAGGAACAAGCTGCTTGGCCAATTCCTTCATCTGCTCAGATCCGCCTTCCAGTACTGACGCTGCTGCCGGATTGATTTGATTTTGATCAATGTAAGTACTAGCCACTGACATAGAGTGGTTTCGTAGCTCGTTCATCTGACCCATAATCTGCTTACGCTGAACGTCAAGGCCCATGTAGCCTTGACCAGTAAGAGATGCACCTGCAACCTGGGCCTCTAAGGAGTTAGCGTTGCGCTGGACGTAAGAATTGATTGCGCTAGGAGAGAACTGACGATTAATTAAGTTAACTGCCTGATCATTGAGGCGATCTTGCTTAGTCTCTTCGTAGATAGAGACACGTGAATTGACGTTCGCTCTGATGCGCTCATTTCTTGCGTGGATCTTTTCAAACTCATCCATGCTCTTGTTGCCAATTGTCACGTCTTCAGCGGCTTTGAGACTCTCATTTATCGCTCTTTTCCCGCGTTCCGTTAGTGCACGAATTGTGGCGGGCACCGTATGAAACTGATCTCGAATGCGACCTAATTCACCTAGCTCGAAGTGGTCATCATTTGCTAAGGAATTAACTGGACCTTTACCTGAATTGTTAACTGACGACATGTTTATTCCCCATCAAATGATTCTTCAATATCTTCACCAAAAGACTCTCCGTATGCTTCCTTGTATTTCTCCATCTGATCATTCATCCACTGTATGTTCTGCGGGTCTTTCGCGGGATCTTTGATCTTCTCGGCAGCACGCTTCAATTCTTCCAGTTCCTTTTTCTCTTCCTCTTCAGCCCAGTCAAGTACCTCTTTTTCCTTGGCTTCTTCCATTTTATCAGTTTCTTTGACAACGTTTTCTTCAGAAGCCTTTTGTCGCTCACTCTTATCGAAGAATTCATACAACAACTCCTCGAAAGTGTAGCTCTCGAGGAGTGGGTCTTTCAACGGACGGTTGTAATGAGTAGACCACCAACTCTTTAGAAAAAGAGTCATCTGGTACTCAGACGTGAGAGGAGCTCTAGCGTTGTAAGCTGCTATTAACCTTACGGATTCGATGAGGCCGGGTTCGCCACTGCTTCCTGAGCCTTCTTGGTCTTCTCTTTGAGCTTGTTTCGCCATTCGGTCTCTGCCTGAATCACTCTATTATAGAGCGCCGTAAGTACATCAATGTCAGCAATATTGTACCCACCGTCACTCTGTTCCCACCATGATGGACCAGTGATGATGCGAGCGCGGAGATTAGAAAGGATGACAGCGATGCCAGCCAATTCATCAGTGGGGCTGGCGAAATTGCCCAACAGACGAGTCTTTTCAAGTTCTAAGGCGTGCTTCTGGCGCATGCTTAGTACACAGTGAACTGCAAACTGGCCGTCGTACTTCTTTCCTAATTCGCTAGTAATTTCAAAATCAAAAACTGATTGGGTGATAGGTAGATCCATATGTTCTCCGAAAGTGTGCTAACGGCATTATACTTATGAAATAGTTATTTAGCCAGGTATCCGACTAGAACTAGGATCGTGTGCGCTCGTTGCTTCCGACTGAATATCACCATGAGGAGACTGTTTATTTAGTGTGTCTGCGCCAGTAGGGATACCAGGCTGCTTCTCATCTTTGAATCCGATCGCGACGAAATTCAGGGAGATATTTGCCATGTCATCGGCCCGAATCTCTTCCTGACGACTTATGACGGCAGCTCTAGGAGCAAAGAAAAGTAGTTGATTAGTAACTGAATCTCGAACTTCGATTGTAATGTACTGGTGAAATAGAAAGCTTAGGGAGTCACCTTGCCAGAGTTGAGCACCTGGACCTCTACCCGGAATATGTAAGGCTGAAATAGAGCCAGATACTTTAATTTTCTTAGGAGCTAGTTCTTCGGGCTCAATATTGTCGATTGTTTCAATTTCCGTGTATTCAGTATCTATCCGCCAAGAGACCCCAAATGCGAAACCAACTGGTCTACTGTTGATGCGCAGAATACACCGCGCACCGCTCACATATTTAGCGCTAGCCCGTGTAGAGAAAATACCGCCAAGATTGCCGCTTAGTAAGTTCTCGACAACCTGTGTATCAGTGTTTGGTATGTTGTTAAATCCGGCTGGCATTAGGTTCCACTCGCATTGGCAACGAATCCATCACCATCAACATACAATGCAACAAAGGAAAATCGCTCAATAGCTGCGCCGCGCTTGCTGAGACTAAAATCTGCTTGTGTAATGCGAGCTTTCTTGATGTTCAAAACACCCAAATAGTCTACTGCAGTGGTATCGCCAGGAGTATTGGCAAAAGGATTATCGCCGGTTAGTGCATCTGTAATATCGCGAAGAACACTACCTTGTGGTGTTCCTGCGCTCTTAGGAACCTTCTGATAAACCTGAATGTCGAATGTGGTTCCGGTTCCAAACTTACTTGGGTCTAATGCCTCGTGCGCGCGACCGTCATTGCCAATACCATTGCGCGACAAGAAGTCGCCGAAAGATCCACCCCACTGAGTGCCCCAATTGCCGACGCCGTTGCCGGCGTCGTTCTCTGCCAGACCTTGAGGATATGCACCATCGCCAAGAGCTTTTCTGATGCCCTTAGCATATCGAATTACCGTGAAAGAGCCAGAAACAGCATATGCCATAGGCTCAATCGAATCGCCTTCATACTTGCCTAACACCTTCGGAACTCGAGTCACAACTTGAATTGAACAACTAAAATCCTGACAAAAAGCGAGCGTTTTGCCATTCAGACGAATTTTGGCATTAGCTCCAGTAACAAAAGTGGGTTTAATTCCGGCCATAACACTATTATAGGCCGCAATCACTTAAAGAAAAAGGGGAGCTATTGCTAGCTCCCCTTTCCATCTCGAACAACTACATTTTACTCTAGGTCGTTGTTACCTGAGTTACCGGCCGTGAAGCTATCGTCGCTTGCGAGGATACCAACGAAAGACATACGCTCTACGAGAATACCGCGCTTGTTAAGACCTGCTGACTTGTTGTTGAAGCGACAATCAGTGATCTTCATCAGTGAGACGTCATCCGGACCCGCGTTATAACCCGCGTTGATCTTCTGGAAGACCTCAAGATCCCAAGTCTGAGATACAATGAGGTTGCTAGGATCGAAGTGTGCCGAACCAATAGCACCAGGACCTGACTGACCAGCCCAAGTAACATTGCCAAGGCCGTTACCGCCCGAGCTAGCGCCCTGCAAACCATTCTGTTGTGCTACTCTGGTATAGCGAACGATCGACAATTCGCCGGCAACAGAGTAGTTTACCGGTTCATTGGTGACAGCCTCATATCGCCCCATCGTCTCAACTGGGATAGTGTCGACTGCAACACGATACGAAACATCCTGCGCATACGCGAACGTTCTGCCGCCCGCCTTAATTTTTGCTGTAGCACCCGTTACGAAAGAAGGGATCTTGCCTGCCATTGTATTCTCCTGCCAGTTCGGTTCTGGCGTACCTTGAATTTGACTACTTTAACATAGTAACACGCTTTTGCCCAACAGGTACACGAGTATAATGGATCACCAGGGATTAGCTCCAAAAGAAGAGCGCTCGCTTTGGGAGCGAGAGGTTGAGATTGCAAGATTCTCATCCCTGACTTAGAAGGTGTGTTCTAGAGTAGCAAACGTTCTTTCGAACTGAATCGATGAACATTTTTCATATCTATCAGGATGTTCAAACATATCTAAAATCGGAGAGTCTTCGATACACGCATTATAGTCGTTGAGTACTCTTTCGGCTAGTATGTTTAATATTACTTTAGTAGATTCGACCTTAGAATAGGTTCGCGATAAAACCTCATACAGAGTTATTCGATAAGTCTTTATTGGCATAGCCACGGGCGACTCAATCTCTACAGCAAAAGAGTATTCTACACCTACAGATACAGGCGCAGATATCCATACTTTAGCTTTGACGATTCCCATGTACAAATTATACAAAAACCCCGCTGTTTCCAGCGGGGTCTCTGTTCTTCATTCTATTTATTAGAATTACGACTGAACGCGCTGCAAGTTGATCGTCGAGAGCACGAAGTCAACGCCTTCAACGAGCTTCGCAGTGACATTCACATTAATCGTGTTGCCCACGATCTGAACTGACAACTGCTTGTAACCTTGCTTGGCGTCAGGCGTTGATACTGTGATGCCCTGAGCGAGGTACGTTGCTAGGATCGAGTCGCAGGTGCCAGCTACTTCAGCTGCCGATACCGTGTTCTTCACGCCGACGTAGATATTCTGAAGCTGAGTACGGAAATCGTACTCAAGGATATCAGCTGCGTAGAGAACGTGAGCGCGGTTGTATACCCAGTTGCCATCCCGACCGTAGGTGGTATTGTCAACCACAACACGGTAGCCGCCGTTCTGCGGGTGTTCTAGGAACGTGAGGCCGTTGCGGATCGCATCTTCATACTGTGTATCAGGATCAAAATCCTCAACGATGTCTGCGTCATCAACGCTCATCGCCTGAGCAGTCTGACGGATACCAGAGCAGTTCAAGTACTTGTTGGTCATTGGGAGACCGACAGGAGAACCACCGCGAGCGCCTGCAAGCAAGCAAGCCAATGCCCAAGGCTGGAACCACTTGATTACGCCAGCGCTGTCATTCTGCTTAATATCCTGAATCAGCAACTGCATGCTAGCATCAGCAAGCGTCTGCGCCGCTTCCTTGCAAGCGACATAAGTGTCCTTAATTGACAAGTAACCCTGACGCTCACTGCGAGCCTTAGTAGTACGCATTAAGCTGCAATGAGTCTTGACAGCCTGGTGGATACCCGCCAACGTATAGTTTGACGCAGTATCCGTGAGTAGATCTGCCTTGTCATCAGTTGCATCACGCGAGAACAACGGAACAACCGCATTAACACGCACTTTCTGGAAAGCCGTAAGAGCATCAACGATTGACGATGTGCTGGTTGCACCAACAGCGCCACCCGCGAGGTATGTAGCCGAAAGCGCTTCAGGCAAACCACAGTACGAGTTTGCACCAACCTCTAATTCAACGTTGCTTGAAGCTTCGAAGAAGTCCGCTACCTCGCTTGCATCCTTCTTAATCTGAGCAGGAAGATTGCTTGCATCTAATACAGATGTCCAAGCACCAACTGTTACACGATCAAGAACATCCGGGCCAAGCTGACCAAAGAGCACACTACCGACGGTCGCCATCCAATTGCCGCCAGTGCTGGCACTAATGAAGTCAGCAACCTGCTGAACTGTATCAAAGTCGGTCTTGTTGAGAGTATACTCAGCAACCGCGTTGTTCATTAGTCTGATTGTCGTTGCATCGATAATGACCTGCGGAGAAGTACCGTTGAGACGACCAACCTTTAATACGACGTTTCCGCCAACTGTCGCGGTTTCAGTAACAAGATCGCGAGTGTTCTGTACTGTAAGAAGCGCCATATCTTCTGAGCTAGCAACCACTAGGCCAGTAGCAATCTTGAATGTACCAGAACCAACACCGGTCGCGGAACCAGCGGTGATTTGGAAGTTGCGACCGTATCCTTCACGATGAGGATTGCTAGTTGCAACGCGAGCGATTGTTAACGTGGCCGCCGCATCGCTTGCACCTCCAACAGTGAAAGTGAGACCAGAAGGAACGCCGCCGGACCAGTTGCCGCCTGCAGCTAATGCTGTCGTGAGAAGTGCACGAGTAGTAGTTGAAGCAGGAACAGTGAATGTGTTTACAGTTCCAGTGCCCTGAACATGAAGAGTTAAAGTCTTAGTATCGAGAGCACCACCTGTGAGATCAAACGTTGCACTCGATGCCGTTGATGCTGAAGTTGCAGGCACAAGAGCATTCGTTAAGGTAAGACGGTTACCGCCAGCACCGAACTCGCGAGCTTCGACTGAACCCCAAGAGTTGGCTAGTGCAAGCGATGCCAAAGTCGACGCGTTGGTCTTGTAGATGTAGATAGCCTGAGCGCCAGACGGAATTGCACCATCAGCACCAGGAGCGAACAGGAAGTTACAAGCGTCTACGAGAGGGCCACTACGATAGATCTGCTTGATTGTAGGCAGCTGATCCGGAGTGAAAACATTGTTAGCAATGTTGGGTACATCGGCGCCTGGCGTCCCAGCGGTTGCCTCTCCAAAAAGGGCAATTAGTCCAGTAGGACTAAGAGGAAAACCTCCGCCGAGGTCAATCTGACGCTTTGAATATGAACCCGGCTTATAAATTGTTGAGCCGTTGAATGAAACTGAAATAGCCATAAGTTCTCCTAAGTTAAAACACCCAATTATACCAAATCTTCTTTGTAAGACTTGTTAAAAATCTGCGGATATACACCACTATATCCTTCGATTTTGATTATAACATCGACACTTGGTTGAGTTTTGCAGATTAACTCAAAATATGTACTGGGTGCAACTGTAATTATGGCTTATTGAGGTTTAGAATTTGACGCCGTATCGCACTAATGCCGCATCAAAGGCAGCAATAGTCTCATTGTTAGAGAGCCCCTGACCTTTAAAGTCAGCCCAGATAATCTCACGTAAATGCCTTGCAGGAATTCGCTTTTCACGCATAGCAAACCAAACATTAAAGGCCACTGTTGGAATTATATTCTCCTCAATCTGTACGGCCTGCGTGCTCTTCTTCAGTTTAGACATCGAAATCTCCTTCAGTATCACCTATTCTACCCATTGTAACATTAACATTAAGTTCAGACTCAGAGAGAGCTTCTGCGCTCCAATCGCTTTGCGTTATGCAGCGATAACGAACCCAGCGGGTCCAGATATTGTTGCCAACCTTCTCTGCGTCTTTACTGTAATCAGAAGCACTAAAAGTACCTAGTTGCAACCCAAGTCGAGTTAGTACAGGCTTATACTTAAAGAGCGTGTAGGCCAAAATATAGTAAAGCCATAGTACATGGTCTCCACCTTTATTAGCGTGACAACCAATATCGAGCATTACCGAAAAAGCTGCTGTACCTGTATTGTACGTGTTATCAAAGTCGCCACCGAAGTCATTCATGGCGGCCTTCTGCTCATCTTCCTGTTCATTAGCTAAGTGAACTGAAATACAGGGGACTTTTTGGACGTTAAAGGACCAACTCTGAATTACAGGAATTTTGGTTGTGGTGAACCAGGTCCAGATCTGCTCAATGTGGTTTTCACCGTATTCGGTGGCAAGTTCATCTCTCGCAAGGTCAGCAAAAATGTCAACGAAGGCAGCCTTATCCATCCGTAGCTTACGAAAGCTATCGTCAATAACTCGTCTAATCACAACTTCTGGCATTACGAATGACATTTAGTACATTCCCTTGTAGGAGTCGATTATATCGTTAATGGCGTTACTTATTGTGAGCCGTAAATTTTGGTTGATATCTGAGACTTCTCCAGAGAAATCTTTCTCTTTTGCAGGCTGCACCCACTGGGTAGTAGGATCTTGTTTACTAGTCACTGTTCTGTAAGCTTGCGACCCGGCGGGCGCAATGCTGCGTGCCCGGGCTTTAGCCTTCTCAATCCGTTCGGCTGAAATTCTACGCTGCTCATCTTGAATGTTTTTTGCAAAAGACGGTTTCGTGCCGGACTTACCGACAGGTACCACCTTGTAAACACCGCTGCCATCTCTCATAGGCTTAGCGTTCTTTAAGAGATACGGCATCATTGGGCGAGGAGGCTCATCAAAGTTAAGCTGCCCGTTATTAGTCATAATCTCGTGATGAAAAGAGTTAAACTGAACTCGATTGATGAAATCGGCTGATTCCTTCTGAGCACCGATTTCTACTGCTTGCTGAAGAGCTTCTTCGCCGTGTAGTTCAACAGTAGCTTCAATTTCTCTATGTGCACTATCTACTATAGCTTCAACTGTATCACTGTCTACGCCACGAGTTGTCAAGTAATGACGCAGGTCATCTAGTTCAAAGAATATATTAACCATGCCATTTTTCCTAACAGCCTATATGTTTACTTTCTTGCGATAACTCGTGCTCTAATATCTTCAAGAAAGTTACTGCGTTCCATGTCTTCCCAATCGTCCCCAAATGAAATAACAATTCTCCCATTGGGTGAAATCTCAACTCGCGGCTTTGTAAGGTATGAATACAACTTGTCATGAACTTTATTACTATCAGCAGGATGAGCAGAGAACGCTTCTACTGTCTTGGCCTTGCGTGGCTCATCTAGCTTAGTCTGTAACTCACGTAGCTTGGCTTCTAACTCGTCAATATCCTTACCGATTGCTTCAGCAAGCTTGTTGTGCTTTTCAGCAAGCTCATGAGTAGTCTCTTCAAGACGATCAAAGAGCTTAAGAATCTTGGCTTCAGCTTGCTGAAGGTCAATAGCTACACCATTTCGCATCTGCTCTCTAATCGTCTCCATCTCCTGGTAAATCTCTCCGAGATTGTGACGCTTATAATTATCAACTAAATGACTCAAACCGCCGTGAATGGCATCATCTGAAAGGTTCTTGTCTGAGACCATGTCTAGTACATCTGCATCTTCGGGCAAATACCACTCGAAAAGTGACATCAAGGCCGCAGTAACCTCAGGAAGTGACTTATTGGTCCACTGATAGATTACCTTGTGACCATCAGAAACTCGACCAGAGTAAACGTCATTCATGTGCTTACGAATACTCACCTTATTTGTATCGAAGTCAATTTCCTTGAACGATTCATCGGTCATTCCATCAACCATCTTCTTGAGATGGCGGAATAGACCGGTGCCAATAAGCTTTAGAGCATCTCCATGAGTGATTTCGAGGACCGCTGATCCGCGCTGCCGAATGATGTTCTTCTCAAGCTGTTCTAGCGCAACCATGCCCTTTAAGGACTTGCCAAAGCGAGTCTGGATAAAATCCTTCAGAGGAGCGTTGCAGCATTGGCGCAGTTTTTCCCACGGAATCTGGTCCATTTCGTACCACTTCCAGGTCTTAATCTCGTCTGTATTCTTAGGGGTACCTGAGGCAATCTCGGCCAAGAACACAACTCCCTGATTACCCTCGCAAGTTCCAGACCAAATCTTGTCTGTTATGCGTCCAACGGCTCCACACTCTTCGTGCATCTCTCGGAGTGCCGCATTTTCTGCAGATTCATTGGGTTCTACGTGTCCCCCGGGAAAAGCAAGTCCACCCTTACAGTGAGTACCAAGAAGAACCTTACCCATATTGTCTACGACTAGAGTGGCAGCAAAGTGATTGCGGTTCTTGTAGAACTCTTCAAATGACTTATGCAAATCCTTCTTGCTCTTCTCTTTTTCTTTCTTGGCGTGGCGCTTGTGATGTTCGTCAGTCCAACTACCACCGCGATCATTGTCCTTAGACTCAGGGGCTTCTTTGTCAGGAGCAGTGTACTTAGCAGCAATAGACTTTGGCGGTCGGCCTCGCGAACCACCGTCAGAGTGACCGTGAAGGACTGCCTGAAGCATGCGCCATTGTCTCCTACTTACAGCTTGTGGCATAGTTAACCCCTACAAAAGTGTTTAGAAATACATTATAACTTAAAATATAAGCTAATAACTGATTACGGATTCACAATCGTTTCAGTCCTATTAGGCAGGAAGTCACGTTTAACTAGGATACTCTGCGGTAAGCGTATTGCGGTTTTTTCACCTGCAATCAACTCTTGAGTGATTCTAAGTTCACGCAATGTCTGAACCACATAATACACAGGTTCGGCATAAAAAGCCCATGTGATTGGTTGACCATGGTTAGTTGAGGAATCGTATGCGGGCTGTCTTCCCTCGATCCATACGATATTTCCACTTGTGTCGACAGTGAAATCTTCGTCAACCCTATAAAACACTTGAACATTGTCCACAATCGCTGTAGCATAGTCAACCTTCTGCACAGGATATCGTAGAGTCTGAATATTGCCAGGTCTCGGCTCATATTCCTTAATCTCCCACATTCGGACTGTAAAATCAGGAATTCGGAGGCGATCGAAGGTATTAAAATCAGCTTCGGTTCCATCTGGATATTCGGTGGGAGCCGTTACAGTAGCCATTCCGACTTCCCAAACGCCGTGAGCTTCAAAAGTTTTTTGAATAGAATTGCCTCCGAAAGTTGCCCAGATCTCCTTTTCATCATAGTGAATGAACCCATTATTGTCACAGAACGTGCAGTTGGGTACATGGGCACTATCATCTACAGTTTTAATGTTCGGACAGGGGACAGCCTTACTGTGGAGCATTCGGATGCCACGGTTATTGAGCAGTTGATCAAAGCTAATGCCGTAAATGCTAGGATCTGGGATATCCGGCGGCATAGGTGACGGAACACTAGTAGGTGATTTAGTTGGGTATACTCTCGACGGCTTATCTTGTGGCATAGTTGAATTATACAACAGGCTTGCCTAGAATCTTAGTGCAGGCAGTCAGTATAATCATTATATGATGGAAGATAAAGTAGAGATTTTGCAGGAAATCATTGACAGGCACGGCGACTGTGAGGATTTTGCCAAGCCGGCCATATGCAAACGCTGTCCACTTGGGAACAAGCAGAAGGAAGGACGTCGAGTGAACTGCATGGACTACCTTAATATACGCGACGACATGACCGTTGAGGAAGTCTTAGAGAAATACGAGGACGCTGCTGCTGAAGAACTTTTTCGCATACAAATGGAAGAAGCTCTGTCAGAGGATTAAGATCCCACTCGGTTTCCTCAATAGTCGTCTGTTACGCTGCATAAACTGCTGAACGTCAGTCGTATGCAGCAAAAGCATGTCGGTGACTTTTTGTGACAGACGAAGCTGTTGCAAGAGTATTAATAAGTAAACAAACGAGTTTTCGACTTCTAGAAAGTCTTTGTTGTATTCCACATGTTTATTCTACTTGAAATACATGACCATGTATTTTGAAAAGCCATCCTTGTCTTCAAAATCTTGATATCGAACTTGCCCTATGATCTTATTCTCAAGAAGCAGGAAATGCAGAATTGCTCTGACGCCTGCTGTTACACTATCTGGTTCGCCGTTGTATTTTGGTTCCAAGGTAGACTCCTTTACGTGAGAAAAACGACCACTAACAAAAGTGCAAGTCCTCCTTGTATATTCTTATTTGTTTAGACCGAAAATTTCTCATATTGAGTCCGGCTTGAGTTGCTACTCTATTATATCAAGTAGTGCTGTAAGCCCAACATCAATCGATTGATGTGCTGTAACGAGACTTGTGACGCCTAATAAGCGCCTCTACGTTTCTACTCGGCGGACTATACCTGGATAGTTTCAGTTTAATCAACATGAACATAAATTCGTACGTAGCGTACTTTAAAGCCCAATTAGATGGCATAATTACTTTATCTCAAGGAAGGTACGGATGAGGCGCCAGAAATCAAGGCGCTTAGTAGGAGTGCCGCGTAGTTTTAACCTGAGAAGGACATCAAAGAAACGGAAAGTTGCCTTATGTCTTTTTAGTTTGGCGGCGAATCTTCCTGTCTTGCTTTCGTCTTCGCTCTCTGTGCTCATAACTATATCCAATCTTTTGTCCCCATCGATATAAGAAATGATCCACTGAGCGAACCAGTCCAACTTGGGGGTCGCATAAGCCTAGTTTTATAATACTCGTGAAGAAAACGTAAGTGGCTGTGTGACCATTTGGTACCATCGTGCGCGCCCCGGACTATATAACTATTATAACTCAGGGCGTTATTCAATATGTTTGGTTAATCGATACCTTCACATTTTTTAAAAACATCAATTTCGTTTACAGAATTAAAACACTTAGCTTATTTTATTAAGTTGGCAGATGATACACACTACGCGTATTTTAAATCGGCTCCCGAGAGGTCGCGGCCCCTCTGCGCCTAGTTGCCTGAGTGGCTCTGGTGGGCATGTTCTTGGTGAGCCGCTTAAAACCAGTCGAACAAGACCACCAGCCAATGCTGTGGGGCCACAGACCTAATCTGTGGCAAATCTCTTCGAAGCTCAAAAACAGGTTGTAGGCATGAGTATTGGCTATGCCCTGCTTAACGTACTTGTACGCTCTATACATATTCTTCCTTGAGACGCCTCGCCAGTCTAAAATACGTAGCAAGGTCCGCGGCCGGGTTGATCTTGGCGAGGTTGAGTGCCCGCATCATATCTATCAAGAAGTGGCACAGGTTGGCCCCTTCATAATGGTCTTTCACTTTTATATCTCCACATGATATCCCACACTCCCATTCCGCTTATTCCGCCTACCAAGGTATGTGTGTGGTCAGAGATGAGGTTAAGCGCACGCATCGTGTCGATTAGCCTGTACCAATACAACTCTATATATTCGTGTTCGTCAGCTGACCAGTAATCAGGGGAAATCATGGTTGTACTCCTCTGCTAGCATAAAGAACCTCGCAACAACTTCTTCCTCTTCCCATGGGTTCCAATGCGGCCCGTGGCGGCACAGGTTTAAGTCGCCCAATATCTCAAAGAATATATAGCACGCATACCCCGCTCTTTCATTTATGGTCATAATAGCGCCACCGTAGCCTGTACACAAGGCTGTCGTACTCCATATAGTCAAGACGATAAAATGGGTTAAAGGTGATGAGTTGCAGGGAGCGCATCGTGTCCAATAAGAAATAACACGAGTCAATCAACTTGATAGCGAGCGGATCATTAACATCCCAAGTGTCTTCTTGCATAACGTGCTTAGTGTCTTTTTGTATCATATGCTTACCCCACGAAACCTGCGCTTGTCGATCTCGGCCCTCTTTAGATAGTATCGCTGATTCATGGCCCGTCTGGTGGCCTCATACGAGTCCGCTGTGATAACGAGCCGCAGCTTCCACAGGAACCACAGGAACTTAGTTGATAGTTCCACCTCTTGAAATATTGCATCCATCAAAACCCTCGTGTGGTTGTCATACGAACTCCTACCCGCTCCCGCGCTGCTAACCATTTCCGTTCCGTTCCGCCCATTCTCTCACGATGAGCTTCAGGAGTGCAGCTTGCTTGGCATCTTGCGATACAAGGCCCAGTTGGCTTATGACGCTCACGAGTGAGAGGTAAGAGTCGAATTTCATCATTCCTTTTATTATACGAGGGGAGGATTTGTACTCGTGCGTACTGGGCGCGAGCGTCCCAGGATAGGTGATATGCCACCTGATATGAAGAAGCGATTAGTGAATTGGCTTAGCGAGTGAACGAAGGCGGGCCGCGTGATTAGGTTCAATTTGCGCGCGATCATGAGGAGAGCAGCTAGTCGATTGTGTTCGATCATTGTGGCTCAGTACGGGTAGATGGATATGAGGCCCAACTTGTGAATAACTATGAGTAGGGCCGCTGTGTAATAGTATTGATTCATTTGACATCTCTATTATACGCAACCTGTAAATTTCGGGGTACCGGTACCCGAAGGTACTAGTACCTGTGTTTACCTAATAGGGAAACATGGTGGGCCCTTTGTGTTCCGGGGTTGGCAGGAATAACTATTGTGTGGCCCACCATGTTTCCTGAGTGGAATTGTTTAGAAAATGCGCCCGCCAGAGTGTTTATGCGGTGAGTACCACTCCGAACCTAGAGTCCTCTATCGACGGCGAGGCCAGCGGGTAGGCCAAAACCGAATCGACATCCTCTCACACGATGCACCAACCGAAGGAGTACACAATGACGCAGGGCGAACTGGTGTTCATGAGCGTGGTCGCGGTGTTCGGCAACAATGGCAAGCTCGACGGTCCGGTCCCGTCCACCACTCAGTGGACGAAGGAGCAGAGCGACAAGGTCCACGGCCTCGTCCTCCTCGGGTTCCAGCGGGGTGACGTGAACAAGAACAGCGGTGGCAACGACGAGATCAGCCTCCGGAAGTACATCCCCGGGTTGGTGAACAACTGGGTCCGAAAGGACAAGCGGATGAACGGCGGGGTGACGTACACGGCGAAGAACCCCGGAAGCCGGACGGGCGCTGGTGACGAGACGCTGAAGAACCTCAAGGTCCTCCTGACGATGGTGACGGATGGCGACGCGAAGGCTGCGGTTCAGGCCGAGATCGACAAGCGTCTCGAGGAGCTGAAGCCGAAGGTCGAGCTGAACGTCGACGCTCTGCCGGCTCACCTCCGGGCGCTGGTGAAGTAATAAGGTCGAAACAGTGGGGAGGAGAAATCCTCCTCGCTGTCTTGGGATAATGTCCCAACTGACGAGACCAACTCAAGGAGAACGAACATGATGCTCATCCTCTTCCTCGCTTCCCGCAACCCGAACATCGTCCACGTGAAGACGAAGACCACGCTCCAGACCGAGCTCATCAACCATGACCCCTTCACCCGCTACGAGATGATCCACGCTCCGCACCCGATCATGGCGAGCGACTCGATGCCGATGGCGAGCTGGTACTAAGATGTACTGGCTCATCGGATACGGGTTGTTCCTCGGTGTCTTCATGACGGCCTGGCACAAGGCCATGAAGTAATACCAGTCAGACAGTTCAGTGGGCCAGGTGCCCACTGACACTGCTACGCACTACACCGAACTTATATTATTAAGTCATAAGGTAATAAAGCCCACTGACTGAAAGGCAACTGATTGAAGACTATCAAACACCTCATGGTTGGTTTCGAGCCGAACTTGGATGACCCCAAGCAGCTCACCATGCTCACTCTCACCTTTGAGGACGATTCTCAGGAAGACTTTGAGGTCTACTGGGAGTGCGATCTCGAGGTTGCTGAAGCCGCTGATGATGAGGCGGCGGTCGAGAAAGGCGCTGAGTGGCTGAAGAAGAAAGGCGCTGACAAAGAACTCATCGAGCTGTTCAAAGAAGGCGGAGTAACTGCGAGTGGCACTGACAAGTACCACAGGCACGGCGGCAAGTGGTGCCTTAACTAAGTAGCTAAGAGCGGGGACTCTATATCCCTGCTCGCTGAACCGAACACACATCAACATATCAACCCAAGGAGAGCAACCATGCACTTCATCTCGTACCCCAACTCTCTCAGCGTCCTGCTCGGCTCCTTCGACCCCTTCTTCCAGCGTGCTGAGTTCGACGAGGTGGAGAGCGACAAGCCGCTCGCCTCGTGGTTCGACGACGCTGTCCAGGTCTCTGACCCGGTGATGCTCGGCTTCCTCAACGGCAAGGGCATCAAGGCGCTGGACCTCGACCAGAACACCCGCCGCGCAGCCTAACTCACTACTCCCACGAAGTAAGCTATGCAGCGGGTCACCATGCCCGCTGACACTGCTACGCACCCGCTCCGACTCATCCGAACCTATATTAGGTCACGATGAACGAAGCATAGAGTTCATCATAGTGCAGTCCAACTCGAACGTAGTCCAAGCAAGGAGCAATACCATGACTCAGGGCGAATTGGTGTACCTCGCGGTTCTCTCCGTCTTCGGCAACGATGGCAAGCTCGATGGCCCGGTGCCGTCGACCACGCAGTGGACCAAGGACCAGACGGAAAAGGTCCACGAGCGCATCCTCCTCGGCTTCCTCAACGGCGAGGTGCAGAAGAACTCGGGCGGCAACGACGAGATCTCGCTGAAGAAGTACATCCCCGGCCTCACCAACAACTGGGTGCGGAAGGACAAGCGGATGAACGGTGGCGTCACCTACGCCCCGAAGAATCCCGGTTCCCGCACCGGCAGCGGTGACGAACAGCTCAAGAACCTCAAGGTCCTGCTTTCCGTGGTGACCGACCCCGAGGCCAAGCTGGCCGTGCAGGCGGAGATCGACAAGCGCCTCGAAGAGCTCAAGCCGAAGGTCCAGCTCGACATCAGCAAGCTGCCCGAGCACCTGCGGGCCTTCGTGAAGTAAGTAGTAGGAGCGAGCGTAGAGGCGAGTCTAGGAAACGAGGGACGGCACTCCCTCCAGTCTGAGCGTGCTCCCTGCTCCGGAGATGACTTGGCTCAGAGTGGTGCAGCCGGCTGCTAGTACAGAGCCGGCTGACACTGCTACGCCTAGGGG